ACGGACTATATGTTGTTGGAACAATTACTGCAAATACCACAACAACTGGGGTAACTGGATCAGATAGTACAGATTCAAATAATTACAGGTATTTTGTATGTAGAAAATATCCTCCTACAGAAGCTTCAGGATATTCCCCTGCAATTTCATCAAGTCCAACAACAACTGAAACTGTTGTATCGGGTGGAGATTTAGCAGTAAGAGGTGCTAATTCATTCACATATACAAATTATTGGAATGGAACATCAGACTATTTACCCGACTCAACAAGAAGCTTTATTGTTTGGTATGTAAGTCCAAATTATTATACATCTGCTTCTGCAATTGTTTTGGGAGCAACACAACTAACATCTTCTACAGCTCAAATTAATACTCCTTATCCAAGCAATAATGGAACAATATATTCAACATCATCTACTTTAATTCCAAATACCATTAGTTCAGGATCTTATTATTATGCAGTTGAATATCAATATAACAGTAATACTGATTTTGCAACAACAGGGCCAACAATAAAATTTGCTTATGTTGGGCCAATTAATAATTCTCCAACTCCAACAACATATCCAACTTTAACCGCAACAACACCATCGGGATATATTGGAAATCAAAATTCATTTACTGTAGGAGCCACAGTTACTGGAAATACAGGATATTGGAGTCCAACTCCAAATGGCTCATATCCTATTATTTCTTCATTTAAATATTCAACATCAAGCAATATATCTTTATCAAATCAAGGTAGTTGGAATGTAGTTACATCACCTGGAGTAGAAGGTGGTTTTCAAAGTTCATATCAAGGACAAAACACTTCTTTTACATTAGGAGGTTTGGTAACAAGTTCTACGGGATCTGCAGGTAAATATTTAGAATATTTTGTAACTGCAGAAAACGGAAATGGAGCAAACTCTTCTTCTGATTTTGCTACAAATGCACAATTAATTTATCCTACGCCAAATGCTCAAAGTATTGTTCTTATGACTTGGACTTCTGACAATGCAGCAAACGTAACGTGGAGCAGTTTATATACTTCTGATCATTATCAATTAACCTATTCTACATCTAGCACAACATCTTCTGGTACTTGGACCCCAATTGGATCAGTTCAATACACGTCGGGTTCTGCAATAGCATATTCAGGTCTTCCATCAGGCACATATTACTATAGTGTAATATCATATAACGCAGATGGCGTAGGAATATATGGACCAGTATTTTCTTATAACTCTACTCCACCTCCAGATGCCCCAACATTTACTTATGATTATGGTTCACAAAATTTATATAACGGAACAATAACTGCTACTGCAAATAAATCAACAAGTATTTCAGCAACAGTTTATAGGTCGGGATCTTCAAGCTGGGGCACAACCATTACTTATGACACCGCATACTCCTCTGGAACAAATAAGTTGTATTACAGCATACCAACATCAGGATATTATTATTTATATGTTACTGCTACAAACTCCTACGGCTCAACAAGTGCTTATTCAATAATTAATAACTCTACAATATTTTATGCGGGAATTCCAATAGGTACTGCATATCAATCAGTTTCTGCAAGTACAACAGCCTTAGAAATAGATTTAAGCTGGACACCAGCTACTTGGCAAACATATTCTCCATATACTGGAGATAACGTAACTTATAGAAATAACAATGCTTCATATGAAGTTTATAGATCAACATCTAGTTCAACTCCTGCAAACTCTGTTACTCCAACTTATACAGGATTAACAGGCTCATCTTATGCAGATACATTAAGCTTATCTAGTTCAACAACATATTATTATTGGATTCGTGGAAGAAATACCGAAACTTATTCGGGTTGGCAATCAATGGGTAATGCAACAACTTATACTCCGCCAAGTCCTCAACCATTTACAACTATATCTGGAACAAAAGCTTATCCTACTGGGGCAACACAAAGTTATTCAGAGCCTACTCAAAATAGAACGCTAACAACTTCTTGGAATGCATCAACAAATGCCACATATTATGAAGTTCAATATGAAGGAAGTAATGATAACTCTACATGGACAGTGCTGCAATCTTTAGCTGGTGCACCATATTTAACAACAACTTCAAATACATATGCTGCTGCATATTATAGATACTATAGATATACAGTAAGAGCAAGAGATGCAGCAAGAACTTTAAGTACGGCAGCATATAGCGATTATGGAAGCTCGGGAAGTCTTGTTTACTATTATATTACAGGATCAAATCCCTCTACACCAAGCATTAATTCAGTTACACCAGGAACAGGGTCATCTTATAACAGTGCACTTGTAAATTATAGTTTCCCCTCCAATCCTGGGTCAAACACAATTGATTGGAACTATTGGTCATTAGATAATGCAACTTGGAATCAAGTATATGCAACTAGCTTTACAATATCTTCTTTATCTGCAAGTACTGGTTATTATGTTTATATGAGATCTATGAACTACGATATGCTGTATTCAGGTTCAACATATCAGTATTTTGTTACAAATGCTGCTCCAGTTTATTATACTGTGACATGGAATGCAAATGGAGGAACAGTATCTCCTGCATCATCTACGCAATCTACGGTAGGTGGCTCAGTTACTGCGCCAACTCCAACTCTTTCAGGATACAGTTTTAATGGTTGGTATAACGCTGCTTCAGGAGGATCGCTTATTGTAAATGGCGGAGGTTCTTATACTCCATCATCTAATACAACTCTTTATGCTCAGTGGACATATATTCATGTTTACCCTACAATATCATCAACATTAAGCGTAAGCAGCATAACAACAACCAGTGCAGTAATAAGCTGGTCTCAAACTAATGCTTCTTATGATTATTTAAATGGAACAACTTACTTAGGATTAGCCACATCTACAACTTTAACAGGCTTGTCTTCAAGTACAGCATACTCAGGATATGTTACTGTTTATTCTACAACTGGTGATACCGCAACGGGATATTATAGCTTTACAACGGCAGCAGCGGGAGTCAAACCATCAGCACCTACTGGATTATACGGAAGCGATGATATATCCCCACATGGAGGACACTTTTACTTTACAGCATCATCTACTGGTACTGCTCCAATTACATATTATTTTGTTGTTACCAAATCAACAACTTTAAATGGAACATACTCAACCTACTCATCAAGTTCAACTGCTGGAACTTCTATTACTGTTAATTCTACAGGATATTTTAAATGTTCTGTGTATGCATCAAATGCCTACGGAACAAGTAGTACTGTCAGCACATCAACTGGAGTTCAATTCACATAATATGTTATACTTTAAAAGGAGGAAAAATGGCTAATTATCAGTTTATAACTATTGAAGATAAAAAGAGTTTAGTGCAAGAAAGACTTTTAGGCACAGAAAAATTAATATACAATCTTAATTTAGATAAACAATCATCTCAAGAACAAGAAAATGATGTAATTGACACTCAAATATCTCAATTAACAGATTATATAAATATTTTACAAAAAATTTTAAACGATTTAAATAATAATATTGACAATATTAATCAATATTGATATAATAGAAAAGGAGGAAAAATGACTATTAACTTATCACCAGAAGAAAAGTTGCAGATTGCCGAGCAACACATGAAGACAGTTTTATTTTCTGAATATAATGCTCAACTTAGCTTAATTGAAGCTAAAGCTGCATCTACTCCAAATCAATCAAACATTGATTCTTTAAATGCACAAGCAAAAGATATTGCTGCTCAAAAAGCTGCACTTCAAGCTGAAGTAGATGCACAAAATGCAGCAATTGCAGCAGCAGATTCAGCAACTACAGCCAAATAAAGAAACAGGATCAAATGAATAAATCAGTGTTAGCACCAGGAATTGTGGTGTATAAAAACGTTTTGCCACAAGCATCTAATATTATTAAGTTATTAGAAAATGCTGCCTCAAAAGAAATGTTTTTTTGGGCAAAAGGCTCAGTTGTTAAAGAAAAAAATGGAATGAAGTTTGATGTTGCTGATGAAAAAATTAGAGATGTAGATACATTTCAAATACCATTTTTTAATCAACTATTACAATTTGACGCAGACCCAGAAGAAGACTTTGATGCTTTTGTTAAATTAATTAATAATTATGTTTATGAACCATTAAAAGAGTGTATGGATGATTATAGAAAAGAATATGGAATTGAAGATTTTGTTGATCAAGACAGCTACCAATTTTTAAAATATGGTGAAGGTCAGTTCTTTAATAACCACATGGATGATTGCTTAAAGTATCATAGAAGAATTTCGTATTCTATGTATTTAAATGAAGATTATGAGGGCGGGGAAATTAATTTTCCACGCTACGGTCTATCAATTAAGCCAAAAGCACACGACATGGTTATATTTCCAGCAGGCTATACATTCAATCACTCAGTATCCACGGTAACAAAAGGAACTCGTTACTGCATTGTTGCATGGACTAAATAGAAAAGGTAAAAATGGAAAGAGAAGCAGAGCTAACAATTATGGCTTTACAACAACGTATTGGCGAGTTAGTTTCTAACTATGAAATGCAAATTGCATTACTTAGAGTAGAACTAACAAAATTTCAAGAATCAATAGATAAGCAGAAAGCAGCAGATGAATATTCTCAAAGTCTTTCAGAAATCACAACCCAAGCAAACGCATAACCATAATCCTCTAGTGCCTAGTGGATTAATTGCTCATACAGAAAAAGGATTTTTTTACATTAAAGGTAAAAAAAGATTTAAATTTGTTTCTGATAGAGCAATGTTGTCTTGGAATTTACCAGTTGTAACAACAAAAGAATCAATTATGATTTCATACATTACGGCGGGGACTTTAGGTTTTCGTGATGGAAGTTTGGTACAAGATATTTCAGATGGTAAAATATATTTAATAAGCGATTCAAAACGCAGACATATTACAGATCCAGATGTGTTAGAATGGCTTGATAGTGAAATCATTAAGACTGGGCAAAAAGAAATTTTAGTCCACGACGAAGGAGAAAAACTATAACATGTATACGCCTATCAAATCTTGGACAAAGAGAGATAGGAAAGTCACTAAAGAAGGATATGTTGTAGTTAAAGTTCCAGAGCATCCAAAAAATTTTAAAGGCTGGTATTATGAACACCGCCTTATAATTGAAAAAGAATTAAATAGAATAATTAATGATTGGGAAACAATCCATCATATTAATGAAAATAAGATTGATAATAGATTAATCAATCTTTTTTTATGTTCAAGAGTTGAACATAATAAAGCACACGCTGCTTGACAAAAAACAATAACCTGCGATACAATTAACTAAACCTAGACAAAGGATTATATGAGTAACGATTTAAAATGGATGCTATCATCTGATCAGCAATTCCCGTATCAAGATGACAAGGCCATCGAACTTTGGTTTAAGGTAATGAAATGGATGAAGCCAGACGTTGTAGATTATCTTGGCGATACAGATGACCAAGCGTGTTACAGCAAATATACCGAAGGACGTTCAGCAGAGTTTCTTCAACTTCACAAAAATGATAGCAAAGATCTTATTGTTCCTATGATGCGACATGAAGCAAAGGGTGCTAGAGATTTTTATACTAAGACTAGAGAGATTTTGCCTAATGCACAATTATTTTCAGCATTAGGAAACCACGATATTAGAATTTTTGATTACCTAGATAAAAAGCTACCAGAGTATCTTCAAGATATTACACCAGAATCCCTATGGTCACTAGATTCACTTGGGTATGATTATATATATTATAACGAGTTGCCTAGACATCGTTTTGGAGACATTCACGTACATCATGGCCTTTCAATTGCAGACACAGGTGCTGTAAGAAAAGATATTGATGATTTACAGATTTCATTGATCAGAGGACATTCACACAGAATTGCTTCACATTTCCAAACATATGAGTTGCCAGTTGCAACGGGCGGAAGAACAATTCGAGGATACGAAATTGGGCATATGTGTGATGAAAAGAGTGACGGCATGAAGTACACTCAAAACCATAACTGGCAAAAGGGTTTCGCAGTCGCAACTATTGAGAATGGTAATCATCCTCACGTGCAGATTGTGGAAATTTCACCTAACTACACTTGTGTAGTAGATGGAAAACTATTCTCTGTCTAATCAGAGAAACAGATGGAAAATTATATATAAGAGGGTTTCAAATCCCGCTTCATGTGAAGCCCCATCTGTCAACTAACTAATAGGAGAAAAAAAATGAACGCAAAGCGTAAGGCTCTTGTAGAGCACTATGTATATGCAACTGCAGCAGCTGCAGTGGCAATTTGGCAGGGTGGAAATCACGATGTCAAGAAGGTAGCATGGGCAGCACTTGTTGGTGTACTTGGTCCAGTTCTTAAGGCTACCGTTGACCACTTCAACACTCCAGCAGCAAAGTAAGCTATAGATACAACTTAATAATGCTTAATTGTCAAAAGTGCAAGGGTAGAGTATTCATTGATAGGGTTTATGCTATGAGCCTTAGAGTTGAGCTATTTTGCATTATGTGCGGTAAAAGGTGGATGGTCAGAAGAGAAAATAGGTTTGCAACATGGCTGGCAAAAAACGAGGAAATTCTTCAACACGGCTACGCTATTTCTTCTTGAACAATAAACTTCACAAAGTTTTAAGACGTTCAAGGGCAGAAGACCTATTGATCGCATGGGACTACCAATTGGGAAAGCGTGTTGCTTATAGTTTAGCTGATGTTAATAAAAATAAGCAACATGCTTACCCTATATCAGAGGTAGTAAAAATCATTGGAAAACATGAAGATACAATTAAGATGCATTTGTACAGAGGTGATTTAAAGTATCCTCAAAGATGTTATTCGCTTAACGGTAATAAAACTCCAGGAAAATATTTTTGGAGTGAAGATGATATTAGAGCAATGCATGATTTTTTTAAAACAGTTCATAGAGGTAGACCTAGAATTGATGGCGGGGTTACTCCAGGAGATATGCCTTCAAGAGCAGAATTAGAAGCTTTAATGAAACAAGAAAACATTTTATATATTAAAAATAATGAGGGAGAATTTGTCCCAGTTTGGAAGGCACCTGAATGGTAAATCAAAAGTTAAATAAAGAATCAAAACATGTTCTTAATCAATCTTTAAAAGTACTAGAATACGCTATGGAGCTGGCTGGACAAAAAGAAGACCTTGATGCTATGATAGCTATATCAGACAGGCTTATGATGTTATATCAACATTTATCAGAAGGTAATGTTAAGAAGTTTAAGCCAGGTTTTTCATTAGTTGAAAAGGAAGAAACAAATGAGCAATCAGACGAACATTAGGGTTGAATTGCAGTTTACCAAAAATTTAGGTAATTATGAAAGCTTAAAGATTGGTATTGGAATTGAAGACTTTAAGCGTGAAGGTGAGTCAACTGATGAAGCAACAGATCGTGTATATGCATTTGTTGAAAATAAATTAATGCAAAAAGTAAGTGAAATTGAAGATGAGCTTAAATCTAGTAAGGGCAAAAAGTGACAAAAGATGAGGCAAAATTAGCCTACGGCTTAGTTGGGCTGTATTGTACTTTGTACAAAGAAAATTATAAAAAGGTTCCAGTTGTAAACAAGTACCGTGAAAAGTGGGCTATGCAAGATGTTATTGATAGCGTAGGGTACGATAGGGCAAAGGTTTTACTTGAGTATTATTTTAAGGTGCCAAAAGCACCTCACACAATGCAATGGTTTTTTTATAATTTTGAAAAGTTAGATTTAACATTACAACAAGTTGAACAAGATAAAACTCGCAGAGAGCTTATCAGGTCCCGCACCAAGGCTATGGTAGAAGAAAGAGACAATGAATACTGAGTCAGCCGTAATTACAGCAATTTGTGAAAACAAAGATATCTCAACAGTAATGTCAAGCAATGTTGATGAAATTTTTACCTCTCATAGAGATGTTTGGGAAGGTCTTAAATCTTATTACTTAAAGTTTAAGGCTGTTCCAGATGTCTCTGTTTTAACAGAAAAATTTAAAGATTTTGAGCCAGTTAAAGTAAAAGGTCAAACAGAATATTATCTAGATCAATTACGCAACGAATATCTTGCTTCACGTTTGCGTAACCTATTACTTACCTCTGGAGCAAGTTTAAAAACAGAAGCCTCTGGCAGAGTTATTGCAAGTATGCAATCAGAACTCAGTTCTCTTGGCAAACTAACAGCAAACGTAAGAGATGTAGATTTAACTGATTATAAAGAAGCAGAAAAACATTTTCAAGCAATTAAAGATCGTTCAGATGCAATGGGCGGTAGCCCAGGAATTATGACAGGGTTTAAAGCTATTGACTACGCATACCCTACTGGAATGGCTCCAGGACACCTTATTGTTATGATTGGTTGGCCAGGTAAGGGTAAGACTTGGTTCTCCTCTTATTTAGCCTGCAAAGCTTGGGAACAGGGCTTTAAGCCAATGATTGTGTCACTTGAAATGACACCAGAAAATATGCGTGATCGTATTTATACAATGATGGGTTCGGGACTTTTTAAAGCTTCAGATTTTGCTAGAGGTGACATCAATATGGACCAATTTGATGACTGGGGTTCAAAAAAGTTTGCTGATAAAAATCAATTTATTTTAGTATCAAACGAAGGCATGGGAGAAGTTACTCCAAATGTTATTCAGGGAAAGATTGATCAATATAAGCCTGATATTGTAATTCTTGATTACCATCAATTGTTTGCTGACAATCAAAATTCAAAAGGTCCTACAGAACGTAATATGAATATTTCTAAATCATTTAAAAAGTTGGCAATGTCTAACAACATTCCAATTATTGATATTACTGCTGCAACTGCAGAAGAGGTAGCAGATCATGATTCTCCACCAATGTTAAGTCAGGTAGCTTGGTCTAAAGCAATTGAATATGATGCTGATATGGCTATGGCAATTCATAAAAATCCAGACTCAAATATTATGGAGATTGTAAGTAGAAAGAATCGTCACGGAACTGAGTTTGGATTGTATTTAGATTGGGACTTAAACAGAGGTATTGTAAAAGAAGTTTATGACGTACCTATTGGTTAATTTATGTAATCACTGATTAACTTGATATAATTAATTATCAAGAAAGATTGGTGATCATGTACCCACGCAAGATACATGACTTTTGGATGAATGGAACCATTAAAGATGATTCTAAATTCCAAAGCTCAAGGGAGAACTATGAAAGACTTTTGGTCCAGCAAATGCGAGACAAAGGTTATGTTCCTGTACTTGACATGCAACCACAATTTAATGTAAAATATAATGAAAGCAAAGATCACTACACTTTCAATCTTGTAATGTACGGCATTTACTTAGGTAAAGCCAAAGCTTTAAAGTACGAAGGGTTCTCTGGTCAGAGTTTAATATCTAAAGGAAAATAAATGACAGAAGCATACACTAAAGCGGATCTCCGCTCTATTTTGCATGCTTGCGGTATTGAAATTATTTATTTGGCGGGTACAGATTTTATGTGTCTTTGTCCATTTCATCACAATACAGATTCGCCAGCATTTGCAGTAAGCCATTCAAAAGGACTTTACATTTGTTATAATCAAATGTGTAATGCTGCAGGTACAATTTTAGATTTAGTTAAAAAATTAACTGAAAGAAATGATTACGAAGCCCTTAGATTTATATCTGCTAATAAGTTAACTTCAGCAGAGGTTCTAGAAGAAGAATTAAAAGAATTGCTTGATGATAAACCAGAGTTTGTAGAGTATAGTCAAGGCGAGATTGACACTTTACATAACAATCTTATGCAATATATGACAGATGGAAAAAAATACTTTTTATCCCGCAAAATTACCGAAGAAGCTATGGAACACTTTAAACTTGGATTTTCATATAAACAGGGCATGGTAACAGTTCCTCTTCATTCACCAGACGGAATTCCAGTAGGAATTATTGGCAGATCTATAGAAGGAAAAAGGTTTAAAAATAGTCATAATCTTCCACGCAATAAAACAATGTTTAATTTGCATAAAGCAAAGCGTGAAGGTGGCACAATTATTATTGTTGAATCTAGTTTTGATGCCATTCGTTTGTGGCAAGCGGGATTTCCAAATGCTGTAGCTACATTAGGCGGTAGCATATCAGATATTAATATACATAATTTAAATAAATATGCATCAACAGTTGTATTAATGATTGATAATGATGCAGCAGGCAGGTCGCTTGGTAATACAATTGCTACTAAATTAAAGAATAAAAATGTATTGTGGGCAAGATATGACCATGACAAAGTATATCCTCATGATGCAAAAGATGTGGGCGATCTCACAGATGAAGAAATAAAAACATGCATAAAAAATGCTATTCCGCATTTTGAATATGCAAATATCTAGTAGACAAAAGTCATACCCACGTGGTATACTAAAGTTACAGGGCATGATATAGCCCCTTACACAAGGAGAAATAAATATGGGAATCGTTAAAGGTTTAAATGCTTTAACAGAGCAAATGGAATCAAAGTCATCACATAGTGGTGAAACACAAAAGGGTAGATGGCTATCACTCAAAGATGGTCAATCTTTAAAAATTCGTTTCATGCAAGAACTAGATGCAGACTCAAAGAATTATGTTGAAAAAGCAGGACTAGCATTTATTGCAGTTGAACATACAAATCCAAAAGATTATAAGCGTAAAGCACTTTGCACAATTGAAGATCAAGGACGTTGCTTTGGCTGCGAACAACATCGTCGTGATCCAAAAGCTGGTTGGAAGGGTCGCTCACGTTTTTATGCAAACGTTCTTGTTGATGATGGTCAAGAGGAACCTTATGTTGCAATCTTCTCTCAGGGTGCTGGCCCAAAGTCTGCAACACCTGAAATTATTAATTATGCAGGAGAGACTGGAAGCATCTCAAATCTTAACTGGAAGTTAAAGCGTACAGGTACTGCAACTGATACAAACTATTCAATTATTCCTTTGCCAACCGCAGATGTTGGACCAATTGATTTAGATAAGCATGAGCTGTTTGATCTTGAAAAGACAGCAGTTCGTGATGTACCTTATGCAGATCAAGAAGGATTCTATTTTGGAATTACTTCTGATTCATCTTCAGAGCCAGCAATGGCATCTTCCTCCGCCGTTGAGTGGTAATTAACAACTAATAGAAAAGATAAACATGTCTGACTTTGTACATCTGCATGTCCACAGCCATTACTCCCTTATGGACGGACTTAATACTCCTCATGAATTACTTGAGGCTGCAAAACAACAAGGTCAGACTAGTTTAGCTATTACAGACCATGGAACTTTGTCATCTCACAGAGATATGCAAATCGCTGCCAAAGAATTAGGCATGAAGCCTATACTCGGTCTTGAAGCTTATATCTCAGCAACAGATCGTTTTGATAAAAGAGCGGTAGCCAAAAGAGATGACAATACTTCCTTGTATAATCACATTATCCTTCTTGCTAAAAATGATGAGGGATTAAAGAATTTACAAAAGCTTTCTCAAATTGCATGGACTGAGGGATATTACAATAAGCCACGTATTGACATGGAGGCTTTATTTGAGTTTGGTGACGGTATAATTGTAGTATCAGGCTGTATGAACGGTCTTATTTCTAAGGCAATTGAGCGTGGAGATAATGATAAAGCAAGAGAGTATGTAAAAACGTTTAAAGATCGTTTTAAAAAAGATTTTTACATTGAAGTTCAAGCACACAATCCTGAAAGTTTAAATACTGCCCTCCTTGCTCTGGCAGATGAATTTGAGGTGAAGCCAGTTGCTACAGGAGATTGTCATTTTGCAAAGAAAGAGGAGAGGGATTTGGAAGAATTACTCCTCATCCTCTCAACCAAGCCTACGCAAAATAAAGATGCCGATTATGCAAGCGGTCGTCAACGATCTAATACTCTTGATCGCTTTGATCATATTTATCCCGACCGCCCTATTAGTTTCGCTGATATTAACGTTTATATTCAATCCCGTTCTGAAATTGAAGTGGATTTTATCAAGGCGGGCTTTGAAAGAAAAGACATCTATGAATCATCGGTAGAGATTGCGGGTAAGATTGAAGCTTATGATTTTCATGAGAATCTAGACTTACTTCCTGTACCAAAAAAGAATGCTTTAAAAACATTAAAAGAAATGTGTGAAAAGTCTCTAATAGAAAAGGATTTGGACAATGAGACATACAGAGAAAGACTCCAAGAGGAGCTTCAAGTCATTGCTGACAAAAACTTTGCTAGTTACTTCCTTATTGTTGGCGATATGGTGGGCTGGGCAAAAGATAACAAAATCATGGTTGGACCAGGACGAGGATCCGCTGCTGGATCTCTAGTATGTTATTTAATGGGTATTACTGATGTAGACCCAATTAAATTTGACCTATTGTTTTTTCGCTTTATTAATCCAGAGCGTAATGACTTCCCAGATATTGATACGGACTTCATGGACCGTCGTCGTGGAGAAGTAAAAGAATATTTGCGTAAAAAGTTTAAGCATGTTGCCTCTATTTCTACATATACATATTTTAAAGATAAGGGCGTAATTCGTGACGTTGCTCGTGCATTTTTAATACCGCTAGGAGAAGTTAATAAAGCCCTAAAAGGTGTTGAAACATTTGAGGAATATGAGTCATCTCAAAGCACATCAGAGTTTAGAGCAAAATATCCAGAGGTAACTAAGTATGCCTCTATGCTACGTGGTAAAATTCGTGGAAATGGTATGCATGCAGCTGGAGTTGTAGTTGCAAAAGATGATATCAGCAAGTATGTCCCTATTGAAACTCGCAAAGATCCAGACGACTCTGTATCTGGACGTATACCTGTAGTTGCTTATGATATGGAGCAGACTGCTGACCTGGGACTAATTAAGCTTGACGTACTTGGTCTTAAAACACTTTCTGTTATTGATGATGCAGTTAATATTATTAAGACAAACAAGAAAAAAGATATAATTTTAAAAGACATACCGCTAGATGATAAGAATGTATTTGCTGATTTATCAAGCGGTTTTACAAAGGGTGTATTCCAAGCAGAAGCAACACCATACACAAATCTACTTATGAAGATGGGTGTCAGTACATTTGAAGACCTTGCAGCATCTAACGCTCTTGTTCGTCCAGGTGCAATGAATACTGTAGGTGCTTCGTATATTAAGCGTAAGCGTGGCGATGAAATGATTACGTATGCACATCCAATTATGCAGGAGTTTACAAAGCGTACCTATGGTGTAATTATTTATCAAGAGCAGGTTATGCAGGCTTGTGTGTATTTGGGCGGGATGTCATGGGCTGATGCTGATAAGGTTAGAAAGATTATCGGAAAGAAAAAGGATGCGAGTGAGTTTGATGCGTATAAAGACCAATTTATCACGGGTGCTTCACAACATATTACTGTTGAGGATGCCACAAAGTTATGGCATGACTTTGAAGCTCATGCGGGATATTCGTTCAACCGTTCTCACGCAATTGCTTATTCTATGCTCAGTTATTATACTGCTTGGCTTAAGCATTATTACCCTATTGAATTTATGTTTGCCATTCTTAAAAATGAAAAAGATAAAGATGCACGTACTGACTATTTGCTTGAAGCTAAGCGATTGGGAATCAAAGTATTGCTACCTCATGTTAATGAATCTAGCCTTGACTTCAGCATACAAGGAAACGCATTAAGATTTGGTTTATCTAATATTAAATATATTTCAGATGGTATTGGTAGCAAAATTATCGGTGCAAGACCTTATGCTGACTATAAATCTTTCCTCTCTCACGCTATGGAAAAAGGCAGCGGTATTAATTCTCGTGCTGTTGACTCCCTTAACACAATTGGTGCTGCTGCATTTCCAGATAACAAACGCAAGGGAAATGAAAATGAAAATCTTTACGAATATCTTGGTATACCAAAATTTGATACAGGTAAATTAAGTCCCGCAATTAAATCTCAAGTTAATCCGCTTGAAGAATTTTTAGAAGAAGGTTGCTACGTATTGCTTGCTATGGTTAAATCAATCAAAAAAGGTCAAGGTTGGAGCCGTGTAGAGCTTGTAGATGATACTGGGTCTATTGGTATATTCCATGCCGAAAATACAGAAATTGAAACAGGAATGATGTATTTCTTTTTAGTTGGTGACAATAGAATTCATAAGTATGTTACAATTAACGAAGTGGTTGAAAAGTTAGATGACCCATTTGTTACATGGCTTTACAAAGATAAGTTAAAGATAGATAGTGGCAAAAGATTAGTGTTAGATTTTACACATTATAAAACAAAAGCCAACAAGATGATGGCACACATTATTCTTTCTGATTCTGATAAGAATTTAGAAAGAGTCATTGCATTCCCAAAAATGTACACAACAGCACTTGGTAAAATGAAACCAGGAACTGTTTGTGATCCAGCAATTGCGAGAATGGACGACGGAACCCTATATGTTAAGGAGGTGATTTAATATGGCAGATGTAGAAGTAACAGGTACAGCACCAGAAGGCACACCAGCTGCAACAGTAAATGAAGAGTTAACAAACGTTCAGATTACTCTTGAGCAGATTTGTGCATCAATTCTTAACCAGATCGGCACTACTGAGATTCCAGTAGCAGACGTTCTCAAGAATTATTCTGGAAAGACAATCCAAATTCAGCATGATGATGAGAAGAATGTTCTTGTTTTTGCATTGGTAGACCTTCCAGCAACTGAAACTCCAGCAGAAAACGCTTAAACAAGGTATAATAGATATATTATGTCCCAAGCGTACATACTGGCAGGAACAGAAAATGAATATCTTCTTGTGATTAGAATAGAAGATAAAAAATCAGTCTACAAAATTATTGATGAGTTATCTGAAAGTAAAGTTCTTTTTATACAAGAACTTGCTATTGAATTAGAAAAGAGTTTGCATGACGATGGTAACAGAAGAAATTCTAGCGAAGCTAGACCCAAAAACAAGAGCAAGGCTGCAATTAGCAACAACAGTAAACGTAGAAAAACAAAAGACTCCTAGCATTGGTTTAACAATGGGCCTTAAGGGTGGTTTGGGGTTTGGTCGTCAAGTTCTTATTTGGGGAAATAAGTCTGCTGGTAAATCGTCTTTTTGCTTACAAATGATTGGTCAAGCACAAAAAGAAGGCAAGACATGTGCATGGATTGATGCAGAAGCTTCATATGATCCAGCGTGGGCTGCTCGCTTAGGTGTTGACTCAGAATCACTTATCTATTCACCAGCTAAATCAATTAATGATATGGTGGACGTTGCACAACAATTAATGGAAGCGGGAGTAGATATTATTGTTGTAGATTCTATCTCAGCACTACTACCCGCTATCTATTTTGAAAAAGACAGCTCTGACCTTAAGAAACTAGAAGACACCAAACAGATTGGTGCAGAAGCAAAGGACATGACACATGCAGTCAAAATGCTTAACTACGCTAACAAAAATACGCTACTCGTTCTTATTTCTCAGCAGAGAAACCAATTTGGTTCTATGCATGCGTCGCATATCCCGACAGGGGGCATGGCAGTTAAGTTTTTCTCCAGCACCGTCATCAAGCTTTGGGCATCCGAAGCCGATGCAAATGCTATTAAGTCTGGAGTCCAAGTTGGTGACAAGATCATTGAACAAAAAGTTGGCAGGCCCGTTAACTGGATCGTTGACTACAATAAAACTGGACCAATGGGCCTCAGCGGTCAATATGATTTTTACTTCCAAGGGGATAAAATCGGAGTTGATACAATAGGAGAAATCCTAGATACAGCGGAGATGATGGGTATTGTTCAAAAAGGCGGAGCTTGGTATACAGTAAATGAAGAAAGATTACAAGGTCGTGCTAAAGCTGTTGAATATTTGCGTGACAATTTAGATGTAGCAAATAAAATTAAGCAGGAGATTTATGACAAGTCTTGATGATTTTTTAAATCGCCATAAAAGAAAAAGAATTCTTGCAGATCTTGAAAATATGTCTGGAACATTTACTTGTCAAAATGACGAATGTATGGAGATAGTATTAGAAGCCAAGTATGATGTTGTTACAAATACAGTCGTATGGTATTGTAGCAAAAATCATGAATCGGAGATTAAGCTTTAATGTCAGAACGTGGAGAAGTAAAAAGAGATGGTGCTAAAGCACAAAAAAATTCTGGGCGTGGGGATTATCAAAAAGGTGATGCTATCTGGAATAATTTCGTGGTTGACTATAAAGAGTATGCAAAGTCAATTTCAATTAGTAAGGAAATTTGGGCTAAAATTTGCACGGATACGTTTAAGGTCTCTAGGGATAAATACCCAGTTCTTAAGCTTATCCTTGGAGGAGAGGGTCAAAAAACTAGATTGGCTGTTATCGAATGGGCGTTATTAGAGCAATTAGTAGAGTGTTGGGAGACACATAATGAGCAAATATAAGAACTTAGATTTTAATGAATGGATGCAATACGGTTACCAACAGGGCTGGATTAGTGATGTGTTCTGCGATACTCATGAAGGCCCACCGCTTAATGATGAGCAAATGCAAGAGTTTGATGATGGCGGAGATCCTTGTGTTTTTTGCATTAAGGTGCTGGAGTTAGAATAAATGGATATTTATGATTATAGTTATTTAAGTAACTCTGGCAAAGAAATCTCTTTGTCTGATTTTAAAAACAAAGTTTTATTAATTGTAAACGTAGCAAGTTATTGTGGTTTTACTCCGCAATATGCTGGACTAGAAAGTCTTTACAAAAAGTTTAATAGTCAGGGATTTGAGGTTATAGGTTTTCCATGTAATCAGTTTAATGAACAAGAGCCAGGCAGTGATGAAGATATTAAGAGTTTTTGCAATTTGAACTATAATATTACTTTTGATCTTGCTTCTAAAATTGAAGTTAATGGTGAAAATGCTCATCCAATCTATAAATACTTAAAATCTGTTTCAAAGAATAATGCTGATATAGAATGGAATTTTGAAAAATTTTTGATTTTAAAAGATGGTTCTGTTTTAAACTTTAATCCACAAATTAAGCCAGAGCAATTAGAGATTTTTATTGAACAGAATCTAAGGTAATAAATGACAGATAAACCAGTAATTGAATTAATCAGTGAGCTAACAGAGTTTAATGATATTAAAGCTTATATGAATGATGCTGATCTTGACTATGCCCTAGATCTAATCATTAAGCTTATTGCTAAGCCCGATGTTCCGTCATCTAAAGCTCCAGACCTTATTGTAAAGATGCAAGCTTTGTCTGCTAAGTTTGCAGTAATGTCACGCTATTACACAACCTTTGAAAAAGGTGGGGAGAATAGCAAAAAGAAAAATGTATATTACACAGCAGAAGAAGCAATTAACAGATTGGTGGATGCGTTAAAGTATTCAGCAAGATATGGGGCATAAATGGGAAGAGATTTAATAGCTAACTTAAGATTTCAAAAAATGTCTAACCCAGAAGGATTTGATCCAATTGCTTTTGCAAATATGTATGAAGAAGCTGTTTTAGCTGGAAAGAGACCAAATGAATTTACTCAAAAGAAAACTTTTAGTCCTAGTAGTATTGGCTATGGTAATGGTAACTGCCCTAGATATTGGTTCATTGCTTTTACTGGTGCTGAGTTTGAAAATGAAACCGATGCTATGGGTGTCGTTAATATGGATAACGGTACGTATGTTCATGAACGCATTCAGAAAGTCCTTGCTAAAACATCAGTCTTCAGAGCAAATGAAACAGAAGTTACCCATGATGATCCACCAATTCGAGGCTTTGCAGACACATTTATTGAATGGAATGGAAAAGAAGTAGTAGGAGAAATCAAGTCTGCTAAAGAAGAAGTATTTGCAATTAGACAAGCAGAGATGCAAGGTCTCCCTTATCATAAAGTACAGCTTTTAACATACATGAAGATCCGTGGTGCAGATCAAGGATTTTTCTTTTATGAAAACAAAAATGATAACAGCTTTTTAATTATTCCAATTAATATGGATGAGCGTAATACAAAGCTTATTAATGACGTTTGGGATTGGATGCGTAAAGTTTATGCTGCTTATGAATCAGGTACTTTGCCAGAGAGGACTTTTACAAAATCGCAGTGGGCATGTAAAGGTTGTCCTGTAAAAACAGTGTGTTGGAAAGATATGAAAGCAGAAGAAGGCGATGTTTATATTGAACCTTTGGTACTTGAAAAATGAAATGTGCTTATAAAAAATGTACAAGCGGTATAAATTTTACTCCTAAAACACATAATCAAAAATATTGTTCTGATGAGTGTTGTAGAATCGCAACAAATGAAAAATTAAAACAAGCATATTACGAAAAAAAAGCTAGGCTTGCAGGAGCAAAAAGAATTTGTAAAAATAAAAATTGCAATGTTGTTTTAAGTAGATACAATACTACAAATATTTGTGATAAATGCGTAGGAGAAGAAAAAGAAAAAGAACGTCAAGAACTTTTAAGAATGGTACAAAGTGTCTCTGGCAAAATTAGTTAAACCAAAATCTAACAAAGTATTGGGTATTGATGCAAGTACAAATAGTCTTGCATTTTGCCTTATGCATCATGATAAAGCTGTTAAATGGGGAGAAATTAATTTTGAAGGCTCAGACGTATACGAAAGAATTCTTGATGCCAAAAGAAAAATTAAATCTTTTAAAAAAGAACTTGATGCAGATTTTGTTGTAATTGAAGCAGCTATTTCAGTCAAATCCGTAGCAACGGGAATGAAGATGGCTTACGTATTTGGTGCTATAATGGGAGAGTTACTTAGTGATAATATGGAAGTTGTTGAAGTTCATCCAATAACTTGGCAATCATATCTTGGAAACAAGAACTACACTAAGGCTGAAAAAGAGGCTATCAAACTTGAATTTCCAAACAAATCCGACAACTGGATCAAAGGAAAAATCAGAGAACGCAGAAAACAGCGTACTATTGATTTTGTGCGAACGCTTGGCATCCAGACTGAATCCGACAATGTTGCAGATGCTGCGGGGATCGCCTGGTATGCAATCAACGAAATCGTGTGAGGAGGTATAATGGCTAAAAATTTTAAACCTTGGGAAAATAAAGACTGGGTATACAAAAGATACGTAGTTGAAAAGAAAAGTGTTTTGGATATGGCTATGGAAGCAAAATGCTCTCATATGACAATTCAGCGGGCTTTAGAAAGATTTGAATTGATTAAGAAACCTAGAAAGTGGACTAAGTAGTGGTACCAGTATTAATTATTCCTGTTTTAAACAGATATGATTTGCTTGATGAATCTCTTGAAGAAATTGATTATCCAATTAATGAGATATTAATTATTAATAATGGAATTGAAGAATACGTTCCTAAAAGATTTGATTTAAACTTTAGAGTTTTAAATCTTCCTTCAAATCAAGGGATAGCAGGCTCATGGAATTTAGGCATCAAGCTTTACCCCCATGTTCCTTATTGGCTTATTTCTTCTGCAGATACAAGTTTTAGATCTGGTGAATTAGAAAAGATGCATTCGTTTAGTTCCCCCAATAAGTTTGTAAAAAGCAACGCACACTATAGTTGTTTTTCTATTGGAGAAAACATAGTGGCAAAAGTTGGTTTGTTTGATGAATATATTTATCCAGCCTATTTTGAAGATAACGATTATGATGACAGGATGGTATTATCAGGATTATCTGACAGTATTATTTGTCCAGGAATACAAGTTGATGATCACGGTGGCTCACAAACAATTAAAAGCGATGCAAAATTAATGAATAGAAATCATGAAACATTTAATAAAAATGGAGAATATTACAGAGAAAAGAAAAGATCAGGCGATTATACAGTTAAAGGCTGGGATCTTACAAGAAGACGTGAAAATGAATGGTTAAGAGGATAACATGAAGGTTTTAATCACAGGCGTTGCTGGATTTATGGGTAGCCATTTGGCTGATGAGTTTTTAAAACGTGGACATTCTGTGGTTGGTATTGATAATTTAATTGGCGGTTATTATGAAAATGTACCCACTGGTGTTGAATTTTATTCAAAAGATCTTGGAGATTTTGATTCCGTTAAAGAACATTTTAAAGGAATAGATTTAGTTGTTCATACAGCATGCACTGCTTACGAAGGCTTATCAGTGTTTAGTCCTGCACTTGTAACTCGCAACACCTCACACATTACAACAGTTGCTCTTTCAGCATCTATTAGGGGCGGGGTTAAAAAATTTGTTCATATGTCATCAATGGCTAGATACGGCACACAAGATACAGTTCCATTTAAAGAAGACATGATTCCAAAACCTCAAGATCCTTACGGCATTGCAAAATATGGGGCAGAGCTTTTAATTAAAAACATTTGTGAAACACACGGAATGAAATATGTTATTCTTGTTCCTCATAATATTATTGGCCCACGTCAAAAATATGACGACCCATTTAGAAATGTAGCATCAATTATGATTAACCGTATGCTTAAAGGTGAACAGCCTATAGTTTATGGAGATGGAAATCAAATGCGTTGTTTTTCTTTTTGGGAAGATGTAGCAAATCCATTAATGATTGCATGTGAATCAGATGTAGTTGATGGTCAAGTTGTTAATATTGGACCAGACGAAGAATTTATTACAATCAATGAATTGGCTCAAAAATTAGCTAAAATTATTGGATTTGATCTTAATATTAAGTATATGCCAGGCAGACCCCAAGAAGTAAAACATGCTAATTGTTCTGCAGATAAAGCAAGACAATTATTAAATTATAAAACATCTAAAACTCTTGATGAGGGCTTGACAGAATTGGTAGAATGGATTAAAATAAAGGGTACAAAGCCATTTGATTATCATTTGCCACTTGAGTTTGTTACAGAAAAAACTCCTAAAACTTGGTCAGAAAGGTTAATGTAATGCTTAAACCAGTATTTCAAGATGTTAGACAATTTAGTTGTAATGATTTATATTTACACTCAACCAGTGCCCCTTCTGGCAAAAGAATTTGGGATGCTTGCCACGAAATTGCACAACTTCTTATAGAAAAAAACATTTCATATGGAGATTCAGCTTTATCGCCAAACAGAATATTTGCACAATCTGACAATATTGAACAGTTGAAAGTAAGAATTGATGATAAATTAAATCGTGTAAAAAATAATCAAGGTTTTGCTGGAGATAACGACATTGATGATTTGATTGGTTATTTAATCTTACTTAAAATTGCAATTGACAAGAAGTAATATAAAGAGGTATAATTAAGTATGCCAACTTATGAATATGCATGCATTGAATGTGATGAAAGCCTAGATGTAGTCAGAGGCTTTAATGAACCTGAAAACGTACCCCCATGTTCAAGTTGTGGCTATAAAATGACTAGGGTTTATTCTCCTGCAGGCATTCAATTTAAAGGATCAGGGTTTTATAAAACAGACAATGGATAATGAATTAGAAGTTGCAGGAAAATTTGATCAAATGAACAAGGTGGTTGAAGAATTACTAAAAGGTAATACTTCCGCCCAAATCGCACGTAGTTTAGATTTAACACGTGTTCAGGTTGAAGCACATATTAATACTTGGAAAGATTTAGTGCACGACAATACAGCAATTAAATCTAGAGCCAAAGAAGCTTTAGCGGGAGCAGATGAGCATTACAGCATGCTTATCAAAGAAGCTTGGCGTACAGTAGAGCAAGCAGACATGCAAGATGCACTTAATGTTAAAGCACAATCTTTAAAGCTAATTGCTGATATTGAAGCAAAGCGTATTGAAATGCTTAACAAAGCTGGCGTTCTTGAAAATAATGATATGACGGATCAACTTTTAGAATCAGAGCGTAAACAAGAAGTTTTGGTCGGGATTCTTAAAGAAGTTACAGCAAATTGTGATCATTGTAAGTGGGAAGTATCAAGAAGGCTATCTCAAGTTACTGGCCAAGTTGAGGCTGTAATTGTAAATGAGTGACTTTAACGTATTCTTAGATGCATTAAGTGGGGATGAATTTTCAGAAACTCCAGTAACACTAGAACAATTTGTTACAGATAAAGCGTATCTTGGATTGCCACCTTTATCAGAAAATCAATACACGATGATCCGTGCATCAACTCAAATTTATAAAAAAGAAACACTCATCAAAATCTACGGAGAAGATGAGGGTAACAAGATATTTAAACAAACATGTAATGAAGTTATTTTGCAATTAGGTAAAGGCTCTGGAAAAGATTATACCTCTACAATTGCTTGTGCTTACATGGTATATCTTCTTTTATGCTTACAAGATCCAGCAGCATATTTTGGAAAACCTCCAGGGGATGCAATTGATATTATCAATATTGCTATTAACGCTATTCAAGCTAATCGAGTTTTCTTTAAAGGTTTTAACCAACGTATTGAAAAGTCACCTTGGTTTCAAGGAAGATATGTTGCTAAAGCCAATATGGTTGAATTTGATAAAGGTGTAACAGTTCACTCAGGCCACTCAGAAAGAGAAGCTTGGGAAGGTTATAACGTACTTGTAGTTATTCTTGATGAGATCTCAGGTTTTGAACTTGAATCAACCTCTGGGCATGATCAAGCTAAAACTGCATCATCAATTTACAAGATGTATCGTGCATCAGTCAACTCACGTTTTCCAGATTTTGGTAAAGTAATTTTACTTTCATTCCCAAGATTTAAAAACGATTATATTCAACAAAGATATAATGAAGTTGTTGCTGAAAAAGAAGTTGTTCTTAGACATAGTAGATTTAAAGTAGATCCAGAACTGCCAGACGGCACTGAAGGTAATGAATTTGAAATTGAGTGGGAAGAAGATCATATTATTTCATACAAAGTACCAAGAGTATTTGCATTAAAAAGACCTACTTGGGACGTAAATCCAACACGTAAAATTGAAGATTTTACAATTGATTTTTACACAGACCCAACAGATGCATTATCTCGTTTTGCATGTATGCCTCCAGATGCAACAGATGCATTCTTTAAAAATCGTGCAGTAATTGAAAAAGCATTTAGTAATCCTAAATTAAATGTAGATTCATATGGAAGATTTGATGATGATTTTAAGCCAAACCCAGATCGTACATATTTTATGCACGTTGACTTGGCACAAAAACATGACCACTGTGCAGTATCATTAGCTCACGTGGAAGGCTGGGTAACAATGAAAATTGGTGAGCAATATAAGGAAGCAGCACCTAGAGTTGTAGTAGATGCAGTAAGATATTGGACACCTACCGCATCAAAATCTGTTGATTTTACAGAAGTTAAAGACTACATTACAAGCGTCAGAGAACGTGGGTTTAATCTTAAACTTGTTACATTTGACCGATGGAACTCACACGACATGATGCAACAACTCGGTGTACACGGGATTAAAACAGAAATTCTTTCAGTAGCCAAAAAACATTATGAAGATATGTCTCTTACTTTAACTGAAGAAAGATTACACGGGCCAAGAATTCAATTGCTTGTTGATGAGTTATTACAATTAAGAATTGTTAAAGACAAAGTAGATCACCCTAGAAAAGGATCAAAAGACCTTTCAGATGCAGTATGTGGGTCTATTTATAACGCTATTGCTTTAACTCCCCCTGATCTTGATAGGGAAGTAGAAATTTATTCTTATGATGGAGTTTTTGCAAACGAGTTAGAGCAATTAAGAAAAGAGTCTGATGAAAGACTTAAGCATACAATTAAGATGCCAGAAAGAAAGTCTATTCCAGCTAACTTAAGAGAGTTTATGAATATTGAAGAAGATGAAGATGATGAGCGAATGCGTATTGACAGCTTTAGAATACTTTGATAGAATACAGACATGATAGCAAACGGAACAATTAAAACAATAGAAGACGAAAAAGATATTTATATATCTTTAACATCATTGTGTGATTATTTTACACAATCATCAATCAACATGCGAAAAGAAATTGAAAGTGTTGACCTTAAAGACCAACGTTACGCCGCTGGTTTAGTTGACATGATGTTTACAATTGCTCAAGAAATGGTTGAGCTTGGTAAATTTGAAGCACAAAGACGCATGATTGATACTCCAGAAGATTTACTAAAGATGGTTGACAAAAACCCATTTGGTAATGTAAAATAACGCTATTGCCCCATAGCTCAATTGGCAGAGCAGCCGACTGTTAATCGGCAGGTTATTGGTTCGAGTCCACTTGGGGCAGCGATTATTAACTAATTAGAGAAAGAGATATACTTATGATAATGACTAAAGAAGAAGTTTTAGAAGATAAAAAAGAATATATTCTTACTCTTAATGATAGATGTGATCAATGCAGTGCTTCTGCTTTGGTTATTGTAAAGGGTGTGACGGGAGAACTTATGTTTTGCGGTCATCACTATGCTAAAAATGAATCTGCTTTATCAAAGTTTGCTTATGAAACAATTGATGAGCGGGAAAAAATTCAAGAAAATCGCCTAATTGGCAAATCATACTAACAACTACTAACAAAGGATAAACAATGAAGCTCAAGAAATTGATCTTTCCAATTGTCGTATTATCATTATTTTATTCAACTTCATCGGCATTAGCAGATAGCCCCGCAGAAGTAGCAGCAAGAGCAGCAGCAAACGCAGCTCAATACGGATATACTTTGCCACCTGCTTCATCTTCAGTTTCACCAACTTTTATTATTCCTCCAGCTGATGGAAGGCCTGTTCCTGCTGTATCAGTTGAAACACCAGCAATTGTTCAGCAACCAACACCAGCAATTTCACCAACAATTGTTCAGCAAACTTTAGTTGAAATTGTAACTCCTGTTGTAAATAATTTGATTACACCAGTTGTTCAAAACAATGTTGTTCCAATTAATACGACATCACAATCAATTCCAGTTGTTCTTCCTGATAATAGTGCTACAACAGCTTCAAATGTGATTGCAACTGAACCAACAGGTTTTGCTGTTACGCATACTCCAACCCCAACCCCTTCTGGGTTCTTGTTACCTGATTTTTCAGCTGGTATTCCTAAAAACATTATAAATACGTTTTCATTTCCTTCTACAACAAAAATAACAAAGGCAAAAAAGGTAAAAACTTCTAAGAGGTAATAACTTTTCTCAGATCGTCTAATGGTAGGACATTGCCCTTTGGAGGCAAGTATCTTGGTTCGAGTCCAGGTCTGAGAGCAAGGCTATATGTGACACACCTTAGTATGGATATAGTTACACATAAACATGTACCCGAGTATAAGAGTTCGGGGAGATAGGGCAGCGTCATTCGGTGCTGGAATACTCACATATAGCCCCTATTTGCGAATATTGCATAGTGGTAGTGCGTAACCTTGCCAAGGTTAATGTGCGGGTTCAATTCCCGCTATTCGCTCAAACAATGTATAATTAAACTATTATGACAGATGAACACGATCAAAATATGACTTTACATATTTTGGCACATATTCCAGAACATGACCCACGAGAGCACGATCCAAATTACAAGTATTTTATCGCTGCTAAAAAGAAAATTAAAGATGCGGGTATGTGGAGATGTGTCATTAATGACGATTTATGTGGTGGAGAACCAGAATTGCATCATACCCATGTAGAATTCTCACAAATACCAAATGCTGATGTTAAAAAGATAGAATCTTATTTTGGTTTAAATTTTAAAGATGACGGGGAATTTCAACAATGGTTAGAGAGTCCAGGAAATCTAGAGGTTTTGTGTACAAACCATCACAGAACACATTACGGTATTCATACGCTCCCACACGCTTTATGGGAAACCATGCGATTTAGAAAAAATGGAACACTACCAGCAGCAGAGGTAGTGGCAAATCCAAATAAAATGAAATCTCGCAAGATTAATGATATAATTAGTACAAATAAAGAAAAACAAGGAGAAATAAATGGCAATAACACACCAAGTAGTAGCTCTTAATGCTTCTACAGCAACATTAGTAAGTATTCCATCAGCAAATGAAGCTGTATATGAAAGCAGAGTTTCACTTTCTGTTCAAAATTTAGATCCAGTAATTACTGTATATCTAGGATCTTCTTTAGTTACTACATCATCTTATGGTTTTGCTCTTTTAGCAGGTCAAACATACACAGTAGATCTTCTTGCTTCCGATCAACTTTATGCTATTGCATCATCTGGAACTCCAAATGTCGCAGTATTAGCAGCAGAGGTTTAATATGAGCATTAAAGTTTCAACAGTTCCCGCTCAAATTCTTTATTACGGAAACTTTGCACGTTCAACAAATATGTCATCTGGCGGTACAACAACAGATAACGTTATAACTTGGGACACAACAAATCTTTCAAAAGGTATGTCAATTAGTAATACTGATGCCACAAAAATTACTTTTCAAGTTCCAGGTACATACAACCTTAACTTTTTAGGTCAATTTAACTTTACTGGTGGAGCATCTAATTACAATATTACAACTTGGTTTTCTAAAAATGGAGTAAATGTACCTTCATCCGCATTTACATTTACAACTACAAGTGCTCAAGGTTCACAGGTATTGGCAAATATTGAATCACCAATTATTGTTAATGCAGGAGATTATATTCAATTTCACTGGTGGTCAGGTGCAGCGGGAATGTCATTATTGGCTACAGCAGCAGGAACAAATCCAGCAAGACCAGCATCACCAAGTGCTAATCTAACAATTTATAACGTAGGATAGGATAAAAATGTCAACAAATAAATGCATGACTTGCGGATGTGATGATCTAGGTAATGATCATCATTATATTTCAGATACAGAAAAATGTGCATCATGCATTGATAAAGGTCAAGGCCCATGTTGGGATGGCTACGAATATGCTGGAACTAAAGAAAAAGATGGCAAGACTGTTCCTAATTGCGTTCCCGTCAAAAAATCAGATGGTTACCAGCCAAATGCAGGAATGAAAGCAGCAGCACGTCGTGCGTTAAAATGGAAAGAAGATGGATTAGCAAACGGAGCAGGTACACCAGTTGGCTGGGGACGTGCAAGTGATATCGTTGCGGGAAGATCAATGTCTCTTGATACAGTAAAGCGTATGTATTCTTTCTTCTCACGTCATGAAGTTGATAAGCAAGGAAAAGATTGGGATAAGCCATCTCACGGAAAAATTATGTGGAATGCTTGGGGCGGGGATGCAGGATATGCTTGGTCTCGTGCCATTGTAAATAAAGAAAATAAAATTGAAAAAGAATCTGCAGGTGCTGGAAGAATTTCTGGTGGTGTAGGATTTAAATTAGAATACAATGTTCCAGATTGTTTAGGTGGTTATGCCATTACAAAGGCGGGAACTGGACAAGTAATTGGTTGTTATACAACTAAAGAACATGCACAGGAAGCCATGGACGCCATAGCAGTAAATGAACCAGATTTAACTAAGTCTGATCAAACAAAGCAAGATGAGCAAGAAGGTATTGGTTCGTTTAGTTTTTGGTCAGGATCCTTTGCACCCGTGATGGGTTCAGTAATGCAAGATGCGAGATACAACTCGACATACAATAGCCCACCACAGAAAGATGGAAAGCCATCAGCGGGGTACGGAAACCGATCAGACAAACACGGTAGATCTAATTCATAAAATCTGATATAATATATATGAACTGCCTTTGGGGGTTCAAAAATCTAACTAACTCGCTGAAAAGGAGCAAGTAATAATGACACATCTAAGAACACAAAATAGCAATTATCTCTACACTCAAAATCCATTTGCAACATTAGAAACGGTATTTAATGATCCGTTTTTCTTAGGATTTGGTGATCAATTCCATCGTTGGACAACAAATAAAACAACATCATCTTCATTTCCACCATATAATGTTAAGAAGATTGATGATGATACTTATGTTGTTGAATTAGCTGTTGCAGGATATGATCGTGAAGATCTTGATATTACTGTAGATAAAGATACATTAATTATCAAAAGTGATCGTGAAAATGAAGACAAATCAGAATTCTTTTACAGAGGAATCGCTGGTCGCAAGTTTACACAGACCTTCACTCTTGGTGAGTATATGATTGTTAAATCTGCTTCACTTGAAAATGGAATTTTAACCGTCAAGATTGAACGGGAAGTTCCAGAGGAAGCAAAACCAAAAACAATCCGAATTAAGTAATGATATAATAATAATCACTGCACCCTTTCATCGGGGAGTCGCAGGGTAAGGACCTGAGCATGTCCTTTTCAAAACTGCTCATATTAATGTATAATTAGATATATGAAAAAAGTCATTAACCATATATCTTTTTATGTAGACAAGTACCCAGCCAGAATGTCTGGATATATGTCAGCAATAATTCTTAATGTATCGCACATGTGGGCAAGTTTTCCAATTGGATTATTTATTCCAGTTGCAATGTTGCTTATTATGATGGGCGAGGGATCACAAAGAAAAGAAGATGAAAAGACTTTGAAAGCTTTGTATACAGATAATGACAAAGAAAAACCAGACGCTGATATTTTGTTGGATATGGTAGCAGAATTACATAAAAAGGATGGAAATCATGGCAACTAATGAAGATTTAATTAAAGAACTAAAAATTTTAAAATCAATGGTGGTTAAGCATTATGTGCAAGCCCACGGTTATCATTGGAATGTAGAAGGATCAAACTTTCCACAATATCATAAGTTTTTCTTAAAGATTTATGAAGATTTATATGAGTCAATTGATCCTATTGCAGAAAATATTCGTAAGCTGGGTGCAAAAGCTCCATTTGGATTAAAGTCATGGACAGAATTAAGCCCTGAATTAGAAATTAATGATTCAATTGATCTTAATGCTCGTGAAATGCTTCAAGAATTAGTTAACACAAACATTATTGTTATGGACCAACTTAAACATACATATGATGTAGCAAATGAATTAGATGAGCAAGGTATTTGTAATTTTATTGCAGGAAGACAAGAAGCACACAAATTCTGGCAATGGCAGTTGACAAGCACTTTAAAGCCTACTATAATGTAACTACAAAGGTCTTTCATCTCTTTTCTTTCGTAAAAATGTTACAAAAGGATCTAGAAATAGGTCCTTTTCTATTTGCCCCAGTAATCCAGCGGTAGAGATAGTGGACTTAAAATCCATACAGCGACAGTTCGAATCTGTCTTGGGGTACGCCTTTGTAGCTCAGGGGATAGAGCGAGACTCTTCTAAGGTCTGCGTCGCAGGTTCGATTCCTGCCAAGGGCACGTAAGTAATAAATAATAAATAAGGTATAATAGGTTATGAGGAAGTGAAAATGGAATACGATCCATCTGATGAAGATCACGTAGAGATTATGGAGTACCTTGTTTCAGAAGGTGCTGCAGAAATTGACGGAATTGATGAAGACGGTGAGCCATTTTATAAGTTTGACATGGATGTTTTGGAAGAAGTTATGCCAGAACTACACCAAGTAATGATGGATGATATGGATCAAACATTAATTGATTTATATCAAAGAGATTTACTAGAAGTATCTTATGATGAAAATCTAAATGCCCAATTTAGCTTAACAGAAAAAGCTAAAGAGGAATTAATTAGACAAGGATTTTCTTTTGATGAAGAAGAAATTCCAGACAATTAACCTATAAGGTGGTGATTTAAATATGGATAACAATCAACAAGGTAAGGAAGGTGGAGTGCAGCAACCTGCTGCAGCAACACCAGTTACAGAGCAGGCAGGTCCAGAGGCAGGCCTTCGTTCAGATGCAAAAACAGATCTCGGAGTTAATAACCCTGGCTCTATGAGCGTAGCATCTCCTTTTAAGGGAAGTGATGTTTCAATGACCACTCCACAGTATGCTGGAGGAAACATCACCACAACAGAGGCGGGATCAAAGTAAAATGGAATTAGTAGAAAAAAGAGAATTCTCTGATAAGAAGCGTAAGGAATTGGCAGACAAAGGTCATGCACTTCCAGACGGTTCTTTTCCAATCGAAAATACTACCGATCTTCATAATGCTATCCAGTCTATAGGTCGTGCATCAAATTATGCTGAAGCTAAAAAGCATATCATTGCCAGGGCTAAAGCATTAAATGCAGCAAAGTTACTTCCAAAAGATTGGAAGGTAACCAAGTTTATTGATGATGTTAAAGATGCTATTGAAAAAGCAATTGGAACATCATCTTCAGCAAATCAAGAGGCAGATGAAAGATCTGTCGAAAATTATGTTAGAGGGAATTTTAATACAAACACCCCTACTAATGGGACAGGAGGTAATATAGTGTCAAATACAACAGAACCAGATCCACAAGGCGATATCGCTGTACAAAAGGATCTTCCTAATGCAACACGTCCAGATGCAGTTACAACAATTGCACAAGAAACACGTCCAGAAGGCGATGTAACCCCATCAGCAGCTGAACACATCAACCCAGATGTTTCAACAGGCGGAGCAGGAGTCTACAAGGCTGATATGTGCCCAGATTGCGGTAAGCCTGCAGTTCATATGTGCAACATGGACAAAGCTGACGCTTCAGAAGAAGATGATAAGGTCGAAAAGGCTGCATCAGCAGATGAGGTCACAGAAGATAATGCTGATGATCAAGCTGTAACAAAGGCTGCAGATGAAGTAGAGTCTAAGGAAGAAGATTCCAAGGAAACTGCTGCAGATGAGAAGGCTGAAATGAAGAAATCACTTTGGGGTGGAGCATTTAGCCCATTTACAAAGTAAACTAATATATACGTATATATTCAAACAAGGACGGGAAACCGTCCTTGTGTGTTTCAGAAAGGTAGATTATGAAAGTAATAGTATTTGGTAGTAAAAACTATACAGATTATAACGAGCTAATGCGTCAAATAACAGTATTGCTTGATGATCGTAAACATTTTTATCCAGATGATAAGTCCCACGTTTTTGTTCATGGCGGGCATCAAGGTGCTGATAACATGGTTACTGAGTATATCGGTAAAGTAGAAAAATACATGCGTCAAAAAGGTTATTCAATTAAAGAAGAATTAGTTAAACTTAAATCATCTTTAAATGATTTAACATTAATTGAAAAAGGTGCTGATTTTGTATTGCTTTTTGGAACATCAGAAAGAACTTACACGTGTGAAAAATTTTTAAAAGAATATGCAATTCCCTATAGATTTATTAAAGAATAGGCTTGACAAACCATCTTTATAAATGATACAATAAATATAAGGTCCCTACTAACAAAGGAAAAATATGACACAGATTCAACCGCTAGGTAGTCTCGTACTTGTCAAAGAAAACAAACAAGAAGATAGAACAACAAAATCAGGTTTGGTTATTGCTGCAACTGTAGCTGAATCAAATTTGTCTCGTGGCGTAGTTGTTAAAGTAGGTCCAGGGGATAATGATAATGCAGGCAATCATTATGATATCCCTTTACAGCCAGGCGACACTGTAATTTATTCTCATAATCATGCAACAGAAGTTGAAGATGATGATAGCGAAAAATATCAATTTATTAACTGGAGAAATCTCCTTGGAGTTGTAAAGGAAAACAACTAATGCCATCTTTTGAATTAAACTACGAAGAAGCACATGCTTTTGTAGAAAAAAATATTAAAAACAATTTTTTTTGGGACGGTTATACTTTAGTAAAGTGGAATCAAAACCCTGATGGTTACATGGCAACAAATGGTTTGTTTAGAAAAGGTAAGTGGGGATACGCAACTTATTATAAAATGACTAACCGTGGTACTTGGAAGGTTAGCGATAAGTATGCCAGGTTTATTTAGTCATTTAGGAATTGATGAAGTTGATATCAAATGGTATCACCTTGCAGCATGCACAAATATGTCAATTAATTGGTTTTATGATGATTATGAATCAGATAAAGAGCTTGCCAAACAAATTGATCAAGTTTGTTTACATTGTCCAGTAATTAAACAATGTCATAAAGAAGGTGTAGCAAATAAAGAGTTTGGTGTACGAGGCGGTATTTTTATGGACTTAGGTCGTATAGATAAACAAAATAACTCACACAAAGACCCAGAAATATGGAGTCAGTTAAAGAAAATTCATGGCAAAAATATCTTACACAGTTGAAATGGCTAAAAGGATTAGGGCAATTAAATGTCCTGTTAAAAATCTTATATTAGATGTCAGAGCAAGACCAAACTACCTTGCTTTAACTGTTTATGAAAGTAATGTTATGGAATACAACGAAAGTCAAAGAATGCAGATCATGGAATACTTACTTCATGTTCGTGAATTAATTCAAGCATTTGGGACTCCATGCGAAATAGAAGGGATGAAATACACTGATGAGCAAGCAAGGGCAAGACGGGGACAACGCTGAAGATTCAATCACCTACGTATATCTTCCATACGAAGATGTCTATGGAACTGTAAAAAGACATGGTGCTTGGGTATCTTTAATTGAATATTTTGAAGGCGGTGTTCAATATTTGGTAGAAGTGCCAAATGATGAGTTTAATATAGTAGATGAAATAGGAATAGGTTATATTGATGAGACGGAAGGTCTATAATGCTGTGCTTTAGCTGTGGAAAATCAAAAAATGAGCTACATCCACAAAAATCCGATATAATTAATGGAGTAATGCTCTATATGTGTCAGGTCTGTATTGATCAAAAATTTGAGCCACGATGGGTTATTATCCTTGGCGGAAGACAAAATGGTCCTGAGTCTGTAAGAGATTATATACTTAAGCATCGTTATGTTGGTAAAACAATTTCAGCGGAGGAATTAATTGCTTAAAATTACAAATGATGTAAACGAATTTATTGCTGAAGATGAATGTGTAGTTTATTTTACAGCAGACTGGTGTAATCCCTGCAAACAGTTAAAACCACATTACGGCAAAGTATCCGTAATTGATGCTGAAACTAATTATTATTTGGTAGATGTTGACAAAATTGACTCATCTACTGTAGAATATTATGGAATCAAGAGTATTCCTCAAATTTTTACAATGAAGCGAGGAGAGATTGTTGATCGTATTGAATCACGTACTGCTGAAGCAATTTTGGAGGAGCTAGGTAAATGACAACTATTGTTGCAGTATGTAAAAATGGTAATGTCACAATGGGAGCTGACTCTCAAGTTACCGATGGTGCCCGTCCAAATATGCATGCCAGCATGCAGAAGATTACCAAAAATAATGGTTGGATGATTGCTGGTAGCGGTGACTCACAACCTTGTGATATATTGCAACATGTTTTTGTACCACCAGTTCCTACCGTAAAGGAAAGAGAAAATCTTTATCGTTTTATGGTTGTTAAATTTATTCCAGCCATGAAAGAATGCTTAGAAGAGTACGGGTGGAAAGAAGATAAAGAAGAAAAAGATTCAGGGTTTAATATGCTCTTTGCATTTGACGGAGAGATATTTGATATAGGAAATGATTTTAGTGTTTTGCTGAATAGCGACGGCATTTATGGTGTAGGATCAGGTTCACAAATCGCTATTGGTGCGTTGTACGCTGGAGCAAGTGTAGAAAAAGCTCTAGAAATTGCTGCTAACAATGATATTTATACGTCTGGACCTTTTCAGATTGTTAAACAACAGAAACAAGTTAAAAAATAATGCTAGATGTTAGAGGAATACCAACTGCAGAATGTCCAGAATGTTCTTCAGATTTATTTAATATTACTGCAAAATTTGACAAGGATACTTACGAGCTGGTATTCTATAAGCTAAGTGCACAGTGCTCAGAGTGTGGCACTTTATTAACAGCACCCACTCCAATTGACAAATAGAATTGGTTGTATAATCAACCATTATCCTGTACAGGGATACTAAATAGATAGGAAAAACATGAAGGTAACAAAGAAGATCGCTATTGCAACTGCTGCAGCCCTTGCAATCGTAGGCGTATCAACCGTTGCTCACGCTACACCGCTTGCGGTAACAGTAGCAGGAGTAACAAACGTAACAACTTCTGCAGCACCAAAGACAGTAGCAGTTCCAGTATCAAATGTAATTGATTCGTCAAATACAGTAGCACTTGCTTCTACAGCAGATACAGGTACTGTTGTAACATATGTTGCTTCAGGCGTTAAGCTTGTTTCAGCACTTAACACAACAAATGCTCCAGTAAATTCAGCATCTGGGGTATCATCACTTTCACTAACATCTCAAGGTGTTGCCGTAACAGTATATGCTTATACAACAAGCACAACTGTTGGATCAGTAACCATTACAAACGGTTCATATTCAACAATTGTCTATATTCAAGGAACAGCAGGAGTTGCAGCAAACGTTGCAGTTTCAGTTCCAGCATCGGCAGCAGTTAATACTGCTCCTACAATTTCAGTTTTAGCAACTGACGTATTTGGTAATCCAGTAGCGTCTGAGGCCATTTCTGTAACACTTGTTGGTGCAACTTTCTCTGATGCATCAATCACAAAGACTCTTACAACTTCTGCAGTTACTTCTGCAGCAGGTGTAACACCAGTAACAGTTCTTGGTTCAGCAACAGGTACACTTTCTGCAGTAGCAGCGGGTACAGTTACAGTCCTTGCAACTGATTCATCAATTGCAGCAACATCTGTTGGCCTACCAACAGCAGTTAAGTCTGCTATTGCAACATTTTCAGTATCAGATTTAAGTGGTCAGATTACATTTTTGAATGCACAAATTGCATCACTTAATGCACAGATTGAATCAGCAAAGTCTGCGTCGGATGCAGCAACAACTGCACTTACAGTTGAAAAGGCAGCACACGCTGCAGATAATGCTACAAACACCGCAGCAATTGCTGCAGTAAATAAGTCATACAAGGCACTTTTTGCCAAGTATAATGTTTTGGCTAAGCGTTTTCGTCAGCCATTACTTACTAAGTAAGTATTACAACTGGGGAGGGTAGACAAAAGTCTACCCTCTTTGGTATAATAGAATAGGTGATATAAATGGCATGGTGGGTATCGTGGGCACTTTCAATATTAGGTGTTATTGGAATTTGGCTTACAGGTAAAAAGAAATGGTACGGATTTGCGGTGGGAATTGCAAACGAGTGTGCATGGGTAGCATATTCTATTAACACTAAGCAATGGGGATTTATTTTTGGATCAACAATTTATATTGCAGTTTATTCATTAAATATAAATAAATGGCTATCAGATGAAAAGAAAGCAAGGGTTAAAAGCATGTTTACATTTAACCCATTCCATAATTATAGAAAGAGTAAATAATGTCAGACGGTTCAGTTCCATTACATTTTAAACAATTAGAAGATTTAGTAACACAGGTTGCAGGTGAGCTTTTAGAGCATTGGGCAATTAATGGTCGTTACGAAGAAGCAGAGCAAGATAAGGCTGCTCAAAATGCTATTGATGACACAGTATATGTTATTAATGCATACATGATTAAATTTAATGAATTAGTTGCACTAGCGGAATCAGCAAAGAGCAATGTTCAAATTCAAACAAAATAAAATTAAAGAAGGCGAAATTCATTTTCAGCCAATTGCACCTTCATCTTTTTTTTCTGATTCTCAACCAAAACCAGCAGTAAAAAGTATTCCCGAGTGGTATAAAAATATTGCTAGAAATGTGGATGTGACTCAAGAAGAAAAACAAAAAAGCCCTAAATTAAATTCAGTGCCGATGGGTACAATTAAAAAGTGTATTCCAGTTTTAGATGCATTGAGTGTTGGTTATATTTACTCTCTTCCTATTGAATTAGCTTATGATGAAGAAACCTTTACATTTGGCCATAACTCAGATATTGATATGATCCAAGGTCATGATGGTAGACAAGTTCAAGGATTTGCAGCAGGACCAGAGTATGTTCCAATGGCTTATAAATGGCGTAATTTAAATATAATTCGTACAGCTCCTGGGTGGTCTTGTTTATTTACACATCCATTAAATAGATTTGATTTGCCATTTACAACTATGTCGGGAGTTGTTGATACTGATACTCATCCTATGCCAATCAATTTTCCATTTTTAATGAAAAAAGGATTTACTGGTAAGCTTGAAATTGGTACACCTCTTATACAAATCATTCCGTTTAAAAGAAAAGATTGGAAATCTGTTACAAGAGAATATAGTCAGTACGATTCATCGGGGTATGAAGCAACAAAATTAACTGAAGATAATTATAAAAAAAGTTTTTGGAACAAAAAGAATTATAATTAATTAACTAAACATGATATAATTGCTATATCATGAAAAAAATCAAGCACTCTTTTAGAATATTTGAAAAAAGAATAGAGGAACTGGCAGACTGGACAGCAGAAACGTCCGCAAGCCCTTGGTTTCTTATTATTCACGCTGTTTGGTGGGGTTGTTGGATAGGGTTTAAAGTAGAACCCTTTCCATATGGGCTTTTAACTATGATTTTAAGTTTAGAAGCTATTATATTGTCAGCACTTATTTTGTCTTCAAGTAATCGTGAAGGCGAAGCAGAAAAGAAAATATCTAGAAAAACATTAAGCAATACAAAAGAGACCAACTGGATGACGGAAGAAATTCTAGAAGCCGTAAGGGATCTTCGAGAAGACATTAGAGTCCTCAAAGAAGAAGATGAGGGGGAAATCTAATGCAATGCTTATTAATGTATTTTAGTATGCTTGTTATTATGGCTTTATCTTTTAAATGTCATAATGCTAATAAACATAAGAAATAATTGACAAAATTGTCACCTATCTGATAGGATAGCCTAATGAAAGATCAAGAAGATATTGTTCAGTTAATTTTGGACAGATATTTGTTGTGTCCACAGATTAAAGATTACACCTGCGACTTATGGTGGAAGCACGACGATTGTTTAGTACTATGGCAGTTACTATATGAAATCAACCCAAAAATATACCCTAAGCCTCCAGTTGAGGATAATTGGCATATTAAAAAAATGGATTTAATGAAAGCTAGTATACAAAAAGTAATGTACGAAAATGCAGAATTGTTTGATAAACTTGGTTCTGATTATGATGAAAACGGGATACCTTACTGGGAGAAGAATGATTGACTTTCAAGCCGAATCTAAAAGATCTGGCGATAAGTTTGAAGACTTAGTATATAAAGATTTAATTAATCGTGAATATATTGATTTAAAAAAGAATTTTGATATTCCTGAAATTGGCATTCAAGTTGATTTTTTTGGCGACTATGGCCATTATATTGAAGCAAAAGGCGGGGCAGAAGGCGATAAAAAGCGTCCAGGGGCTAAGAGAACAGATAATGTTAAAAAAGCAATTGCTAATGGAGCATTATTAAAAAAAGTAAACGCTAACGCATATTACATTGTTTATTTTTCATCTTATCCAGTTGAAGGTAGCTCGTCAGACAAAATGTTAAAAGCTGCTTTAAAATATAATTTTATTGATGAAATTAGATATTTACAATTAGAAGATGATGATGTAGAATATACATTGTTTGATGAATGGATTAATTAATGATAAATGAAAAAGAGTTTGATGATGAATACCCTATTGACAAAACACAACACTGATTGATATAATACAGTATGAACCAACAAGAAGATCCTATGGACTGGGATGATATACGTGCTCTTGAATCTTCCCGTCGTATTGAACTACTAACGAAAGCGATTGTAGACAAATGCAAACAAGACGTAGAGAACAAATACGGAAACAAAAAAAGACATCGCCAGTAACTACAAATCCACGCATTAAGATCATGACATATAACTTCTTTGAAGAAGAATGGTCAGGTAATTGCGGGGCTTGTGGTAAAGACTTTTATGCTCCAAGTAAATCAGAATATCTGATGCAATACACAAGACATACTAAATCTATTAATTGTTTAGGTGGTTACTAATGGGTTACGACACAAGAGATAAAGGGTTCCTGCAAGGAATTGTGTGGTATAGAATTGTTCTTGGAATTTGGGGAACTGGAGTAATTGCAATGATTGCTACTGCAATTTGGGCGATAGCGACTAAAAAATGAGCGGGACTTATAATAGATGCCCATATTGCAAAAGCCTCAGAAAGCGTTATATGATGCTGGGTGATCAAAAGATATGTGGCGATTGCTATGAAGAGATGGCAGGAGATGCTTGGGTAAAGGAGCAAAAAGAAAATGGCTAGGATAGTAATATGTCCTGAATGCAAACGGGAGGTAGAAGTACGCTCTGGGTTTGCACATCATACTTTAAATAATCATATATCAAAGGAGCATAAGTAATGACTTATGAAATGTGTGCGGTAAAGCGGGGGCATTGGCAAGCAACTAGTTTTCACTGGTGTAATGAATGTCCACCATTAGATGAGTATAGAAAGCTTGAAAAACTACAAAAGCTTGCTTGGTCTAACAGAAATAAAAAGTTAAAGGAATCTAAACGCAAATGATCTTTGCTTACATTCTCTTGGTTATAATCATATCTGCAACAGTTTTAGGTTATATTGCTTTTTTGGTGGGGCTTGTATACGTTAAAACACTTGAAAGATTTAACTTATCACTTGAAGACATTATGAAAGAAGATTTTTGCGATTGTGCAGACTCTAAAATTGGTGATATGTCCTGCGAGATATGTGACACAGATTTGGCTAACTTTGCAAAAGATTGGCGTAAAAAAGAAGATAGGCGAATAGGCTTTTATCGTACTTATATGTGGGATGAAAACAAAAAATGGTGGCTATGTTGGCACTTTCAGTTTATGAAGTTTATTAAAATAAACTTTCCTAGAATACCCCTACCAAAAAGAAAGCAGTTATGGTAACAAAATTGAGCGAAAAACAGGATAAGCAAAAGATGCAAGAGTTGCTGGATCAGCAAAAAGGCATTACATATGAACCTGTAACAGATGAAGATTTTAATTTTTTTGTAAATGTATTGTTTGGAAACTATAAAGGTCCAGGATACAACCCAGAGTGAAAATCTATATTTCAGGTCCAATGACAGGGCATACAAACTACAACTTTAAAGCATTCTTTGATGCAGAGGAATTTATAAGAAGCTTGGGTTACGTAGCATTGAACCCAGCATGGCAAGATGGTTATACTCTTGAAGAAGCAGTTAAACACGCTAAAATCAGTGGTCATTCTTGGGGCAAGTATATGCGTGAAGATTTAAAAATGCTTATGATGGCTGATAGCATTTTATTGTTGGATGGTTGGCGGGAATCAAGAGGGGCAAAGTTAGAAGCAATAGTAGCACAAGCCTTAGATATGGATTTCTATAGACTAAAAGGCGGAAAAATGGTACCATATAACTATGAGCAAGTCGCAAGTTAGGCGGATAGCAAAGATGACAAGTAACACAGAAGCAGTAGCATTATTCTCTTTAGATAAGTTTACAGAGGGTTCAACAGCGTGGCTGTACTGGGCAGAGTTCAATGGCAATATTGATCAAGGCGAAGCACGTACAGTTGAAGAGGCGGAAGCAAAAGCATTTGCCTATCTATCTCAGTTTAAAGAGATTACAAACATCATCTCAAAGTACAAGCCAGAAAAAGAAGATTACAGGTTTGAACTAGACGAAGATCAATTATTATTAGGATACAAAGATGCGGATGAGTGGAAGCAGGCACAAGTTTGATTTACTGTCTTATTCCATTATGTTTAATCTTATTCTTTAGATTAAAGCTGGAGCAATTTGAACTTAGACAAGAAAAACAGATTAATGATAATTTGCGGGAGCAATTAAAAAGGCTAACAGATGTCAGAGATATATAAAGAAGCCTTTAGAGAAATAAATAAGATTAAACAATCTACCTGTTATTACTGTAAGAAAAAGGGTAAAACGCAGTTGGTAGCAGATGGTGCAATATTGCATTATGCATGTAATCAGTGTTATGAAACGCACGAGATATTGAGGCAAAAAAGGGGGAAAAATGAGAAAGAATAATAAGGAAGTTTCAGCACGTGGACATAAGCGTCATATGAAGAATGTGGCACGAAAGAAACGATCTGAGGAACTTAAGAAGTTTAATGACCTTGCATATAGAGTCAAGGCTATGCAAGCAATGGTAGAAGCTCAAAATAAGGCAGCGGAAGAGCAAAAGTGATAGCCTTAATACTTACAACAATGGGATTTGAAGCCTTATTTACAATAGGTTTATTATACTATTATGAAGATAAGGTTACCAAATTAAATATAGATTATAAAGAGTTAGAAGAAGATTTTATTGAGACATATAACGCATATTGTAATGTATCTGAACTTGCCAGTCAATATAACGATCTAGCGAGAAAAGCAGAGGATAAGGCAGGTTTATATGAAAATGCCTATGAATCAGAGCATAGTGCCATACATTATCAGTTGGAGATCAACGAAATCCTAGATGTGGATAATCAGGCCTTAAAAGCTCAGGTTAAGGCATTAAAGACGGAAAATTCTGCCCTTCGCAATGCCATGCCAATTCAATATGAATCTTCACAATGGGCGGGGATTGCCAATAATGTATTTCCAGCAGAAGAAAGATCAATTAAGACTACACTGGATATAGATAATCAACCAGACCTATTTGAATCTATGGAGAATTTTGAAGAATAAAGAAGAATGTAAGCATAAATGGACACTAGTTGCACAGCAAATGAAGTGCGATTATTGTGGTCAAATATACGAAGTAAAATGAGCGGAAAAGTAGGAGAAAATTAGGCGGGAATCCCTAAAGGATCTCGTCCAAATACGTGCCTATAATAGCTATAATAGATAAGGATAATATAATGGGTAAGAAGAATATCAAGATAGAACAATATGACCAAGAATCATGTAAGATCACATTTCCAGATGGAGCATCTATTATCCAGAAGGATCATGATATCAACAATATGGTCAAGGCATGGATGAGATTAGAGCAGAATAGATATGGAAAGAAATTTAATCTATAGGGCTATAGGTTGCTATCTGGCTATATAAAGTAGACTCGCTAACGCTCGTTTCCGCCCTTTTTATGGGCTATATGTGGAGCATTGTGGAGCAAAGTGGAGAATATACACAGTATTATGTTAAATAAACTCAGTTAGTATATATAGATAGATTGTATCAAGTTATAGAGCATACCATAATGCCCTTCGTAATGTCAAATCCGTGCGATATGATATATATCACATAAAAATATGGGTGATTTTGCACACATTTTTGACAATTTTGATATAATATTAGACAATTTTGATCTAAATGTATAGAATATCGTGTGAATTTTGATCGAAATCGTAATGTTTTTATTTTATTATACATTTTATATAAATATATGATCAAGATCACACAGATATCTCTTGACAAATGTTACCGTATATGCCTTCGTAATGTCTGGTATATTTCTTATACTGGCTTTGATATATTTTTATTAATGTGTTAGTTTAAACCAGCAAACTCCCCGTGAATTTTAAGCCCCTTCGTAATGTCTGGGTTTTTAGATCTCTGGCTCTGGGAAAAGAGAAAGGCAGTTCACGGAATGACTCGTGAACTGCCCTTGTATACCTAACTTGGCTGACACCTGAACGCTAGGATTTTGTTCGAATACCTATTATACCGACAGGTATTCGTTTGTGTCAAGTTCCATTCTTCCATATTCTCCCATTAGGCCCAACTCCTGCAGGGTGGTAAGCATGTACTTGCACAAATCGTGTGATTCTTTTAGATATAGTGGGACCGTATGTGCGGTGCCCATTTGGATTATGTAGTTTGTAAACAATTGGATGAACGATTCGTTAACATAACGAGATTCATTTAACATATGTCTTGCCATTGCTGCAGGTGAGACATCGTTGTGTCCAAGGCCTTCTACAAGCTTTTTATATGTACGCTCTTCTAGTTTATTCATCTACTTCCTCGCCCTCATAGTCTTGGATAAAGTCTTCACGGGACAACCATTGTACTACATCATATTCTTCTACGTCAAATCCGCCCCAAGGATCTTTAATAAACTTATTCCATACATCCTCTAAAGTAGTTCCAGGAACTGGGATAAGTTCTCCCCAAGAAGAATCCCCGTCAGATAATTCAATATCTTGAAAGACATCACGGGTGATGTCCCACATGTACAATAGGACCAACGGGGCATGATTAGGAAACTCCCATTTTAGATTATCTAGATATGAATTGGTTTGTACAAACATTGATGATGACATTAGTTGATCTCCTCAAAGTGCTCTATGTATAATATTTCGTTGTCATATACATCTACATCTGTAAATTTATTAATGGCTTCTAACCATTTTTCATCACAGATAAAAGTGATACGATAAGTCTTCATTACTTACCCGCCTTTGCAAATGCAATAGCATAAGTTAATTTATACAGTTCTGAGTATGCTTCTTCCACACCCTCCCAGTACCGTCGCTCCATGCTATCCATGGCCTCACCCGAAGCCTCTTCGTCCTCTATGGCGTCTGCTAATGCACTCTCTGCACGTGCCATTAGGACCTTAAGATGACCGTGCATGATATCCGCACCGTCCATACCTGCTTCAACCATACGTTGTAGATATGGGTCTAAAGTTAATTGGTCAGACATTATTTGCCTCCTGTAGTTGGGTTTGTTTCTGGTCGTATTCTACACTATGGACAGGGCATTCGTCAACTGCACTCGCCCAACCACATTGCGGACAAGGATAATCTGAGCAGTCTTCGCAAAACTCTAATGCATCACTAGTTGCATATTCACAGTCTTTACATTTGTAGTCATATTGATTATGACTAATTATTTCGCCTCTAAGGAATTCTGCTTCGCCACCCCAGCCTGTTTCTTCTTCGTAGCCTAACGTAAATAAAAGGTCGGAGAACTGTAAAGAAAGATTCTTAATAGCAGGCTCAGGATAACTCCAAGCAGTATTAAAGTTATAATAAACTACTTTATTATCACCGTTATTAATAGGGCCTTCCATATATGTTTCTGGATGGCTTTCAGTTACAGATATGGCTACATCCCATTTTGTTCCCCAGTTACGCACATTCCAGTCGTACCAATGATTTGAATCAAATCTAATAGGCTTATTTAAATCAACTTTTGGACTTGGACCATAATATGCATCCATGTCTGTTGGTTTAACTATATTCCAAAATGCAAAAACAGGGTTTGAATAAAGAGTATTTTTCTTAATAAAAGAATTGGTAGAAATATCCCATGTTTCGTGCATCACAGTAAATGGTTGATTAAGTTGAGATACAAGTTTATCTACAGATTCAGGACTACCTTCAATGGTTAATCCGTTATACACCCAGTTTGGCATTTGTCATTCTTTCTACTAGTTGGTCAGTATGGGTATTCTACTACATCAAGATATCAGATGTCAAGTCGTAACTGCACAGGTTCTGTGCGTAGGAAATCAATAATTAATTCAGTAGAATCAGTTGTCCACTCATCTACTGGTGTGTTTGCAGCAATAGCATTTGCTTCTGCCTCTGTTTCAGCCATTACCTTCTTTGATAGGTAAATTGATTGGGTTGCTAGTATCTCGTATTCTTTCATAGCCCTATTTTATCCTATCGTAAAAGGTTTTGTCAAGCCCCTCGTAAATGTGTTCAAGCGATCCTCCGTAATGTCCGTAATGTCGTAAATGTCCAAATTACTGGTCAGGCTCAGGCTACTCAAAGTAGCCCTCTGCCCAAAGACCCTGGAGAAAATCATTTGCTTTGGCTAGATTATCTGCAAGATCTGTTTGTGCGGGGGGAAGATAATTTAAAGCTAAATAAGTAGCATCAATCATCTTATTCAAATCCTCTAATTTATACCCCAACATGATACTCTAACACCTCACCTTGATATTCAATGAATGATGAAAATGAATGCCAGTTTCCTTCATCATTTACCTGTTGAGTTGTAAGGTCTACTTCAACTGTGGTATCCCAATACATTTGGTCTTCATCCGCAATATAAAGACCGAAGCCTGTTTCTTCATCCCGACCTTCTTTTGTTAGTTGGTCAATGATAATACGGAGAGCATATGAACTATCACCCATTTTTAATCTAGGTGTTGCCTTATCTAAGGCATTAGCCAAATCTTCACGCCATGAGTATTCTCCCCAATGACTATACAAAACAATCTTTGGCTTGTCTTCCTCGGTCTTGAAAACAAAATTAACTCGTGCTCCCATTATAGTATTCCTCCTAGTGCTATTACTGCGATTACAAAAATTGTGCCTAATAAAAATATGATTGCCATTTGCGTATCCTATCAGATAAGGGGAGGGAAGTCAAGACTTCCCTCCCAAGTGATTAACTAATTAGAGATACTGTGCGATTGACTTAAATGTGGAAGCATTAACTGTTTCCTCATCTGTCATTTTGAGAATACGAATTGCGTTCTCAATTTCATCAACAATTTCACGATAGTTGTGGTCGTGAAGTTGCTCAAATTGACGAGTAGGTTGAGCAGGAAAATCCTTGCCTTGTGTATCAACATCAAAGTCAATGTTAAGAGAGTTTGACCAACTACGATAATTGGTGCGGATATTTGTAGCAGAGTCAAACTTTGATAGAGCATAATCAAACAAAGCCTTATTCCAAGCCTTTAGTTCTTCTTGGAAAGCAGCCTCTAATTGCTTTTCATTTGCCTTAGTTGTTTTTATTGTTTCCAACTTTGTTTCCAAAGCGGCGATTACCTTTGGTGTTGCTACTTTAACTGAGATTGCTTTTGCCATTGTTGGGTTTTCCTTTTCTTTGTTAGGGGTTGAGGTTGTATTCTAACACAAGCGGGGTGCTTATGTCAATTCTTTCGGCGTGTCTGAATTGGTCTATGTGTCCTAGCATATTGGACTTCGTGCTTAGGGGCATCTGGTGTGATTGGTTTATGATTAAAAGCACTTAGGATTTTACCGCCAAAGGCTGTAATTATTCTAGCTAACTTCATCTCATCAGCACAAGTAATCTCTACCTGCATCCCACCCAGCATCTCATATTCAATTCCAGCGGTTAGGCATTTGCTAATCCCGTTCGCCATACGAGCAGGGGACGGGACTTCAATAACTGCTACTGCCATTAGTATTGCTCCTCTACTCGGTCTACATCAAAGTCGTGAACTGTGATTTCTCCACCATAGGCATCTACTGTGAGATTATTGCGAACAAGGTCTTCAACATCATATTCGCCTTCACGCATATCAACTTCGATAGTCATATTGACATTGACCCAAGCGGTTACTTCGATTTCCTTAGTTAGTGGAACATCAAAAATATCAGCAATTTTTTCAAGTGTGTCTTGGTCTTCTGAATCGTGAAATACATCATTTAGCAAAGTGCGTAGTTTTGACTCTTTGAGATACCAATTATTTTGTTGCTCTGTAAGGCTCTCATAGTTACGGCGGGATTGAGCAAGAGCCCACTCAATATCAGTTACCTTATCAGTAATATATTCAGTATTACCATCAGTAATCTTCTTATATGTAACCAACATATTTGGGTTATAAAGTTCAGCGATTGTTGTTTCCATAGTTTGTTCTTCTTTCTTTTGAGTTGGGTATATTGTAGCATCTACCACTGACATCAGAGTTAGACGCTCATAGCATTTAGAACAAATCTCGCTATGTGGATGACCATTAGATTTAATAGTCATCTCAATATGTGCATCGCAATTTGGGCATACATAATCCCATTTGAACCAAGTTTCTTTTACATTTTCCATAGGTGAGTATTATAGCAAGTTACCCATGAGTAATCAATTTAGACACGCAGACAAATCGGACATATCGGTCATCCGTAAATGTGTTTATAATCACATCCGTAAAGACTTGACATTATGGATTTTATGGGGCCAGCCCGCCCCAGCTGTTTTGTCAACTCGACACGCCGTGATGACCATTTAAACTTTGCGATTCCAACGGGACTTGAACCCGCAACCTCTACCGTGACAGGGTAGCGATCTAACCAATTGATCTATGGAATCAAGAGAGGTGAGGGGCTTTCGCCCCTCACAATTTATTAAGCGGTAAGTGCAAGAACCTGCTTAACAATTTTATTTTTTTCTGCTGTGATAACAGGGTCAAATCCGCTTGCACCTGCCATTAGCGAATCGCTGTTTCCCTTGCGGGCTGTGCGATAGTAATCAAGGCGTTCGGTTAGAGCATTTACAACGCCCCATGCTGTACCCTTGATATTAGCATTAGTAGGAGAGTTATGGTAAAGGTCATCAAGCAGAACAACCTTGTTTTCCCACTTCTTGATTGAACCCTTAACATCTGCCTCTGGCTTAGGATACATCTTGTTAATGATTTCGCTAAACTTAGCATTTGTCACTTCACGAGAGAAAAGTTCTTTTGCTTGTGTTTCGAATTCATCCATGTACGCAAGAGTTAGACCTAGAGTCTCACGAGCAGCAGCAATTTTTCCATCTACTGTCTGAGTGTGGCGAATCTTGAAAGATTGCTTAGCCTTACGCATAGCGAAATTAAGAGTGTTTTGACACATAACACGAACAGGGGTAATTGCAGATTGAACCGCAACTGAACCATCGTGTGAAGTGTAAACTACGAGATAAAGATTGGTAGTGTCATTAGCACCATTAGGGTCAAGAACCATAGTGCGGGGAATTGACATTGTGCCAAATACAACACGACCATTCTTTAGAGAACCTGCACTTTCCCAATTTACATCAGGGTTTCCATCATGTAGGTTATCTGCAAAAGAAAAGAGTTCTTCATTCTGAACAGCCTTATAGCGTGAGCCTACAACTGAGAGAACATCTTTTTGTCCTGCTGTGTAAGGGTTATCACGAACAACCAAAAAATTCTCGCTAACAGAATCATAGTTGTCTGGCAATAAATCTGAAACAGACTCAAGAGAAACATTCCAATTTGAGAGTTTAGCAGCATCTAGCATTTGTGCGGTTGTGACTTGCTCATCCTTAGCAAATACCTTGTTAGCAAAAGAGTGCCATGCAGGATTTGTGCGAAGTGATACAGCAAGAGATACAGAACCATCCTCAACTTCTGAGCGATGAACCTGTGACATTGGGTTAGTCATATTTTTTCCTTCTTTCTGTTAATGTATGCCTATTCTAGCAGATAAGGCTGACATCTGTCTACCCGTAAAGCCTAAGTTAAATAATGATTTGTCTGATATGTCCGTTTTGTCCCCGCCCATTCCATGTGATTAAAATCACGCCCCGTAAACGGCGTGTCGGCTTGACGGGCCAGCCCAAAAATCAACGGTTGTCAACTCGACACACCGCATTTAAAAATCTTTTTTAGAAAATATAAAATAAAAAATGCATGCGATAGCGAATGCAGATCCATAGACCAATACATATGCTACCGCTTGCATTTTATTCCCCACCCAAGTTAAATTAATTTAATACGGACCAATAGCTAATTCCAAGCTCGTCGCTGCAGTAACGTGCAACGTCGCTATGAGCTGTTTCATTATAAAAATATTTAACACGTTGGCCCTTGATCATGACCTTGAAAAAAATATCATCGTTACCGTCTTGATAAATTTTGCATTGATCATCTGCAAATACAGAATGCCATTGTGCACTGTTGACTGGTGGATGCTTTGCCATTTATTTAATCTCCTGTGCATAGTGCATTGCTTTGCCTAATGCGTCTTCTCTTGAGTTGGTATACTTTTTAATTACCTTGCCATTCTTCATGACCACGGCATAGCCGTTGAGGTCCTCATGAACCTCAACGCCGTTAATTGTTGCATATGGTGCTGACATTACGCCACCTCTTCAATTAAAATATTTGGCTCTTCGGTGATAGTATCCACAACTGAAGAATGCAATTCATTACGCATTCTAGTTAATTCGGAACCTGGCCAACCTGCTGAAAGAATTCTCTTCGCAAGTTTCATGAGATTATAATCAGGATTATTTTTTTCTGCAATTTCTAGCAGAGACTTAGCCAAGTCTGTGTTGCCTTGTTCAATATGATACATTGCAGAAATTGTGTCATATGCATATCCTTCTCGTGCATTAGTTACTCGTGAAAGATAGTTGACAAAATCAACGCATACCTGCATACCATAATCGGACGGGAGCCCAAGGAAGTAATCACGAATCTGCAAGTCATTATTTACGGCATAGGTAATCGTTAATAGCATATCATCAGAGACTTCAATCTCGTTGATAAATTGTTCAATTGCGAAATCAATTGTATCTTTGGCTTCGCCACGGGTTAGGGTTGTTGTCATGTTAGTTTCCATTCTTTGGTTGGGTTAAGGATGTTATTGTAGCAGGCACCACTGACATTTGCCATGTGGCTTTCTTGAAATTATCCCAAAGGGTATCCATTTCATTAAATAGATCTTGAGCAGACTTGTCAGACATTATTCCCCCTCATCATATTCTAAAGATAGCGGGAAGGAATCAGACTCCATTTCCGCCATCTGATAATAGCACTCAGGGCAGACATAATCATCGCCATAGATATCATACTCTTCTTCAGAGTAGAATACTTCGCTTGTACCGCATACTTCATAGTATAGGCAGGCTACTTCAAAAATAGTTTCATTAGTCATTATTTGACCTCTTCTAGTGTTAGGCAAAGTGGGTTGCACTCGCAATAATCAAAATCAAAATCACCATCTGGAGATACCCATCCAGTAATTCCTTGACCATAGCAGTTATCGCAGGACTTGAAGATACACTCCCAGCAAGTAGAATCGGAAGTATAGGGAGCGTCATATACTGAAATATCAGATAAACGCTTATTGCAATCTTTGCAATATGTGGCAACAGTAGACATTTAATGCCCCTTTCTTTTCTTGATATCGGAAGTATAGCAGAACCCACTGACATTATCTAGTTGTACCCGCCAGTATTTGGGAGATTAAAATCACACCCCGTAATCGGCGTGTCGAGTTGACAGGGGCCAGCCGCACTCGGGCGTGTCGCATAGCTATGCAATGTTATAAATATTTATTCAAATTTATTTTTATATTTATTTTTACGTGTATATTTTTTCTTGTTACGAATTGGAGTTGCAGCATTTGATCTCCGCAACTCTTGAACACGATTTACTTTATTCATTATTTTCTCCCGCAATTTCACGACACTTCTCACATTCTGATTCTATTCCGCCAAGGTGAATTGTTGTTGCCATTACTTTCCACCAACTTTTCCGCTACGATAAAAAATCTTTGTGTACATTTTTCCATCAGGTAAAGTTAAATTGTAGGTTGCATATTCATCTGCAAATCCCCAATCGGTGCAACGACCAAACGAGTCAAACGCATCAAGTGCATCAGCATAAGAGTGAATAGAGTGTGGGACGGGATTTCCGTCATAGGTTGTTGTAATTTTGTACATTAGTTGCTCCATTCTAAAGTTAAGCACTTACATTTATTTATAGTTATTGTATCACCTTGCACTGACATTGTGGCAAGGGTATCACATTCATCACATATGAAAATTTTATCAGACATAGTAAGCCATTTCTGTGAGTAGATGAGCATAGCCTGTTGAGTCAGACTTTAGAGATAATTCGCAAGGCTGGCATTGCCACTCATAGCGAATTGTTTTACCCGTTCCAAGTGTAGCGATACACATATGGGTCATCTTTTGAGAGCATACTGGGCAATAGGCAGAAATTGTCTGCCCTAGCCCACCAATTTTAATTGTCATAGTAATTCACTATCCAATCCGACATAAATTGTTGTCCAGAAATCTTCTGGAATAAACTTATGCACTTCAGGGTTATAAGTAGGGCGAACCTTGCAAGCATAAGCAAGATAACCCTCAGGGGTAGAGTGGTGCATATCCTTTCGGAAATCTGCATATTGGATTATGCCTTGTCCTTTTGAGGACTTTACATATTTGCCTTCTAAGGCTTCTGAGATTAGCATTAAGTTGCCACCTTTCTTTTTGTTGATAGTTGGAATTATATCAGATTATACTGACATTATCTAGGCGACACGCCGAGATTTGTTGCAAGTAGTTGGTGTGATTCGCATCACTTTTGACCATTTATTAAACTTGCCAGCAGGGGAGCAATTTACACGCTCACCCGTGAAACAATTTGTGCAATACAAACCTTCGTGTGCATATTCGCAAACTTTGCAAACACGAACAACGGCGGGGGTAGTGGATTTTACTACCATTGGAGCATTATTCATTAACGCCCACTCAAGAGAAATCTTTACATCGCTTGGAGCATACTCAAGCGGAACAAAACTATCATTTACTTTTACTTCTAGTGTAGCCATTTTATGACCACCTTTCTTTTTTAACTGTTTAACTATCGCTAGTTTAACATACTTTTTCGCTACTATCGAGTATACTGGGGAGTAGTCTCAATATTTGGAGCGTGTACTTTGTGAAGTACATCACATTTTTTATATCTTTATTTAATTTTATAACTGGAAGTTTATCAGATAAAATCGAAAAAATCAAGCGACACGCCGTAAGTTTTAGGTTAATTTAAGATGAACAATAATCCACAGCTTGTGGATAAATCTGTGTATATCGAATGTCTTAAATGCCGTAAATGTCCGATTTTTTGGGCCAGCCCCTCGGCTCGGCTTTGTCAAGCCGACACGCCGTTATTTTTTTTTATTTTTTAATAAAATTAGGCGTAGCAATTTTGCTACGCCTAAGCTTTTATTTTTATTTAGTGATTTGTGTTTTTAAAACACTCGTCCCAAAATCTATCGCTATTGAATCGCTCGTTATCTGATGCGAACATTTCGATGAAATCATTTACTAGATCTTCTAGCACTTCGAGTTTAATTTCTGAAGCATAAGAATTAATAATTTCAGCGGTTGAAACATAGTCCTTGCGTGACATTGACATAATTAGTTTTCCTTTCGTGTTTTGTGAATTAGGCGGGAGTGTCGTTATTAGTGTGCAGTCCCGCCTAAACTTATTTTATTTTTACTTCGTTGTCTTTACCATAGCAATACGCTTTGAGCCATTTGCTAAAGTTAGACCAACACGAGTTACTTTATTTGATACAGGAGAGAACGAGTTAATTCGTCCAGTTACGCCTGTCTTTGATGTGGTGAATAAATCTCCGATTTGATAAGTGTATCCGTGTAGTGTCATTCTTTTTTTCCTTTTCTTTGTTGGGTATTAGTTGAGCCTTTTTCCGACTTGCTCAGGTCGTTTAGCGATTTGCTAAACTTTACTTGATTGTGACAGTTGTCCAGCGGTCTTTGCCGTCAACTTCCAACTTCACACGAGATTGGTTAGGCTTTACATTTACAATTTCCTTAATTGTTCCTGTTACCTTTGAGCGTTGTGTGGTGAATAGGTCACCGATTTGGTAAGTACGATTTTCGATTGTCATTTATTTATTTTCCTTTTCTTGTTGTTGTTAATAGTAGTCTACCATAGACCACTGACATTAGTTTCCGCCACTAGTGCTAGTGAAACTAGAGAACGATTTTTTACAGCCTTGATATGGGCAATAGATATGGCTAGGCTTGTGATAGTGATAAGTGTAGCGACCTACACTAGACAGGCTATAAGAATGATGGCTTGTGCCACGAGCGTTAGCAACGGCGGGAATTAGAGCGAGTGCTAATCCTAGTACGATAATCTTAGTTTTCATTTTTATTCTTTCCCCATTCTTTATCGGTTAGTAGTTTAGCAGATAGGTACGACACTAGCAATAGTGAAATGAGAGTTAAACTATTTATAGTCATTAGAGCACCTCGTCTACATCAAACGCAGGTACGGGGATAAATACAGATTCTGATTCTGATTCTGCTAGTTCATCTAGCATTGATTGATAATTGTCTGCTAGTTCTGACCAACGGTCTTTATTATTATTATCGAATGAGTATGACATATTAGTCACCTTTCTTTTTTTATAGATAAACCTTTTATCTATCTTTCCTTGCCTAGTGTTATTTGCTCTTATTTGCTTAGGCTCACCTTTCGGATTATTTGCTAAGGCTCAGAGGCTCAACTAGGATTTTTCTTTATTTAATTTGTATGACTGGAAGTCTATCAGATAGGGCTGACAAAATCAACTCGACACGCCGTGCCGTGATTGTGACTTACGCCACAAACAGAGCGTGATAACGCTTAGCGATTAGGATAGCCTTTGGATTAGGCTGACCCCAACGAGAGCCATTATCTACACTAGGATACTTAGCGTTAATACGCTGAGCGATAGTGATAGGCATTAACTTAGGGCGGGGAGCATAGCCACCTGCCTCTAGACCAAAATCTTTAGCAATATCCATACGGATTTCATTATAGTAGTTATTTAGTGAAGTCATTTTGACTTCCTTTCTTTAAGTTAAACTAACAACCTTTGTTAATTTCTTATAGTGTAACTATAACACACACCACTGACATTTTCAACTCCAAAATGCGTACAAATCGGACATCTTTTAAAAAAACTTTGTGAGATAGACCACATCTTTAGGGTACATACCAGGGCAATTTGGACATTTCGGGCGCACTATTCAAATTTGATTTTTTGTTTTTAAAAGTGAATCATGCATTTTAAAAATCCATTAACATTTTGATCAAATCTAATTTAGTGTGATACACGTTACATTGTAAAAAATTGGTGGAAATGTGCTACAATATAGCATATGAGTTTTATAGAAAGAATGAAACAAGCAAGATTAGAAGACGACAAAGTTGTTCATTTTAAGAACGCTTTTCCTGTTGTGCCTAATTTTGAAACTTTTGTAAAAAGCAGTCAGATGGTACCAAAAAGTAAGCTTAGAAAAGAAAATGAATTTTTGACAATTTACTACACTGGAGAAAAGCTTCCTATGCTTTATGCCTTTAATGGGTTTAAAGAATTTGAGGATGCAATGCTCAAAGCTTTTGGACTCTATCTTTGGAACGAACCAGTAATGATCTATTCTCAAACAACAGAGCATGGGTCGGGACTTTTTATGCATGTTGATCCTGGTAAGCAAATTCACTGGAATTGCATAGGAAAAGCATTATGGACAGTTATAGAAAATGGCAAGGAAGTTAAGTATATTATGGAACCAGGAGATGTAATCTATATTCCTGAAGGATGGAAACATGGAGTTATTACATTAGAAGCTCCCCGAGCTGGTATGATTTATACTGGTTGGTCAAATGACCAAATTAAGAACTTAAATCCTACTACATTAGAAAGATATTAATTGAATTACACACAATTAGCAAATATGATTGACCATTCATTGCTACAACCTACTTTAACTGAGTATGAAATTGCAGAAGGCATTAATTTGGCCTTAAGATATGGTGTAAAATTAGCAATGGTAAGACCAACACATGTACAATTTGCAAAAAATCTCAGTCAATCGAGTAGTTTACAAATTGGAACAGTCATTGGATTTCCTTTTGGCTATAATACTCATGAAGTAAAGATGTTAGAAGCTAAAATTGCGGTAATGCATGGAGCAGATGAGTTTGATATGGTCTTAAATATCGCTGCATTGAAGTCAAAACAGTATGATGTGGTGGTAAAAGACATTGAAACTGTAAAGCAAGCAGTAGAAATGAGACCTTTAAAGGTAATTTTAGAGACTGCATACCTTACAGATGAAGAAATTGAGCAAGGATGCTGGTTATCTGAGCAAGCTGGAGCTAATTTTGTGAAAACTTCAACAGGATATGCTCCTGAAGGTGCTAAAGTTGAGCATATTAAGCTCATGAAAGAGTCGGTATCTGAAAAAGTAGAGGTAAAAGCTGCGGGGAAGATCAGAAGTTTAGATTATTTACTAGAATTATATGATGCAGGAGCTACAAGATTTGGATTAACAGCAACGGAGGCTATCTTAAATGACTTTATCTCAAGAAACAAATAATTGTAACAGATGTGGTTATTTTAAAGCTAGATTTTTAAGTATTAAAGATGGAAAAACTTTGCGATTTTGTTTATCATGCGTTCAAAAGATGAGATCTTCTGAAAACGAGGCAGATCACGATAGTGTATCTGCTTAGCGTGTTTTAAAAAATATCTTTTAGGCATTTTCTTCATCTTCTTCAAATACAAAAGATGGGGCGGGAGCTAGAATCTGTCCAGATTCGTGCAATTTAGTCAAAGCAGTAGCATCAGCACCTAGCTTATCAGCAATAATGGACAACATATCATAATTCCTCTGGCTTTGAATAAATATAGCCCCTAATAGCTCTCTCATATTAACTAATATATCAAAGGCTTCCTGGTTTATAATCTCTTCCCCCAAATTACCCACCTAATATCTCCTTGGTTATATAATCCCATTTGTTGGCTTCCATTCCCGCCGAATTATTGATCACTAGATCATTATCTTCGTTATTCATAGTATATAGCCAAGGCTTGGGATTATCCAAATCTATCTTCCCCACCAAAATTAAATCTTTTCCATCTTTTATCTCTAAAGTAATGGCAAAATTATCTTCATACTTGTCATGAGGCTCGATATAAGCTCTTTCAATGCGAATCTTTGCCATGTCCAGGATTAGCCAGCAAAGGATAATCTTCTTCCATCATATTATTAAATTCTTCTGATCCGAGCCAAAAAATATTTTCGAGCACATTCCAAGAAAAATTGAGTGCATTGCCCATATAATACTCAAATGCCCAAGATAGTACTTCTGAATCCAGTTTCCGTCCCGCCTCAATCAATTTTGTGTATTGAACTCCACGTACTGACCGAGTAGTAAATATAGAATTACTTCTTGACGGTTTAAATGATTCAGGCATATCGGGATTTGTTAACCAGTCGCATCTAAATATTGCACAAGGGCTATCAGGACGCTTTTCATATACTGTGCATCCTTCTCCAACTTTTACAAATGCACAAGGTTTACGACCAACCTCATCTATACCCATCCAGACTGTAGGGGTTCCATCTTTTAGGTTGATATCAGCCCTCAAATGCCCTTCACAGCATTTTGTACAGTCCCCGCAGGACCTACCTTCAACTATAGGTAGAAAATCCATGAGATCCTACTTTCGGCTCAATCGTTCGGCCAAATCTTTAGGTGTTACTAAAGCATGTTGTTTAACTGAAAGCTTAATTCCTACGTGCGAATAGGTCCAGGCTACTAGTTGTGAGCAGATAACGCTATTCTCAGCTTCAGCTCTCTTTACAGCAGGAAATAAGCTAATTCCAAGGCACTTAAAGCCAAGAGCAATAATTGACCAAACGCCATATTTAAAATGTTCAAAATGTTTTGCAAATTCTACAATATTATGTCTTTGATCTTCTGTTAAAGATGGTTCATCGCTCCACATAAGTGGCTTGCCATCATACTTTGAAAGATTTTGAATTGAAACTCCCGTCGGACGGGCCTCAATAATTTTGCCATCGCCAATATAGATTCCAGCATGATTCCATTTAGACCATGTACCTAATTGAATTAACTTTGCTGCCCAACCTGTAGTATGTACTACAAAGTAATCTCCAACAACTGGTTCATGTGACATTGACTATCTCCTTTAAAATGTTTTCGTAAAGTTGTAGGCCTGCTTTTTGTTCATACCCACATGCTGTACAGTATAACACGATATCTTCACTTACCATTTTGTGAACTAGCCAATAAAGGTACCCATCGTTGTGAGCATACTCACTTTGATGATTAGGGCAGTACAAAGGTTTAACTTTGCCTGCCCTAGCCAAATTGTAATACTGAGAAAAGACTTGTATCTTCATCAGAATGCGATATTTGCCTGTTGAAAAATACTTGAGACGTATTGGAAGACAGTAGGATTGCCTGGTACTGGTTTGAACCAAGTCTTTACATTGCCCGCCCTTGATGGGCAAAGATGGGCTGCGACGGCAGCGGGCCAAGAACCGTAAGTTTTATATGACGATTTTAGTTCGGCAATCATACGTTGATCCTGTACCCATTCTGGTGCATCGCATGCACTCTTATATCCCATAAAGTTGTTCCACGTATCTTGCATGTACTGATAGGCACCACATGCACTACTGGAATAAGACTTGCGATAATATGCGTTAACCCCGCCAGTTTCCACTGACTTGATTGCATTTGCTAGTCTTGAAATTATTACTCGCTGATCTACTCTTTGATTTAAATTTAGCTTGATGCTATAAGCGGGCATTAAAAAAGTTTTTCCAGAAGACAGATCATTAATTAAATAATCTGTGTTACTGTTTTTTTCTTTATTATTATTTAATATATCTATATTAATAATATTTTTAATATTAACTAAATTAGTATATTTATTAATATATAATATATTTTTATTATACACTATTGCTTCTTGCATTTGTGCTGCATGTGCGGGATTGATGCCAAAAATCATTGTGATAATACTCACACCAATCATTACCCATGCTGTTCTTATCCTTGTTTTGTTCTCATTGTTCATTTTGAACCTCCTTGAGGAAAGAGTAGTAAAATCTATCGTATCATGATATACTGGGAAAAACAAGTCAGGAAATCAATGAAAGTATCTTTTACTGGTGCTCCAGAGTATATGGATCGCAATGTAGGCTATGGTGAAGCATCATTTCACGTATATAATGAATTTACTAAAAATGGAATTGAATGTTTAATTAATTCTGCAAAACCAAATATTGGTATAGCATTTTCTCAACCACAAGATTATAAATTTGGATTAAATCAATTTAAAATCGGATACACCCCATGGGAATCAACAGATCTTTATGTTGGCTGGGATCATATTTTTAATAAAGTGTGTAATGAAATTTGGGCAACATCTGAATGGGTAGCTCAAATATATAGATCTAAAACTACAACTCCTGTATTTGTATATGAGCATGGTATTGAAGATGAATGGATTCCTAAGAAAAGAGTTTTAGATCCTTCCCGCCCTTTTAGATTTTTACATATTGGTGAGCCAGCAGTTCGAAAAGATGCTCAATCAGTAGTCAACGCTTTTATTGAACTATATGGCGATGATCCAAATTACGAGCTTGTTTTAAAATGCAGCAATTTAAATACAACAAAAATTTTTGACCCAGTTACAAAAGCAGTAATTGGTTCACCAAATGCATTTTATAAAAATATTAAAATTATTGAATCATTTTTATCGGTAGAACAAATGAAAGGTCTATACGATTTATGTGATGTATTTGTTTATCCATCTTGGGGAGAAGGTTTTGGTTTTAACCCTTTACAATCAATGGCTTCAGGAATGCCAACTATCTGCACCGAAGGCTGGGCAACATATAAAAGATTTATCATTATGCCATTAGATTCAGATTGGCACCCATCTCCTTGGCAACAAACTCACCCTGGCTCTATGTTAAAACCAAAATATGATGATTTAAAATTTTACATGAAAGATGTTGTAAAAAATTATGAAAAATATGCAGAACAAACTTATAAAAATGCATTTTTAATTCATAAAGATTACAACTGGGAAAAAGTTTCTAAGCCAGCTATTAAAAGGCTTCAAGAAATTGAAAAGCAATATTTCAATTAAAAAAATGTGCTACAATTAAGTTCTAAATTCAATCTAACTAGGAGAACCAATGTCTAATACTATCGAAAATCCATATGAAAATTTTATTGCTTTATCTCGATATGCAAGATGGTTAGAACACGAAAATCGTCGTGAGACATGGGGTGAAACAGTAGATCGTTACTTTAACTTTATGGTCTCAAAGTTAAAAGAAAATAATAATTATTCTCCTGACCCAAAGATTGTTGCAGAGTTACGTGATGCAGTATTTAATCGTAATGTAATGCCATCTATGCGTTCTATTATGACTGCTGGTCCAGCACTAGAAAGAGAAAATGTTGCTGGATATAATTGTTCATTTATTCCAGTTGATAATCCTAGATCATTTGATGAAGCAATGTATATTCTTATGTGTGGCACTGGTGTTGGTTTTTCTGTTGAATATAAATATGTTAATAAACTCCCCGTTCTTCCAGAAACATTAGACAAATCAAACACAACAATTATTGTTAGTGATTCAAAAGAAGGTTGGGCTAAAGCTTATCGTGAACTCCTTGGACTTTTATGGGCAGGACATATTCCTCAAGTTGATATAAGTAAAGTTCGTCCTTCAGGTGCTCGCTTAAAGACAATGGGAGGAAGATCTTCAGGACCACAACCATTAGTTAATCTTTTTGATTTTACAATTAAAGTTTTTAAAGGAGCACTTGGTCGTCAACTTAAGCCAATTGAAGCTCATGACATAATGTGTAAAATTGGAGAAGTTGTAGTTGTTGGAGGAGTTCGTCGTTCAGCATTAATTTCTCTTTCTAATATTAATGATATTGAAATGGCAGCAGCAAAAGCTGGTAACTGGTGGGAATCAAATGCCCAACGTGCTTTATCAAATAACTCTGTTGCTTATTCTCGCAAACCAGAGATGGCACAATTTATTTCAGAATGGAAGTCTTTATATGATTCAAAGTCGGGCGAAAGAGGTATCTACAATGTGGCAGCAGCCCAAGCTCAAGCAGCAAAGTACGGAAGACGTAGTGCAGATATTCACTATGGAACTAACCCTTGCTCAGAAATTATTTTACGTCCTTACCAGTTTTGTAATCTTTCAGAAGTCGTACTTCGTGAAAAAGATACAGTTGAAGATGTTGCTAATAAAGTCCGTCTTGCAACAATTCTTGGGACATGGCAATCAACTCTTACAGACTTTAAGTACATTCGTAAAATTTGGAAAGACAATACAGAAGAAGAGCGTTTATTAGGAGTTTCTCTTACTGGACAGTTTGGACATAAGTTCTTTTCTGGACAAGAAGGATTAGATAAACTCGGAGATGTTTTAAGCAGACTTCGTGAATATGCAGTTACAACAAATATTGAAGAGGCAGAGAAAATTGGGATTCCCGCCTCAGCAGCAATTACTTGCGTTAAGCCTTCGGGCACAGTATCTCAATTGGTCGGGGTGTCTTCAGGAATGCATGCATGGCATTCAGAGTATTATATTCGCACAGTTCGTGGTGACAAGAAAGATCCTATCACCCAGTTCTTACAAGATTCAGGTATTCCTGCAGAAGATGATGTAATGAAACCAGACGCTACTACTGTATTTTCATTTCCAGTAAAAGCACCAAAAAATGCTATTACAAGAGATAAAGTTTCAGCATTAGAACAACTTGAAATTTGGCTTGTTTACCAACGCCATTGGTGCGAACATAAGCCATCTGTAACAATTTCTGTAAAAGAAGATGAGTGGATGGAAGTAGGTGCTTGGGTGTACAAGCATTTTGATGAATGCTCAGGAATTTCATTTTTGCCATATTCAGAACATACTTATGTACAAGCTCCTTATCAAGAAGTTAATAAGGCTGCATATGAAGAAATGGTTGCAAAGATGCCAAAATCAATTAATTGGGCTGCTTTGTCAATGTATGAACTTGAAGATAGTACTACAGGGACACAAGCATTAGCTTGCGTATCTGGAGAATGTGAAATTGTTGATATTGGTCAAAACTGATATAATTTAATTTAAGAACCCCTGTTTCTACGGCGAATACGTGGCAGGGGTTTTTCTATGAATTAACAAATTAAAATGCTATAATCAATACTGAAATACTTTAATATAGAGGTGTGTCCGTGAATCAAAAAGAAGTCAACTATAATGTTATTCAGGGTGATTCATTCACTTTGAGTATTACCTATACAGACTCAAATAATATTCCTATTGATTTAACTGGATATACCGCAACTATTGAAGTAAGAGATAAGCCAGGCGGTAAAATTGTTTGTGCAACGGGAATAATTGGAAGTGGAATTACAATTCCAAATCTTCAATCAGGTATCATTCAAATTAATCTACCACCTTCAATGACAAAAAACTTTGTTCTTCCAAGAAGTGCTTATCAAATACAACTTACCAGCAGTGGTGGAATTGCTCAAACAATTCTTCAAGGTTGGCTTTTAGTTGAACCAGGGGTGATTATGTAATGGCAGAAAATGTAACAGTTATCAAACAAGATAACATTGCTAACATTTCTTCTACAGGAGTCCAAGGTCCTCGTGGAAGCATTATTTATAGTAATGTTGGTACACCAAGCTCAACTTTAGGAGTTGTTGGTGATTACTATATTGATTCTGCTTCAAAACAATTTTATGGGCCAAAAACCCAAAATGGCTGGGGAACACCAAATTTTCCAATTGGTGGACAACAGATCTACATTGGAACAACTACACCATCAAACACAATAGGATATCCTAGTGATATTTTTATTGATTCGTCAAACAATACTGTTTATACAAAACTAGGTGACTCATGGAATGCAGGACAAGTTCTTGTAAATCCATCAAATTTTTCTTATATTTACGAGCAGCAAACAAACAGCACGACCTGGCATATAAACCATAACCTGCATTATCGCCCAAATGTGCAAGTCACGGATTATGGTCAGAATAATTTAGAATGTGATATCACGCAAATTGATGCAAATAATATTGAATTAGATTTCAATACACCTGTATCAGGCTATGCGTATTTATCATAATCAAAAGGGAGAGTAACAAAACATGGCAAAAACGTTTTTAACAAATATTAATCTTAAAGGAAATCAGCTATTAAATGCTGTAATCCATTCAGCATCATCTGCACCATCAATTTATAATGCAGGTCAACTATACTTTAGCACCACCGCAAACAACAATCGTGGTGCCCTTTACCAATCATATTGGTCAAACTACCCAACAACCCCAGCAACTTATGCTTGGGAGCAAATTAGCTCTACCTACAATACAGTAAGCTCTGTAAACAACTTTACTGGAGCCGTAACAGTAGCAGGAACAAGCAATCAAGTAGTTGTATCTAATGCCACAAATACAGTTACTATTTCTCTTGCCTCTGCTCTTACATTACCAGGATCATTGGCTGTACCAAACGGTTCAGCAACAACATTGGGCGGAACTCTTACTGTAACAGGCGGTAAGTCAACATTTACTGCTTCAACTACAGGTGGAGCATCAATTAATATTCCAGTTGCAACATCTGCACCAACTGCACCAGTAGCTGGTGATATTTGGTTAGATTCAACAGCAGGATTTAAGGCTTATTACAACTCAGGAACACATACAATTGCTGATCTTGATTCAACACAAACATTTACAAATAAATCTTTGTCAGGATCAACAAATACATTTACAAATATTCCTAACTCAGCACTTGTACACCCTTCAATTACAGTAACCCCAGGAACTGGAATTTCTGTAAATGGTGGTACATCAACTGTAACAACAAATCTTGGCGATACATTAACTATTGCTAATACAGGTGTTACAAGCGTTGCTTTGTCACTCCCATCAATCTTTACAGTAAGTAATTCACCAGTAACAACAACTGGAACACTTACAGCAACACTTAATACTCAAGCAAAGAATACAGTTTTTGCTGGCCCAGCAACTGGTTCAGATGCAACACCAACATTTAGGTCTCTTGTAGATGCTGATATTCCTGCATCTGTTGCAAGACTTGCATCTCCAACATTTACTGGAACAGTAACAATTCCAACACTTAGCTTAACAAATGCTCTTAGTGTTACAAATGGCGGTACTGGAGCAACAACAGCAGCTGGTGCACGTACTAACTTGGGTGCAGCAGAATCTGGAGCTAACTCAAGTATTACAAGCCTTTCAGGTTTAACAACAGCTCTTTCAGTTGGACAAGGTGGCACAGGTACCTCAACAACTCCTACATCAGGAAAGATTTTAATCGGTAAAGCAGATGGAACTTATGCAGTTGCTACACTTTCACAAGGTGCAACAAATGGCGTAACAATTACAAATGGCAGCGGTTCAATTACTCTTGATACAGCTCAAGATATTAGATCAACAGCTACACCAACATTTGCTCAAGTATATGTTTCTGCAGATCCAAGTCAAGCTCTACAAGTTGCTACAAAGCAATATGTTGATAACTTAGGAACAGGATTTAACTCACACGATGCAGTAGAGGCAGCAACCACAGCACCATTAGGATCAACTTATGGAACAGTAGTTTATACTGCTGGAACAGCTGATAATGGCGGAGGTTACGGTGTAGGTGCAACACTTACATCTGGAATTAACGGTGTATTTACAATTGATAATTACACACCAGATCAATATGATCGTGTTCTTATTAAGAATGAAACAAATGCAACATGGAACGGTATTTATGTTGTAACAAATACTGGTAGTTCTTCAAGCAAGTGGGTACTTACTCGTGCAGTAGATTCAGATAACCATATTGCTGGACAAGTAGCACCTGGAGACTTAGTATTCGTTGCTGTAAACACAAGCGAGTATGTAACAGTACCAACACAAAATAACACTGGTTGGGTAATGAACACCCAAGGAACAGGAAACAAACAATCTATTGTTATTGGAACTGATCCAATTAACTGGACACAGTTCTCTGGTTCTGGAACAATTACAGCTGGAAATGGTATTTTGGTTGTTGGTTCACAAGTTTCAGTATCATTAGGTTCTTCTTCTGACACAACAAGCACGGGACCTACAAGTAATTCAGGTCTTTCCCTTTACAACGGAACACTTCAATTAAATCTTAATCCCGCAGGTGGTTTGTCAACAACAAATAGCGGATTAAAGGTAAATGTTGGAACTGGTCTTGCAATTTCAAGCAATAACATTATTCTTTCATCTGATACGGTTTCACAAACTGCAACAGGTGTTAGCGGTGGAGCAAGAACATATGGAATCCAAAAACTATCTGCTACAATTACGGGTAATAACTCAGCATCTAGCTTTGATATTGTTCATAACTTATCAACAAGAGATGTTACAGTTGCTGTTTATCAAGCTTCAGCATCACCAGATACTCAATGGGCTGAAGTTGAAGTAGATATTACTCACAAAGATACAAATACGGTAACAATTGGATTTGCATCTGCTCCATCAACAGGAATTCTTTACAACGTAGTAATTACTGGATAATTTAGGAGTCCCACTTGGCTAAATCATATTTAACAGCTTTGCAAGTAGCTCGTTTAACTACCGATCCATCTGTGGGACTTCCTGGTCAAGTTTATTTTAATACAACTACAAATAAATTTCGTGGGTATACAACATATTGGCAAGATTTAGGTTCAGGTTCAGGCGGTGGCGGTGGAACTGGACAAATATTTGTTAATTATCAAGGTAATTCAATTGTTAATAATCAATATTTTGTTATAGGGTCAAAAACAAATGCTCCAGCTCAACCTCTTGTTGGAGATATGTGGATTGTTACAGATGATCAATCTACAATCCCACCAAACCTTTTGTATCAAGGAGCAGGATCTGCTCCAGACCCAACACAATATCAATTGTGGGCAGACCCATCAGATTATGGTGGAGCATTATTTTATACTTCATCGGTTGCACCAACAAATCCATATGTTGGAGAGTTTTGGGCAAGTAATGATATTACAAGCAATAATGCTGTTACTATTGCTACAACTGCTCCAGATCCTACTATTTATGAGTTTTGGGCAGATCCAACAGATACAACTAATGTAGCTCAATATGCTCAGATTTATACAACATTTTCTAATTTTCCAGACCCTTCAACAGTCCCTGGCAGAATTGTTCAAGAAGCACAGTTTGGAAAAGTTTATTATGCATATAATGGAAACTGGGTGGGACTTTCAACAATTTCTGACGCTAACTACTTGTTAGATTCAGTTAATCAAACAGCAAATTTTGCATATAACCTAAGTTTAAAAAACTTAGATAATTCAGCATTAGAATGGATGTCAGCAGGTTTAGTATAATATTAGGTTTTTAAGCTTAAGGTGATATAATTCTAAAAGGAGTGTGATGTAATAAATGTCTTTAAAATATTGGAACGGTAGTGCTTGGGTAGTCGTTGCTGGCTCACAACCAGGTGCACAAGGCCCAACAGGTCCAACAGGACCAGCGGGTTCCTCTGCAACAATTGCAATTGGAACAACAACAACTCTTGCATCAGGACAAAATGCATCAGTCACAAACTCTGGAACTGCTTCAGCTGCAGTTCTTAATTTTTCAATTCCAGCGGGTGCAGCTGGTTCACAAGGACCACAGGGTGTTGCGGGACAACGTGGCTCATATGCTTATACAGGAATCGCTGACCCAGTAGTTGGAACAAATCCAGCATCGCCAGCAGCATTAGATACATATTTAAATACAACAACAGGAAATTATTTTCAATATAGTGCAACACCTACACCTACATGGACATTGCAGGGAAATCTTAAAGGACCAACAGGTTCACAAGGTGCAACTGGTGCGACTGGCCCAACGGGACCTTCAGGAAGTGCATTAGCAAACTCAACATATGCAGCAATGCAGTTGTATGCAAATGATGCACAATTAAATTTAGGAATTTGGTATCCAAAATACACAAGTACCTTAACACAATCACAATTAACAAGTAAGTTTGCAGCAAGCAGCTACTTATTTTAAAGGAGATATAAAATGGCAAGAAGAATGATTGAAAAGGTATACTACACCTTTAATCCAGCAACAAATACGATTGTAATTCCTCGTATTGTTAGACAAGATAGATTAATGTTGATTACTAACACTACACGTGGCACAGTAATCTATAATTTTGCAGATAATACATTAAATGCAAACTCTTTTACTATTACTGGTGGTTCAACAAACACTCCAACAACAACCATTAATCTTAAATACAATTGTTCTGCTATGTCGTCAACTGATTCACTTGCCATTATTGTTGATGAAGAAGCAGAAGTAATGACATTTACAGAAACACTTCTTGATCCAGTTAATAAGTTGCGTGTAGCAGCACCTCAGTCTCTTATTGATACTGACTTTGAATATGGTATTCAAGGTTCTAAATGGGAAGCATTAGTTCTTGCTGCTAATTACCCATCATTTTTTGCTAAATCAACAGGTGGTAACTCTTTTGATTTAGTTTCTATTACTGGAGATGGCTCAGCACCATATTCATTAATTACTTGCGTTGTTTCTTTCCCACAATCAAACTTAAACGTAGGAGATATTATCTCTATACAAGAAGCTACAAATACTCTTGCTGAAGGAACTTACCCAGTAGCATCTGTTTCTGCAGATGGATATACCTTTACGTACAAAGCCTCTGGAGTTGTTTCAGGTTCAATTAAAGATGGAACTTTAACAAACGTTTCGGGTGGTGGAATTTATGATTCTGCTCACATCCCAGGAGGCACTACAACCGCTGGCCTTAATGCATGGACAGCATTTTCAGACGGTGCAGCAAATTCTACAATTACTGTAATTACTCCAACAGCACATGGATTGCTTCCAGGACAACCAATTCTTATTGGTAATCAAAATGCAGCATGTACTATTCAAGGTCAATATAGAATTATTAACGTTCCAAATCCAACAACGTTTAAATTTTATGCAAATCAAACAATTACAAATCCTGTTACTACAACAAATACTGGTTTATATGCTAAGCCAAACGGATTCGTTCAACACCGTCCATTTGATGGTGGTGTAATTCTTTCAACACAAGATAACGTATGTGGAACCCGTGTTATTCGTCAAACTCGACGTAATTTCCGTTATCAAGCAGGTAAAGCAATTCAATTTTCAACTGGTGCTAAATTTACACCAACATATGATATTGACTCAATTCAAGCAGCCAACTACCTAGCTGGTAACGTAACAGTTACAACAACTACAATTCAAGCACACGGATTACAACCAGGTGCCACAATTTTGGTTGAAGGTTTAACTACCGCAGGTTCTTACAACCCATGGAATGGTTCATTTACTGTAGCAACAGTAACAGGGCCAAATTCTTTTACTTATGTAATGAATTTAACACAAAATATGCTTGCAACAGATGCTCAGCCAGGCGGTATTGATACAAAGATTACCGCTCTTTCTTGGACAGGTGCAGCAACTCGTTGCGGACTATATAATGATCAAAATGGATTCTTTTTTGAATACGATGGACAATACTTATATGTAGTTCGTCGTTTTTCAAAGAAAGAACTTTACGGACAAGTTGCTGTTACACAGTATTCTAACGTTGTAACAGGAACAGGAACAAGATTCCGTAAGCAGCTTGTGGTTGGAAACCAAATTGTTATTAAAGGTGCCAACTATACTGTTATTGAAATTAATAACGATACAACAATGAAAATTTCTCCATCATATAAAGGTTCAACAAATGCTAACTGTCGTTATATTTTAACTCAAGAAATTCGTGTCCCACAAACTCAGTGGAACGTAGATAGAATGGATGGAACAGGTCCATCACAATATACACTTGACCCATCAAAGATGCAGATGGTTTATATTGACTATACATGGTATGGTGCAGGATTTATTCGTTTTGGTTTCCGTACTACAGAAGGAAATATTCTTTATTGCCACAAAATGGCTAACAATAACATTAATACAGAAGCTTATATGCGTTCAGGTAACTTACCTGCACGTTATGAGGCTATTAACTCACCATTCTTTAATGCCCGTTTAGTTTCAGGCGGATCTGCAGTTGTAGGCTCTACACTTAACCCTACAGAAATTGTTATGTATGTAGATAACATTCAATATTGGCCAACATCAGGATATTTGATTATTAAAGATGATCAAAATACTGAAATTTGTTCTTATACAATTACAAATACATCTTATGTATCATCAGCAGGTGGGTACGCAGTTAATATTAACCGCAGACAACCTATGACAACTTACATTTCTGGTGTTGCAACAACATTGTCTGCTACATCAGCTAACGTTGCATTTATTCCAGATTCATCTATTCAAAATGGAACAGGTAACGCTCAAGTATCAGTACAAACAATTACAAATACTTGTGCACCAGTAATTAGCCACTGGGGTTCATCTGTTATTATGGATGGACGTTTTGATGACGATAAAAACTTTTTGTTTACAGCAGGTATGCAACGCTTTATGCAGGTTCCAGGTTCTGGTTCTGTAACAGGTTCTGTAGCATCTAAGTCTGCAACAGGAGGAACTGCAACTTTAACATTATCAGGAACAAACAACATCCAAGCTGGATACAATATAACAGTTTCTGGTGTTAATACAGTTGCTCAAATTGTAAATAAATCTTTAACATCAACAGTTGCAACACTTACTACCTCTGGTGCTCACAACCTTGTTGCGGGACAAACAGTAACAGTTTCAGGTGTTGATACAACATTTAATGGAACATATACAATTACATCTGCTCCATCATCTACAACATTTACTTATAATAAAGCAGCAGTTAACGTGGTATCTACTTCAGTTAGCTCAACATCTGCAATTGTAACTGAAAATACAACTTATAACGGAACATTTAACGTTATTTCTTCTTCAGGTCAAAATATTACTTATACAATTTCAAATACATCTACATTACCTTCTTCTATTGTTACACCTGCAGGTGTTGTAACACAAAGTTTTGGTAACGTACAAAGAGCATACCCACTTATTTCAATTCGTATTGCTCCTTCAGTAGATAATGGTATTGGAAGAAACTATGGTATTCGTGAACTTATTAATACCATGCAATTAAAGCTATCATCTGTTGGTGTGCTTGCTCAAGGACAATTCTTAATTCAGGGACTTCATAACCCAGCATCATTTCCAACAGGCGTAACAATTCCTAACGATTGGGAATTACTTCGTGTAGGTGCAGGTTCACTTGCACAAGTTATTTACCATGATAATACGGGTGTAACTGGCGTTCCAGTTACCAGCCCAATAACTACAGTTTCTGGCGGAGATCAGGCGTTTGCTTTCTACTCAGATAACGGCGGTGGTACAGCTTATAACTCTACCGTATTTGATCTTTCACAAGTTAGAGATTTAGGAACATCAATTCTTTCAGGTAATGGAAACCAAGCGTGGCCAGCATTTCCTAATGGACCAGATATTCTTACAATTACAGCAACAAACATTGGTTTGACATCGGCTAATATTTTGGCTCGTTTGTCTTGGACTGAAGCACAAGCATAATAAGGAGATAAAGTGACAGACTATACATCGCTGGGTAGTGAAACTAGAACTATTCAAAACAGAATTGATGCTTTACAAGGTAGCACTATTGCTGCTATAGATATTCTTTATCTTTCTGAAGCTTTGCAAATTTTAGGAACATCTTTGGGTGTTAATGACGTTGTTGGTGCAACAAATGCGGGAATTGCTCAAGTAGCAGCTGCAGGAGCTTCAACAATTAACGTTGTAAATGGAACATCAAATGGTTCTGCTGTATCATCACTATCAAGCCAATACAATGCTTTAAATATTCTTTATACAAACCACAATGGTCGCATTGCTTCTCTTGAATCAGTTTCTTCTAATATTGCAGCAACAGCAAACTCAGCATCTGCTGCAGTTTCAGCTTTAGCTTCCTATAATCCATGGCAAATTATTACTGCAAATAAACTTGCTGTAAATGGAGATAGATATTTTGTGGTTCCAGCTTCAGGACTTACAATTACTCTACCTTCTGCCCCATCAATTGGAGCAGAAGTTATTATTGTAGATGCTGCAGGAACATCAGCATCAACTCCATTTACTGTTACTGCAGGTGCAGGTGGTATTATTCAAGGTTCAATAACAACATTTAACTTTAACGTAAATGGAGCGGGTAAAAGATTTATTTACTCTAACTCCACATATGGATGGAGAGTATTCTAATGACAAATTTATCAGATGTAATTAATGCCAGTTTTACAGGTGCAACTGTTACAGGTTTAACAGCAAACACATTTACACTTGCTGGTTATAATACAAAGAGACAAGATCTTGGAACTTTAACAACTAATACAAACCTAGATCTTTCTCAATATAATGATTTTACTTTTACAGCAGGAGCTTCAATTACATTAACCCCAATTAACGTTCCATCTTCAGGTACAGTATCATTTTCAATATCCATTACAAATGGAGGACAGTATACATTAACATTTGCGGGTTCAAAATATCCATCAGCAACCCCACCAACACTAACAAGCACAGGAGTTGACACATTAACATTTGTAAGTTATGATAATGGTACAACTTGGAGAGGCAATATAGTAATGAAGGATACACGATGAACTTTGCAAAAATTAACTCAGATGGTTCTTTGGGTCAAGTTATTTCTGAATATGAATTCAGATCTCTTTATCCATCAACGCTATTTCCAGCAGATATTAATGAAGAACATGTAATTGGTTTTGATGATTGGAAACCAGTTGTATCTAACCCAACATTACCTGGATATGATCCAAAAAATCAAAAATTAGAGTATGTAACAGTTGTTGAAAATAATGTTCCAACATCACATGTTGTTGCAGTTGACATGACTGATGATGAAAAATTAGAATCAGTTAATACTCAAATTAATGCTATTAGATATAATAGAAATAATATGATTAAGGAAACAGACTATCTTGTACTTTCAGATTATTTTTCTAAATTTTCTGCAGAAGATCAACAAAAAATTATTGAATATCGCCAAGCTTTAAGAGATTTGCCAGATAATATTGCTGATCCATTTGACGTAAAATATCCTTCTCTTAACGTTCAAGGGGTTAAATTAAGCTACATTGTGAGTTCATAATGCCATTTCCACAAAGTACTATTCACAATAATCCAAGAGTAAGTTTTTTATTAAGAACTGTTATCACAACAGGGTATGTTCACTCTGGATACCAAAATAGCTCACCTTGGAAAAATGTAAATAGATATTTACACTCAAATGATACTCCAGTTTCTTTAGGAGATGTGCTTACAGCAGCTACGGGTTATCCAGGAGGATTTGCCAATGACAACGTAGCTTGGATTACAAAAGCTAATAATGGTGTAGGTGGTTCAGATCCAGCAGTAATGCAGTTTAATATGAGAACAGAAGTTGGCTCAACTGCTGCTTCAGCTCCAGTTTCACTGGGTAATTCAGGTGTATTTATGCAAAAAGAACAACAATTTGCTTACGGTAATGCAAATGTTTCAACAACTATCGTAAAATTTAATATGATAAATGCAACTTGGCAAACATCTTTGTCAAATGCTTATTCAAACACTACTGGTGGTTCGGGTGGTTCATCTTTTTATCATGAATATGTTGGTTATACATGGGCAGACAATAATATTGGTATGAAATTTGTTTTTGCAACAGAAACACAATCACAATCAAGCGTTTGTGGATATTGGGGTCAACAAAAAGGTATTTCCTCTAAATTAAATTACCTTTATGCAGGTAATGAAGGAGGTTATAATGGAGGCTATTATTTACGTCGTTGGTCAGTTGCAACAGAAACAAACGTAGGTAACGTTTCAAAACCAATTGGTAACTGCGGAGAAGAAAACTTTGATATGGGTCAAGACCATCAATACTGCATGGGTAATTACGATGGATCACAAAACAGAAGAGCTTGGCGTTATAGCTATATAACAGATTCAGGGTACGAGGGCGGATCTTCAATGCAACCTCAAGGACCCGCAGGCAGAAGTTCTGCATACAACTCACAACGATCATAAAAGAAAGATAAATTAATGAGATATATTAACGATATTACAAGTCGTGTTGACGGCTATTCAAAAGAACAAAGAGATATGCTTTTATATGCAGTAAATAGAAATTGGGGCGTTCCAACATTTAAGATTGATAACTTTGTTGGAGGAGCACAATATAGCAATTTTGGAAAGCTAAGACAATTTCTTCTTGAATTAAAATCAAGAGAAGATAATATTGTTGAATATGAATTTAAAATTGAAAAATTGCAAGCAGAAGTAGAATTAGAAAAAGAATTATTAGAAAAAACAGATTCTCCTGCTCAAAAGAAAATTCATAATATTACAATTCGTGAAAAAGAAAGATCTATTTACAATACAAAAAATTTAGTTACAATGGTTTACGAAGAACGTGATAAATATATGGCTTTAATTACTAAGTTTAATGAATCTGAAGAAGGCAAAATGCCAGATGGCAGACGTTATATAGACATTATTGGTGATTATGATGAAGAAGAGCGTTTAGAGGCAGAACTTTGGGCAACCCGCCTTGGCGGTCAAGCTGCTTATGATTTAATGTTCTATGGAAGAATTAATGGTGGTAATCTTGAAGCTATCTATCAACTTCCAGAAGAAGTAAGAATGAAAGCATTAGAAAATGCTGTTGAAAAAACAATTATTACTCAAAAAACACTTGAATTAGTACAAAAAGATGTTATGAATAAGTTAGAACTTGAAAGTTCAGATAAAGCTGGTTGGGCAGAATTGGATTTATAAAATGATTTATTTTATTTATGAGCATTCTTTAGTAAATGAAAGAAAAGGTTTTATTGAAGAAATTGGTCAATATGCAGGTTTTCTTATTGGAAGAACAGAAGAATTTATTGTTTACAGAGATACTCTGCCAGAGTGCATGGTGATTCCAGAAAAAGTAGCTTTAGCTTATAAGTTTGCTGGACGTAGAAAAGGTTATTTTAATGTAAGGCCAGACACCAATCAATATGATCAAACAGATAAAGATAAATTAGAGCAAGTTGGCGAAAAATTAAGATATACGCTTACAGAAGAAGATAAATATAATGCTCATTTATTTGAAAAAGCTATCATGCATTGTATGTTAAATAAATATTATAATAACAAACTTTACATGTTTTTAGGTACTCCAGATATTTTTAAAGCAGAAATGGGATACCTTTCCTTAGAAGATCTTTATGCAAGAAAAAAAGGTATGCAAGAAAGAATTGACGAGTGCAAAGATATGGAAGAGACATCTGATTTAATGCATTATAATTTTGGTATTCAAAAGTACCCTGAAAAAGAAGCAAAGATAGATTTATAAATGTTTAGTGTTCCTTTAAACCCCAAGCTTGCTCCAGATAAGCTTGAGGAATTTATCTTATTCCTTAAAGAGTACAATCATGTTATCTATGATTTTTATTTTACCTGCCGAATACCCCCATTTACACAAGATGCTATGGGGGATAATTTTATTGGTGGAGAAGAAGATCATAAATATTTAATTGATCTAGCTTTAAATATTCAAGAATTTACTGGTGTAACCGCATCAGCAGTTTTTAACAATATAGAGGTAAGGCCCTCACAAGATAACTTAGACCTATGGATTAAAAACTTTAAGCCTTTATATGATGCAGGTATTAGATCAGCTACAATTCCTCACACCCACTGGATGTCAACGGGACAAATTAAATCTAAATTCCCAAAGTTGTTTGTAAAAAATACAATTCTTAGAAATGTATCAGAACCTAGAGATATTGAAAAGTTATCTAAAGCAGGATTTGATTATATTAATCTTGACAGAGATCTTATGAGAGATCATGAAAAGCTTTTAAGATTTAAAAAAGCTAAAGAAAAATATGGCGTTAAACTATCTTTACTTGCAAATGAAGGCTGCTATGGCGGTTGTATTATGATGGATGAGCATTATCAATTTAATAATACCCGTTCAGAAGGACCACAATATTTTAATGATCCAATAAGTCGTGTATCATGCCCTAAATGGCAAAAAGAAGATGCTGCTACATCCCTTAAGGTAGCTAATTTTCCACCATGGCGTGAAGATTGGCAGGAATTTTTGGATAATTTAGGAATTGATGTAATTAAGATGCATGGGCGAGAGTCTCATGTAAGGCTTCGTGAGACTATGGATATTATTAAAAAGTATGTGGCAAACGAACCAATACTTTTTGATGGCTTTAACGATTTTATTGAAGAGACAAATCTTGTTGATAAACCCATTAATGTATGGCGTAATAAAATTAAAAACTGCAAGTTTGATTGCTGGGATTGTGGATTTTGTGACAAAATTATTAAAGCTAAATATCCAGAAAAACAAAATGATAAAGTTACTCTTGTAATTAATCAATTAGTTGATTCTGTAAATGTGGACCTTGATATTGATGTTCCAGGGTTAACAAGTTCAAGAGTGCAATCTTTAATTAACTCTTTAGCAAAAGAATCAAGTAATTATTTAGAGGTAGGATCATATTTAGGTGCTACCGCAGCTTCAGCCCTTAAAGATAATAAATTAAATGCTTATTTTGTTGATAAATGGGAAATTGCACCACAACCTGAAAGATTAGATATATTAACTCCAAATATTAATAGTTTAGAAGAATTTAAAAAAAACATCAAGCCATATGCTGGAGAAAACAAAATTTTTGTATGTAATACAGATTTGTTTGATGTAAATTTATCTTTAATTAAAAATATTGATTTGTTTTTTTATGACGGACCACATGATCAAGAAACTACAGCAAAAGCTGTCTTATATTATTCACAATCTTTTGCTAAAAACGCTATAATGATATTTGATGATGCTAACGGAACTAATGTTGTGGCGGGAGCAAATGAAGGAATAGTAAAATCTAACCTTAAGGTTTTATATTCAAAGAAAGTCCTAAATTCTACTGAATCTGAAAAAGATTGGTGGAATGGCATATATGTATTGGTAGTTGAAAAATGACACTTAGTTATTTATTAACAGATTGGCAATATGTTGCAGCATTAGCGTTTGTTCTTGTACTTTCATATTATGCTACAAAATATGATGTCTTTCAACCAGTTTTTGGTTGGTTAGCAAATAGAATTAAATCAAAAAGAGCGGTCATGGTATTAACTTCTGCAACTACCGCTGTAATGCCAATTAACGGTAGGACAGTTATTTCTGGCGGGGTACTAAGAACTATTGCACCAGAAGATCCAAATAAACGTAAAAAATTTGCTATTGTTGATTATCTAAATGCACATCATTTTTATTTTTGGTCCCCATTAGAAGCATCAGTTATATTACCTATGGCTGCATTACATATTGGGTATTGGAGTTTTTTTGGACGTATTTGGCCAATTCTTACAGCAGCAATTATTTGTAGTTTAGTTTATGATTTTTGGGTAGTTAAAGAAGAAGATGTAGATATTGTTGTTCGAGGCCATAGAGAACGTCAAAATTTAGATGGAATCAAATATCTTAAAGAAGGAATTTTTACAGTACTTTTTGTACTAGCTCTGGATATTATTGGCAATATAATTTATTATAACTCAGGGTTTTTTGATCATTTGTTAGCTAATACAGATAAGCACGTTCTGTTGTTCCCAATACTTCTTTTAGTATTTTTTATGAGCTGGGCCTTTGGAAGCAGCGAAAAATTTACTGGAGTTGTGGCTCTTACAGCATCAATTTTTGGCATCACCTATTTGCCAGTCTTGTTTGCAATTGGCTGGTCTGGCTATATGTTGTCACCACTCCATAAATGCATGCTTTTAGGGCAAAGGTATTTTGGGGCGGTTTGGAAAGACTATTATAGGACATTGGCTGCAATTTGTGGAGTAGTAGTAATGGTTGGTTTTATCCACACCCTAACTACTGGTTTATAGAATTTAATGCTATAATTAATGAAGTTAGCGGTCTATATATTATTACTTTTTAAGATTTGCTGATACAATAATCAAAGAGGTGGACCAAACATGACAGACTATTCAACACTTGGCTCAGAAGTAGCTATTGTAAAATCAAAAATTGATGCTCTTCAAAGTACAACGCTTGTAGCACAAGACATTGTGTTTCTTGCAAAATCTTTAGAATCATTAGGAAATCTTTTAGGCGTTAATGATGTACTTGGTGCTACCAATACATCAATCCTGAATGTACAAAATGCGGGAACTGGTCAAATTACCGCAGTTACCTCTGCGGGAGCAACACAAATTTCTGCTGTTAATACAGCAGGTACTGCAGCTATTTCAAATGTAAATACCGCAGTTTCAAATTACACACTATACGCAAACATGGGGGTATTTTAAAAAATGGCAGTCGTAAGCTTACCAGCTAGATTTTATGCTGGAACACTCGGAACTTCACTCGGAACAGTTTATACTGTACCAGCAGGTGAAACAGATGTTATTACATCTGTAACAATTAATAATTCAACTAACGGAGCACTTCAGACAACAATGTCTATTGCTGGCGTTGGTTTTTATCAGAATCTTGATCTAGCACCTCGCCAGATTATGGTCCTTGATTTTAAGCAGGTAATGAATGCAGGAGATTCAATTCAGCTTTCAGCTACCGCAGCTTCATCAGTAACAGTGTTTGTTTCTGGTGTAAAAGTAACATCATCTTGATTTTAATTTAAAGGGGAACAAATAAATGGCTGTAGTTAATAGTACATTTCAAATCGTATTACCAGGTATTGATGCCAACGCACAAGCAAATTTAAATGCTGCAATTAATAGCAATGCTACAATTGCTCAGATTATCTCAAACTTTGCTTTAGCTGGTTCTCCTGCCACATTAAATACAAATATTGCTGCACTTGGTGCAAGCCTTTCAGCATTACCTTCATCAGAACCTTATCCATATTTTGGAACATATTCAAACTTTAACAACCAACCATATGCTTCTATTTGGGATTCAAATATGAGATATTCTGGTTCTGCAGAATATGATACAAACGCAGAAATGCATTCAACTTGGACAGGTAACAACTATACAAATGGTAATATTGGTTCAAATGGCTGGACAAGCTATTGGGCAGGTGCAACACCATTTAACCAAGCAGACGGCCATTGGATGTTTAATATTTCAAACGCTAACTATGGCTATTATCATAAAAACCCAGATGCTCAAGAATCTTATATGCCTTTCTATGGTGTTGTAGTTGGAACATCAGGTAAAAGACAAAAAATTTCTCTTTACCTAAATGGTACTACTTTAGCTGTTGCTACAAGAGGTGCTTTTGGATTTATGGAACAAGTTGGTATTAACAGCGGTTCTTATTCTACTTGGTATGGCGGAACAACCTATGGAATGATTGGTTATAATGAAAGAACCTCTACCCTTGTTGCTCTTGAAGCAAAAGATGGTAACAATAACTATCGTATGCACATTTGGGTAAACACTTCTATTTCATTAAATGATGCAAATTATCACGTTGGAACTTTAAATCTTTTCCTTTCACAAGCAAAGCTTGGTGGTTCTGGAAGATCTTACAACTATTATGATTTCCAATGGCAAGCAAACTCATCTCAAAACTATAACGAATCTCGTTATCGTATGCGTGTTATTCCTGGTGATAACAACATTGTTGGTCTTGCAAGAATGGTGCCTTCAAACGTATCAGCTTATGCTTACTACACACCATCATCATCAACTTTAACCCAGCTAAACACAATTTCTTTAACAACATCGTATGGAATTGATAATGGAAACAAATACGGTATGCGTCATCAAATTACTTGGGATAATAACTGGGTAGCAGCATACAATGCATATTACTACTACGGTTCTGGAATGAATGTTTATTTTATTGATTCCCGTGACCCACGTAATTACTTTATTGGACAAAATGGCGACACTGGTAATGGCCAGCAGTTAGTTCCATTTAAATCAAACAAATTTATGTTTAACCGTTCTATTGAAAACTCAGACGGTAACATTGGTATGAGACTTTATGTAATTGATCCAGAAGGTGCAAAAACCTACGGACGTGTTACAAGTGGTACAATTACCAATGGAGGAACAATTAACTTAACAGCAAATCAACAATACGGATTATTTGATACTTGGTATACAAGCACAAACTATCCACACTTAGTACCAGTAGCACACTGGAGAAGAGGAGAAATACGATGAAAAAAATGCATTTTGCAGGCGAAGGCTTTGCGGGAAGCTTTAGTGAGTCGGGAGAGTACGAAGCACCTTTTGAATCCTCTCTCCCACATCGCTTTGAATTAAAAGATGGAAAAGTTGTAGACAAATACAACGGAATTAGTGATGAGCAGGTTCAAGTTCAAGATCACATTAATGCTATTCATACAGCACTTAATTGGACAGATCATGAAGGAAACCCAGCACCATTAACTCCACCTCCACCACTAGGATGGGTTGCACCAGATGATCATAAACCAGGAGACCCAGTTCCAGAAGCAACACTTGCTGAGCCATCTCTTGACCCAGAGCATAATAAGTTTGCTGCAACTTTAACACCAGAATTTACAGCAACTCCAGCAGCAGCTGTAGCAGGAGGTAAATAATAATGGGCGTTACAATGTCGCCTGATGCAATTGTTCCAGCTCTTTGGACAACAACTTATATTCAGGCACCTTTAAATGGGCAGGGTAATGGATATTACAATATTCCATCTGCTTATACGGCACTTGGAACAGTATCTTCAGGTACTGCAACATTAAACCTTTCTACAGCAAATCTTTTTTCTTTAACTGCAGCAGGTAATATTACAATTGCTTTTTCAAACACTGCACCAGCAACTTACAACGGTATTTCAAACGGTCAGTTTTGGCAGGTAGAAATTAAGTCAGGTGGTTCATATACGATCACGTGGCCTGCTTCAATTATTTGGGACGGTGGCGGAGCTTCAAATACTGCACCAGTTCTTTCACTTAACACAACAGTATTAAACTTTTACACTAGAAATGGTGGAACAACAGTATATGGCGGATACGCCTTTGCTGATTTAACAATCTAGGAGATTAAATAAAATGGCAATTTCATCAAGTGCAACATTTTTGTACCTACCAGGTCAAGATACAAACCAACAGCTACAAATGACTGCAGCTTTAAATACAAATGCTAATATTCTTAGCATTTTAACTTCATCTGCAACAACTTCAGGTATTAGTGCATCCATTACAAACCTTGCAGCTGTTCAAGCACAAGTATCGTCATTGCCACAGGTAGAACCACTACCAACATTTGCAAATTTTTCTAACTACCAAAACACGCCTGGCTACACAATTTATGACAATGATATGCAACCTATTGACGGTGGAGCATTAACAACTAACTCAGAAATTGGTCAAGCGTACACTGGTCAAAACTATACAACATCAAACTTTGGTTCAGGTGGTGTTACAAACTATTGGGTTAACGCAACTCCATTCCATCAAGCAGAAGGAAACTGGTTAGTAACAGTTCCAGGTATGGTTAATGCTGGAAACAACGCACCTTATGGAAAACAACAAGATGGACTTGCAAGTGCATATGCTCGTTTTGGAGTTATGATTGGTGCATCAGGAATTAGACAAAAATGGTCTTTGTATACATCTGATTCTAACGTTTATATTTTTCCATTTGGAGGAATGGCAGGCTATGAAGGCTATTCAATTAACAACTCCTTATTTGCCACCTGGTATGGCGGTAATGGATACGGATCAATTGGATACAATGATAGAACCCGCACATTAGTAATGCTTGAAGGTAAAGATAATAACAATAATTACCGCATGCATATTTGGCGTAATACAAATGCTAACAGATCTTTATATGACACAAACTTGCCTACTGGTGTTCTTTATAACTTTATGGCAGAAGCTAAAGCTGCTGGTACACCTTTATCTACCGCATCTGGTGTTTATTACACATATAACGATTTTCAATGGCAAACAACCAACTCAACATCTTATACAGAATCTCGTTATCGCATGACAGTTATTCCTTGTGATAATGGACAAGTTGGTTTGTCAAGATTTACACCATCAACCGAGATGCGTTACGGATATTTTGCTCCAGTTGTAACAACTGCAGGAACTGCAGGAACAATGACAACATTAAACGCACAGGGAACAACAACCTCATACGGAATTGACTCAGGTAGCCAGTATGGCCAACGTCACGTTCAAACTTGGGATAATCAATGGGTTGCAGCATATTCACCATACTACTACTATGGATGCGGTTTGATTGGTATTATTTCTAATACTGCAAACCCAGCATATTACTACACAGTACAATATCAAGGTACGGGTAGTGGAGGACAGCTTGCACCATTTAAGCAAGATAAGTTCTTGTTTAATACTGCAGATCAAAACTCAGACGGTAACGTTGGTTCAAGATTTTGGATTCAAGATGTCGGTGGCTGGTATTTAAATGGTAAGGACTGGGCACAAAATACAATAGCAAATGGTGCGTCTATGGCACTTACAAGTCCTCCAACTCAACTTTATATGTTTGATACAAGATATACATCAACTAACTATCCAGGATTAATTTCTCCTGAGCACTGGACGAACGGATAATCAATGATATACGCAACTATTAAGGATGCAAAAATTGATAAATTTGGCACCTTAGCCCAAGTGTTTCCAAATGTAAGCTTTCCACAAACTGGAGTAGATCCAGAATGGTTAAAGTTTGCAAATGCTCAAGAAGTTATTATGACTCTTGATCATGATGAAACAAAGCAAAAAGTTGTTCCATGTGATCCTTATATTGGTAAAGATACAAAAATTTATGGAGTTAAAGTTGTTGATTATACAGAATCTGAAGCTACTGAATATGCAGATTCAATTAAATCTGATGCTTTATTAAGCGGGGGTAAGAAGAATGCTAAGTAATCAAAGGTCTATTTTTAGAAAGTCCCGCTATACGATTCTTGGTCAACAAATTTGGCTTGATGCTACTGCTACTACAGACATTACTGTAGTTCCTTCAGGAGGAACTCAATACGTAAGCGTTTGGAAAGATCGTTCTGTAAATGGAAGAAATTTTACTCAAGCAACACAAGCAAATCAACCTGTATTTACTCCTTCATCTATTAATGGATTGCCTTCCGTAGCATTTAACGGAACCTCTTCATTTATGACATTTTCAGATCAAACACTTTCATTTTTAAATGCATCTTCATTTACAATCTATTTTGTTGCAACAAAGACTCCATCATCACCTTCATACGTTTTTGGTGGTCAGGGTGCAGCAACAAGAAGCAACCTAGCTGCTGGATATGCTGCTTCAAATACTTTTAAACTAGTATTTGGTGGGGATGATACCCAGACTGTTGTAAATACAGTATCTGCAGGACAACCAGAGATTTATGGAATTACTTATAATACCGTAAATAACCAAAGAATTGTAAGAAGAAATGGTGTTGTTGTAGGACAATCCTCTTCTGGCGGATCTTTATCTGGTATGAGTGGACAAGCTTTAGGCCGTTATTTAACATCATACGGTCAATTTAATTTAGGAGAATTTCTTCTGTATAACCGTGTTTTAACACCTTATGAAATTCTACAACTTGAGCAAACATTGATTTCTAAATGGTCTATTACGGGGTAAAAAATGGCATATTCGCTAAACAGATTTGTAGGGCCAACGGCCTTAACAACACAGCCAACAAACCTTTATACATTTGGCTCTAATTCTATTGTAAAACAAATTCTTATTACAAATGTAACTAATGGTAACTTAAACTTTAGTTTATATTTAATTCCTTCGGGGCAACAAGTTGGAAGTCTTTCAAACTTAATATACGGCAATGTGGTTGTGCCAGCTAATACAACCTCTGCATTTAATTTATCGCTAGTTTGCTATGTAGGCGACTCTTTGTATAGTCTTGCTAACATAACAAATGGATTAAATGTAACTATTAGCGGAGTGAATTCGTAGTAGTATCGTGGCAGTAAATGATTTTTCACAATACCCAGCAACGGGTAATGCGACAAATGATCCCAGATCTAATGGCGTAATTTCAGCAAATAACCTTGTTCCTGGTACAGCAGCACAATTAACTAATATACCTGATCAAACAAATACTTATAATATTTCTTTAAATAATGCTGTACAAGCACAATATCTTTTTTCATTAATTTCGTCAGCAAATAGCCCTACACAAGCAAATAGTTTTTATAATCAAGGTTTTAATTATTTAACTAATTCTATTATTGCTCAAATTAATGTGCAAGATATTAATAGTGTTCAAGCACAAGCACAATCTACAAGTTCTGTAGAATCATCAATTTCAACTACAGATGCTTATATTAGTCAGTATATTAATATTGCTTTAAATAAAACTTCACCTTTTATTGCACAAACTGCTCTTCCTCCGTCTACCGTTCAATTCATATCTCAATCGTATGGCACAAGTGGTAGTTCTGTAACACAATATTATCTTTATCCAGTAGCAGTGCAAGGTTCGGGTTTAAATGTTACAGTATCTTGGAATACATTTAATGCTGCTTCATATTATAAAATATTTTTTCAAGATTTTTCTAAAAATGTACAAACTGCAATATCTTATACAGGAACGACTAATTTTGCAGCAACCGTGCCAGGGGTAGCAAACATTACTGTAACCGCTTATGATGTTAATAATAATTTAATTACTTCACAACCAACAACTTTAACAATAACTGGCACAACAGTTGTAATACCAAATGTAACAACATTAGATTATAATACTGCTTATAATCAACTACAATCTTTAGGTCTTACAGTTTATACATCTGTAATTTCTTCTACACAATCACAATATCAACCATACAATGCTTTAGGTGGTTATGTATTAAGCCAATCACCCCTACCTGGCCCTTATATTAATATTTTAGCAATTACTTTAACTTTAATTATTTATACACCTCCAACAGCTACTGTTCCAAATATTGTGGGATTAACTTTAAATAATGCTCAAAATGCTTTAACTCAAGTAGGTTTAGTATTAGGAACAACAACATCTCAAACAACTTCAAATTCAAGTCAAGATCAATATGTTTTTTCACAATCAGTTAATCCAGGAACAGTCGTAACAGGTGGAACAGCAGTAAATGTAAGCTATTACTCTTATTCGGCTTCCGCCCCTGTTGGTGTCTCACCAGTTGGTGTTGGCGTAGGAGTTGGTGTAGGTGTAAGCCCAGCACAACAAGATAGCATAGGTTCAACTTCTTATACTGCATATCCAAATGGAACAGTTACACTAAATATTAGTGGACCCCAACCACTTACAAATATTTCTGTTAATGGAGTAAATCAAACAATTTTTGGTGCATTAAATGCATCTTTTACTGCACCTTCATCATATGGAACATATGCAATTCAAGCTTTTGATGGAGAAGTTCCGCTATTATCTGCTGCTACATTAACTGTTATACCAGTGCCAGTAGGCGTTGGAGTGGGTGTTGGTGTTGGAGTGGGCGTTGGAGTGGGTGTCTCACCATATTATTGTTTCTTTAATCCACCAGTTGGTGTTGGAGTGGGTGTTGGAGTGGGTGTCTCACCATATTATTGTTTCTTTAATCCACCAGTTGGTGTTGGAGTGGGTGTTGGAGTGGGTGTTGGTGTTGGAGTGGGTGTTGGAGTGGGTGTTGGTGTTGGAGTGGGTGTTGGAGGGGGAGGGTGTTTAGCTTATGGAACAATGATAAGACTCTCTAATGGAAGTTCTGTTGAAATTGAAAGATTAAAAGTTGGGATGGAGCTAGATACTGCTTATATTCCAAACTATCCTCAAACTGAAGATCCACAAGATTGGTCACCAGCGTCTGTTTGGTCAACAAAAACTTTAGAAGGAATTGTTCCAATTACAACATTTGTTAAATCAGTTAAGCATAGAATTAATCAGGGGTATTATACAATTAATGAATTTTTAAAAATAACATGGGAACATTATGTATTTGTAGAAAGAAATGGCGAGTGGCAATTTTTACAAGCACAAGATTTAAAAGTAAAAGATAACTTAATGTCTTTTCAAGATAACAGCATTATACCAATTAATACTATAACTTATGACAGCAAGATGACTATGGTAGTTACACTAGAAACTGGCCCAGATCACCTTTATTACGCAGATGATATTTTAGTTCATAATTACCGACCACCAACAAAACAATAAGGTTTTTATATGAAAAAAACTATTTTTATTGGTTTTCCAGCTTATAATGAAGAAGATATTGATTTAACAATTACAACAGCTTTAAGTAATGCAAAGTACCCAGAAAATGTTCATTTTGGAATATTGTTACATTATACTGACGGCAACTTTCCAGATATATCAATGTATCCAAATGTTAAATATGTTAAATCAGATTATTCAATAGGATTAGGCACTGGGCAATCAAGAAAAATTGTTGCGTCTTTATATGAAGACGAAGATTACTATTTACAAATAGATGCTCATACAATATTTAAAAGTAATTGGGATACAATACTTATTAAAAGGCATGAAGAATTAAATAAACTTTTTTATAAACCCATTATAACAACTCTTGTACCAACTTGGTCAAAAGACGATTTTGGCAATATTTTAAATCAAGATGATAAAAAAGATATGTCTGATATAGAACCTTGGGGCATGACTTTTAGAGAGATTAATGAAGATATTTTTGCCAACACTGGATTACCAACACCACATCCTCAAAAAATAAATTTTAAAACTTTTTATCATGAGCAATATTTAATTGCAGCAAATTTTCTTTTTACAAAAGGCACGTATCTTGAAGAAATTCCTTTTGATGTAAAAATTAAATACCATGAAGAAAATATAACTGCTATGAGATCTTGGACTAGAGGTTATCAATTTTTTGCAATCAAAGAAGACACAATGTGGACAAGAGCCATGCATAATAAAACTATGCCTGAAAATTCCTGGAGAAACATGCTTTCTGTAAAAGATAAAAATAACGTAACATTTTATCATCTTGCAATAGAAGGGCTTTTAAGAAATAAAGATCTTTTGACGGGTAAAGTTTTAGGTAAATGGGGTGCCCCATCTCAACAAGATTTAGATGATTATGAAGAAGTATCAGGAATTAATTATAAATTATTTTATGAGCAAATGGAGCAATTTGCCAAAACTGATAAAGCCGAATATACTAGAGCAAGGCATATTTATGATTTAGAAAGAAGTTATAATGTTTGGTAAAAAAAATAAAGATCAAAAACAGTTAATTGAATTCTATCCTTGGACAGAAGACGTATTTCAGATAGTTGACGGTCCTGTTTCAGCAATTAAAAATGTTCCTGATTTTTGGAAAAAAATGCCAAAATATCATAGAGGAGATGAACTTGTTTTAGGTCCATTAGATAATAAAAGTGTAAATGCATCTCTAAAACACTGCATGGTTTATTTAGATGCACTAACAGGTGGCTACCATTATGTAACTTGGTGTGATATTGTTGTTAAAAATGTCAGAGGTATTCCACAATTAACTTGGAGGCCAGATACGCTATCGCCTTTAGCTGTTAGACATGTAGAACAATATCCTACACCACCAGGGCATTACAACGCACACTTTTCTTGGAATATGCATTGGGGTGTAAAAACGCCAAAAGGTTGGTCTACTCTTTTTACACACCCCTTAAATCGAACAGATTTACCTTTTACGACAGTTTCAGGAATTATGGATACAGATCAATACTGGGGTGCTGGAAACGTCACATTTCACATTAAAGAAGGTTTTGAAGGGATAATCCCAGCGGGTACGCCATATATGCATGTACTTCCAGTTAAAAGAGCTGAATGGGAAAGTAAAGTAAACAAAGATCTGCAACAAAGTGCACATTGGGCAATGGAAAGAAAGAAAAAATACATTGTTGGGTATTATAAAAAGCATCTTTGGGTACCAAAAAGATATAGATAGTAAGTAATTTTGGCAGGTAACTGTTCAATATTTAGGCTTTACCTAGTAGAAATGGTATTATAAGCATATGGGTAAGATGAAAGTAACACCAGTTGATGAAGTTAATTGGGGCATGTATGTTTGGCAGATGCCAGACGGTTCTGTTGTAAGAGACGAAGAAGGAGCTTATTTAAGCATTCCTTCAATGCGTGGAGACATCAGGCAAATTAATAAATTAAAAAAAGCGGCAAAAGAATATGATTTAGATGAAGGTCAGCCCCTGTTCTTTTCTGGTCACAGACCCGTTACCGATGAAGAATTAGAAGAACAAAAATCTCGGGCAGAATTAGGTTTAGTTCCAGACCCTCAAGATTTACCAGCAATGATGGAATACGTTAAAGAAATGCGGGAGATGGAGTTAGGTTAATATGGAACACAATGTAACAATTATGAATGATGATGAAGGCGATGAGGTACAGATTACCTCAGATGCTGATCTTGGCATTTTTAGAAAAAGAGAACAAGAATTTCCTGATCCATTTTCACAGCCATGGGAAGAGATTAAAAAGTCAGAAGGATTAAGTGCAAACTTTAGAAGAAATGCTTCAAGACTAGAAAAATCCTTTACTGGTATTCAAGATGCTAAATCTAAAAAGCTTGACCCATTAGATTTAACAGGATATTCATTATTTCAAATTGTTCAACCTCCATACAATATGCTTTATCTAGCACAACTTTATGATGTATCTCCATATCATCACTCTGCAGTAAATGCTAAAGCAGCAAACGTGGTTGGTTTGGGGTACAAGTTTGATAATACTTGGAACACAACATCTAAAATTGAAGAGGTTATGGATAACCCAAAAAAACTTGATAAATTGCGTAACAAGTTAGAGCAAGCAAAAGAAGAGTTGCGTAATTATCTTGAATCAATGAACTCAGATGATTCATTTATTGAAAATATGAAAAAAGTTTTTATTGATCTTGAGTCAACAGGAAATGCTTATCTTGAAGTAGGACGTACATCAACAGGAAAAATTGGTTATCTTGGACATATTCCTACAACCACTATGCGTATTCGTCGTCACCGTGATGGCTTTGTACAAGTTGTTTATAACCGTTATACATTTTTTAGAAATTTTGGAGACACAGAAACTCCTGATCAAATTGGTACAGATCCACAGCCAAATGAAGTAATTCATTTTAAAGTATTTACTCCATCAAACACCTATTATGGCGTACCAGATATCCTTGCAGCAAAAAATGCTGTAGCAGGCGATGAATTTGCACAAAGATTTAATTTAGATTACTTTGAAAATAAAGCGGTACCACGTTATATTATTACTGTAAAGGGTGCAAAGCTTACAGCTGATTCTGAGCGTAAGTTGCTTGAATTTTTCCAAACAGGACTGCGTGGAAGAAATCACAGAACCCTTTACATTCCTCTACCATCTGATGGTGAACAAGGTCGTGTAGAGTTTGATATGAAACCTATTGAAGCTGGAGTTCAAGATTCTTCATTTAAAAACTATGCTATTGAAAATAGAGACCGTATTCTTTTGGCCCACCGTGTACCAGTATCAAAGCTTGGTATGCCTGCAAATGTTTCTTTGGCAAATGCTAAAGATGCTGACAAAACATTTAAAGAACAAGTATGTCGTCCACGTCAAGAAGAGCTTGAGTTTAAGATTAACTTGATTATTAAAGAATTTACAGACGCATTTGTTCTTAGATTTAATGAACTTGCACTTACAGACGAAGAAACACAATCACGCATTGATGATCGTTATCTTAAGGATCAAGTTATTACTCCTAACGAAGTTCGTGCTCGTCGTGGCATGGCACCGCTTGAAGGCGGTGATGCAGTGCTTATTATTAATCCTAAAGCAGCACAAGATGCAGCATCTGATGCAAGTGGAAATAAAACACGTAGTCAAGATAGAACATTAAATGCTCCTGACAAGATGGGTACTGGACGTAACCCACAAGGAGAGGGAAGACAACAGGATTAATAAATGGCAACGCCACTTGATGTATTAAATGTTGCTAGAAGTCAAATAGGTTTTATTGAAGGACCTATGAATGAAAACCCATACGGAATATGGTATGGCATTCCAAACGCAAGTTATTGTGCAATGGGAATCAGTTGGTGTTTTGGGCAAGTTGGATTATCAAATCTTGTTGCAGCTCAAACTCAAAAAGGTTTTGCATATTGTCCTGCAGGATTAAATTGGTTTCAACGTCAAGGCTTAGTTGTAAATAAATATCAAGCACAACCTGGTGATCTTGTTTTCTTTTCATGGGGAACAGGTGTTGCAGAACATGTAGAAATTGTTGAGGCAGCAAGTGCCGATGGATTAACTACAATTGGTTTTAATACTAGTGATTCAACAGGAAAATCTGCTGCAAATGGCGGAGGATGTTATAGGGAACATCGTCCATATCTTTATGTTATGGCAATTGTAAGACCTAAATATCCAGTAACTGTTCAACCAACAAAATCTATTGCTACAAGTAAAAAAGCAACGGCAACAGTTGCTACTGTTGGAACAGGAGTTGCAGGAGCACTTGGAATGTCACATACTGGCACTGCTAATAATTCAACAGCAACTCCGACACCTACACCCACTGCATTTTATGCTCCACCATTTCCATCAACATCAAATTCTTTTACATTAGGTCAAACTAATGATGCAGTATTAACAGTTCAAAAAGCTTTAGTTAAAAAAGGCTTACTTGTAGCAAAATATGCTACGGGAACAATGAATACTCAAACACAGGCAGCACTTGTTATATTTGATAAAAAAGCGGGTATTATAGTAAAAGCAGGACAAGTACCCCAAATAGTTTATGATACTTTAAAGGGATCATTATGAATCTACATCATCACTTTAAATTTAATATTGGGGACGCTAAACAGCTTGGTATAGCCATGATATCAGCGGGTATCCCGTGGGCATGCCGTGGTTTTGCCCATGATGCAGCAACCCTTTGGTATACATTTGGCGGGTTTATAACTGGCGGTCTAGTATCACATAATTCAACAGCATCTCCCAATGTAATGCCACAATCTCATATAGAAACCCCCTATGTTAATAACATAAATGATGGGGACAAAGGGGTTCCTCCTCAATTTACAATCCCAGGAAACCCACAAAATCAACAATTTCAGAACGTCAAAATTGTTCCAAAAGAAGAAAAAAATATTAGTTAAATTATGTTTTATTCATAAAAACTGATACTATTTATTTACATATGGACATTCAAAAAACTTATTGGCAAAATAGCGAGTCAACAATGACTCTTGCCTTTCCTATTGCAAAAGTCAATAAGGAAAAAAGAACTGTGTCAGGATTTGCTTCATTAGATAACGTTGATCATCATGGGGATGTTGTAACAGCAGAAGCAAGCAAGAAAGCCTTTGAAAGATTTAGAGGAAATATCCGTGAGATGCACGGACCAAGTGCTGTTGGAAAAATGATTAATTTTAAAGAAGATTCATTTTTTGATAAGTCAACAGGCAAAAAGTATAATGGAATTTATGTAACGGCATATATCTCTAAAGGTGCACCCGATGCATGGGAGAAGTGCTTGGATGGAACATACGGCGGATTTTCAATTGGTGGTAACATCAATGATGCAAAGATGGAAAAGGTAGACGGAGAAGAAGATACAAGAAGAGTTATTCATGATTATGATTTGCATGAACTATCACTTGTAGATTCTCCAGCAAACCCACTTGCAAATATTTTTTCTATTCAAAAAATGGCAGAAAATACTCCAACAGAAAATGTATTCTGGTGTGCAACAGATGAAGTTGCATCAACATCAACAGCAACAACAAAAAGTTGTGTTGTTTGTGGAGACAGTATGTCAACAATTGGTTGGGTAGAACAATCTGATTCAGAAAAGTTTGAATCAATTGAAAAAGTTATTGATTCATATTTTAAAAAAGATGATGCACCAACAGCTGCACATGAAGCAACAGAAACTGCTGCCCCTGGTGCAAGTGGTAATGTAATTGATAGCACAGTTGGAATCAATCTTTATCCTGATCAAAATGAAAAACAAAAGGTTTTGTTCAATGATGGACAAAAAATCAAGAAAGCTGAAGGAGGTAATGAAATGGCAGAAGATACAGAAGTAACAACTAATGAAGTTGTTGCAGAAGCTCCAGCCGAAGAAGTTGCGGTAGTTGAAGAAGTAGCATCAGTTGATGCTGGGGAATCAATTGAAAAAGCTGTAACTATTTCAGAGGTTGAAGATACAATTGACTTTGAGAAGATGGTCAATGACCTTAAGAGCTTCCTTGGAGAATCTCTATCAAAGAATTTAAATGAAAATAATGATGCAGTACTAGCAGTTACCAAGATGTTTGAGGAAACAACATCAGGTATTCAAAAGGCAATCTCTGATTTAACAGAGAAGTACGATGCACTACAAAAGTCGGTAACGGACATGTATAGCAAGATTGACTATGTTGATCATCAGCTAAAAGGATTTGAATCCGCAACCGCAGTTAAGAAGTCCAGTGACCTTAATGGATCATTGGAAGAAACAAAGATACAAAAAAGTCTATGGCAAGGAACCTTCCTCGGGTTATCAAGCATAACAAAATAAATCTATAAAAAAAATAAGGTGGTGAAATAAAAAAATGAGTAATGAACTTCTACAAAAAGTAATTGATACTACGAACCTCGGTTCCTCAGCAGTCAACGCTTCTACAGATTCTGCTACCCTTTCAGGTAACGGTCTTCTATATCCAGATCAAGCTAATCGCTTCTTGGATTACATGTGGGATGCGACAATCCTAGCTAAGGCAGCTCGTACAATTCGTATGCGTTCAAACACAACCGAAATTGATCGTGTTGCAGTTGGACAACGTATCATGACAGTTGCACAAGAAGATAATCCACGTGATTATACTAACTCAACAGGAGCAGGTTTCGCATCTGCTGCTGCAACATTTAACAAGATCTCTCTAACAACACGCAAGTTGCGTCTTGACTGGGAACTTTCATCAGAGTCCCTAGAGGACAACGTTGAGGGTCCAGATCTAGAAGATCACATTGCACGTTTGATGGCTACCCAAGCTGGTAACGACATTGAGGATGTTCTAATCAATGGTACTGGTACTGGATCTGGTCTTCTTTCTGCATTTAAGGGATTCCGTCAGCTCGCTCTCGACAACGCACACGTTGTTGATGCACAAGGTGTTGGACTTGACAAGGCTGTATTCAACCTTGCAATCAAGACACTCCCACGTAAGTACAAGCAACGCCGTAATCAACTTCGTTTCTTCACAGGATCGAACTTGGTACAAGATTACTTGTACAACCTAACCGCTATGACAAGCTCTGGCTTCAACCCATTTGATATCGCTTCAGGTATCATTCGTGGTGATGTCGCTGCTAACGATGGTGGTCCAGGTTCTGTAACTCCATACGCATTTGGTATTCCAGTTATCAACGTTCCGTTGATCACAGAAACCGTTGCAGGAGATTACAGCGGTGCTACAGGCTATCATGGCGATGTACACTTAACATTCCCACAGAACTTTATCATTGGTATTAAGCGTGATGTAACTGTGTATCGTTTGTTCCAACCAAAGAAGGATACAATCGAATATACACTTTTCATCCGTGTTGGTGCACAAATGGAAAACTATGACGCTCACGTTATCGTGAAGAACGTCAAGGTTGCTGGTTCTGTTGCTTCAGGTGCGTTCGGTTCCGTTACAAACGGTGCAAACGTTACAGGTGGCGTAAACGGAAATACATACTAATATTAATTAGTTGCAAGATTAAGGGCGGGAGTCAAATCCTGCCCTTAGTCATTATCTGATATAATTAACATGACGAAAGGTATAAAAATGTCATTTACAGATCTAAAAATCGCAGAATTAAGAAAAGCAGCAGAAGCTTTTGGTATTGATTCAGAGGAATATAAGACAAAACCAGAAATCATTGCAGTCCTTCAAGAAGAAGGAATCTCATATGATATGTATCAAAAGTTTACTAATGTTGAAAAGCAAGATATTGAAATCTCTGAGCTTGAAAAGAAGAAAAGAGAACAAAGGATCATGAAGACAACAAAGTCAGTTCTTGTTAAGATGGAAAGAGATAATCACTCTTACAATACAATGAACTATACATTTACCAGAGAGCACCCATTCGTGGCAATGTCCGAATCAGAAGCTCAAGCTATTTTTGACCATCAAGATGGATTCAGATTAGCAACTCCTAGAGAAGCTCAGGAGTTTTACGCTTAGGAGGCAATAAGTGCAAAACATAACCAGAAATCAAGAAGCCAAGGTTCTTCTAAATGTCTTTAACAGTGGCATATTATCACAAGCAGACTCCCTGCCAACCTTAGCAATCTATGACGCAGATAATGATTCTGCACCAATTATTGGTTATGAAAATTGCACACCAGTTGACGAGGTACCCTCTGGAATATATTCTTACTTGCTGACACCTGCTATTACCAACATTAATAGAGTATTAGAGCTACGCTGGACATATATTGTTAACGGAGTTTCTGCAACACAAAATGAATATTATTCTGTAGATAGCGTATATGCTACGCCTTCAGATGTTATTGATTTCTTTCAGTATGGATCAACTCCTTCAGAGTTAAATTATCAAGATGAAAATAAAATTATTGCAGCTGAAAAAGTTGCACGAACAATTGTAGACGGGTACACAGGACAAAAGTTTTGGTGCTACTATGGAAGCCAAGAAATGTTTGGTAAAGGCTCAGATGCACTACAATTTACTGAAAGAATGCTTACAATTGACAAGGTATGGGAGAACGATATTCTTGTTATTGATAACACTGTTACTCCTTATGTCAACACATTTGGTTTCCCTCTTGAAATTACACAAACAGGATTTGCAGTAAGAATTTATGATCAAGGCTGGGATGTAAGATACGACAATAACGTAGATCCAGCAGTCCTTTATTACGGACGTTTTCAAGATAATGCAAGATACAAATTTCAAGGTCAAATTGGGTACAAGTATGTGCCAGATGACATTAAAATTGCAACAATGCTTTTAATTAATGATATCTTAGCAAATGACTTTAACTGGAGAAACAAGTACTTACAAAAAGTTGATCTTAGTGAGATTTCATTTGAAATGGCAAAGGGAGCGTTTAACGGAACTGGTAATGTAACCGTAGATAATATCTTGGACCAATACCGTCACGTTAATATTGTAATTATCTAATGTTTAATTCATTTATGAGTTCTATTATGAACATGTCAGCAGAAGTTTGGGTTCAGCAAAATGCTCAAAACCCAGACACTGGTGCTATTACAAGAGAATGGGTTTATAGTAAAACTATTCCTTGTAAAGTAGAACCAATTAAATCTGGCGGAGCTTCAACCAGAGGAGATAGCAAACAATTTGACAAAGGCTCTTACGGCGGGTATGCAGAAAAACTTCAACTTCGTGTAAAATCTTTAGAGTTACTTAGTAAGCGTTGGAGATTAAATGATATTCGCTCAAGCGATGGTCAACAAGTTTTTATTGAGCTTGACAGATACGGTGAGCCAGACTCTATTTTTGAAATATTTTCTTCACATCCAGTATTAGATCCGTTTGGCAAAGTTTCTTATTTTGAAGCAGTTCTACAAAGGGTTCCAGTACAAAGCAATGATAACACTGAACATTAATGCTAATAATTTAATTAGCCGTGTAGAAGAAGTTGTTAATAGTGCCAAAGAACTTTCACGACCTACAGTCTTGCAAGAAATAGCAAAAGCTGTGTTTACAATAACAGGTGAAAGATTTGCACTTGCAGTAGATAGGTTTGCTGTACAAAACCCAAAAAGAATGCATCACGTTTATGAATGGGGCGGATTAGGTAATCCAAACGCTAGACTTTTTGTTATTGAAAGAGCAAGTATTTTAAATGGCGTTTTAGATATAAACACAAATTTTAATTTATCTAGGGTTCCTGTACCAGTAAACCCAGAGCTTCAAATTCCTGGACCCACAGGAAAATCTGTTACATCACAAAGTGTATTTAGATATAAAGCTCAAGTTATGGAAGAAGGAAGACCAGTAACTATTCAATCTAGTAAAATTTTAACATTTTTGGGATCAGAGGGACAAGTATTTATAAAGCCAGGAACTGTTATTACAATTAACAATCCAGGCGGTATGCAAACAAAAAACTCTTTTTACAACTTTATGGTTGAGTGGTATACAACAAATGCCGATTCAATTATGAATTCGTCAGGGTTATATGAGAAAATAGTTAATGATGTATCTTTAGCTTTGACTGCAAATAACAGGATAGGTGTTACGGGTGTTAGAAGCGTAGTTAAAGCAGTTTCAGAAGAATATTCTAAGGGAGTAACAGCAATCAAATGACAGCAGATTACACAAGAGTTGCGTCCTATGACGTAAGAAAAGCAATATTGCAAGAGTTAGTTAATGCTAAATTAATTAATTTAAATTCATATATTGCAGATGGATTTACTACGCCTTTAATCCCAATTATTCCTGCTCAACAGGTTCCAGAATTTAACAATTTGCTGCCAGCTAAAACATACATTATTTATGATGTTATTCAAAAAAGTCGGGGAGTTCAATGGTGGATCTCTGAAGAATCTATGACCCTAGAGATAACATCTACCTCATCAGAAGAAGTCCAAACAATTATTAACTTTTTAATTGATTTAGTTCGTAGATATGATCTTTCTGCAAAAGATATTAATTTAGAGGTAAACCCAACAAGTCCATTTACCTTTCTATGGTTTCATCTTGAATCAGCTGACCCAATCCAACCATTTCAAACAGAAGGTGGATTTATGACTGGAATGCTAACATTTCATTACGCTTATACTCGTCAAACCGATCCTCTTACTGGCAGATATATCTAAAGTTTGTTTTATATCTAATTAATGCTATGATTAATCCCGAGGAAGTAAATTGTCATCTTTGTTAATTTTAAAATAAATAAGGTGGTGAAATAAATAAATGGCTACAAGTACTAGAAACGTTATCGTCGGTGCAGCAAACCTATACATCTCTAACAAGAATGGTGCAAACCGACCACTAACAACACCAAGTTACATTTCAAGCAATATTGTTGCAGCAGGCTCTTCAGCTAATGCTCAACTTAATGCAGGATCAGATTTTCGTCAAGTAGGTTTTACATCTGCTGGACTTGAAGTTTCATACGAACCAGTATACGGTGAAATTTTGGTTGACCAGCTTCTTGATGCAGCTCGTCTATTCAAGCAAACTCTCAAGGTTATGCTTAAGACAGAACTTGCAGAAGGAACTCTTGAAAATCTTAACGTCTCATGGGGACAATCAGATTATGTTACAACTTCAGCAGGTTCAACAGTTTATACTTTGAACAATACAGGTTCATCTACAGCAACCCTTAACTTAGTTGCAGGTGCAGTAGGAGATACTCCTGTTGAGCGTACAGTTGTTTTCGTAGGTTCTGCCTCACGTCAAATCGGATCACAATACGATCCATCACAGTCTGCAGGTGCAGGTGGATCAACAGGTCTTCCACATACCTCAGATCTTAAGCAAAAAGAGCGTGTTTACATTGCTCGTCGTGTTGTTCAAATTGATACAACAATGCATGCTTTAAAGCGTGATGCTGCTACTGTATTCCCAATCAACTTCCGTTGTCTCCCAGATGATGCTGACGCATCATACGCAGGTGCAGAATACGGCGTTGTAATTGACCGAGTATACGGCACAATCTAAATATAACTTAATATACAACTTAATATAAAATTTCAAGCCCCGTCAGAAATGGCGGGGTCTTGAATTTGTTTATACTGATTTTATTGGTATAATTTAACTAACAAACAGAGGAGCTATTAATTGGCAACAACAGTATATGATGTAGTAGAAATTGAATTAGCTGATGGTACAACGATTACCCTCAAGCCATTACCTATTAAACAATTAAGAAAATTTATGACTATTATACAAGGCATGGACGCAGATAACGCTTCAGAACAAGAAGCAATGGATTTCTTTATTAAAGGAGCCATGGTTTGCTTGGAAACAACACGACCAGAACTTGCTTCAGATAAAGATAAATTTGAAGAGTTAATTGAAGTTCCTACTATGATGAAAATTCTTGAAGTTGCAGGCGGTCTAAAGCTCACAGACCCAAACCTTCTGGGAGCAGCTCTAGTTGGGACGAACTAGATCTTCGCTCCTTAGAGTCCGAAGTTTTCTTGCTTGGTCATTGGAAAAACTTTGACGAGCTAGAAAGTAATTTGTCTCTTGAAGAACTTACAGCTTTGCTAGAAGTTCAAAGGAAACAGGTTAACGAACACAGAAAATTCCTTGCAGCAATTCAAGGAATTGACCTTGATGCAGAAGATGAAGAAGCACCAGATATTACAATGAACTCTGGTTATCATGCAACAGAGGAAGGGTTCGGAGCAGGAGAAGGTTTAGCATTTATGCAATTTGGGGGTGAGTAATGTCTGCTAATATTGAATTAAATATAGTTGGACTTGGCGATTTTAGCGATATTAACGCTAAACTTACTGCACTTAAAACACAAGTTGCTGCATTACAAAAATCACTTGCAGGTACTTCTCTTACATCAGATCTTAGCAATCAATTAAATAATTTAAATACTAATTTTAAAAATGCCATGGTTGCCTCTGGGCAATTTACAGAGCAAACTGTTAAATTAAAAACAGAAACAGATAATTTTGGTAATGCTTTAACAACAGGAAAATTAAAGCTTACTGATTATTTTAATATTATTAAAAACCAATCTAGCCAAGCAGTAACATCAATGAAGGCTTTGGCCGTAGAACAAACAAAATTACAAAATTCAATAATCATGCAACAGCCTGGCAAACAAGGCGTTTTTTCAGTTTATACGCCCACACAAATTAATGCAGTTGCTGATGCTACTAAAATAGCAGCTAATTATCAAAATTTATATAACATTGCTGTTGATAAAGGAACTCAGTCTCTTATTAACTGGGGTAAAAATACGCAGTGGGCGGGTCGTCAATTAACTGTAGGTATGTCTGTACCATTGACAATATTTGCATCTAATGCAGTTAAGGCTTTTGATGCTACAAATGGTGCATTAACTCAATTACAAAAAGTATACGGAGAAGGATTAACTCCTCCAAGCCAAAATTCAATTGATCAAATTTCTAACCAAGTTTTGGATCTTGGAAGAAAAATGGCTGCTACAACAGGTATTGCTCAAGAATTTACAATAGGCGTTGCCTCATCATTTGCTGCTATGGGCAAAATGGGTTCTGATCTTACTACAGCCACAGAACAAACAGTAAGACTTGCAAAACTTGGAAACCTAACACAAGATGTAGCAACACGTGGTGTTATTGGTCTTTCAAATGTTTATAAATTAAATCAAACTCAACTTGCTGATGCTGTTAACTATTTTGCATCTATTCAGAAGCAAACATCTCTTTCTATGACTGACTTAATTGAATCAGAAAGTAAAGTTGGTCCAATTATTGATCAGCTTGGAGGAAGCTATAAAGATACTGCTGTTATGATTCTTGCCATGAAAGAAGCAGGTGTTCCTGCAGCACAAGCTGCTAACGCACTTAAATCTGCATTCGCATCTATTATTGCTCCAACTTCTGCAGCAACAAAGGAGTTTGCAAAATTTGGTATTAATGTAAGTGCTTTAAAAAATGCAGGCGGTCCAGTTCAAATGATTGAAGCTTTACAAGCATCATTAAAAAATCTTTCTCCACTTGTTAGAGAACAACTAATTGAAAAATTATTTGGTAAATATCAATTCTCAAGAATTTCAGCATTGCTTGAAAACTTTAATAGAACAGGCTCTCAAACTGCCAATGCTATTAAAGTCGCTGGTGCAACATCTTCTGCACTTCAAGATCTTGCAAACCAAGAAATGAAGCAAGCGACATCATCACCAACAGCCCAGTGGCAAATTGCACTTAATACTTTTAAGGCAGATTTATACCCAGTTGGTCAACAAATTGTTAAAATTGGAACAGTATTGCTTAATTTTGCAAATAAAATTTCTAAAGTATTTGAAGGACTTCCAGGTCCACTAAAGATGTTGTTTGGCATTTTAGCAGCAGGTGTTGCACTCTCTGGTCCAGTTATCATGCTTACTGGTTTAATGGCTAACTTTGCTGGTTATGTTTTAAAAGGTGGTTTTGCACTTAAAAATTTAATTACAGGAACAAAAAGCCTTAAAGAATATTTAACTCCAGAATTAATTGCATCTAAGAATGCAGCACAATTATTCCAAGATAAAATGTTGGGCGATGCAGATGCAGCAACAGTATTAGATAGAGCAGTTCAAGATTTAACTAAGAGTCTTACAGAAATGGTAGCAGCGATGAACGCTGGTGCACCTGGTGGGATTCCTTCTGTTGCTGGAATAGCAAATGGTTTGGGAATGAAAGAACAAGGATTAGAAAGATCTCACTTAGTAACCGCATTTGAACCAGGTTCTGCTGGGGCACAAGCAGCCATGGCAATGTTTGGCCCAGAAGTTCAAGCTAGATTTGCACCTTATATTAGTGGAGTTTCTAATTTAATTGCAGAGCTGCCTTCTGGCATAAACCAAGCACTTAAAGAAGGTGGAGTTGAAATTGATAAATTTATTGCACAATGGAACTCCCGCACAAACAAAACATTATTTTCAGTTGGTCAAGGCGGAGCAAATATAACAGATCCAGTAATTGTTGCAGCAACAAATAATTTAGAAAAACAAATTGGTGCTAGAGCAGTTGAGATTGCAACAGCTACAGAAGAACAAAAAGTTACTGACGGAATTCTTAGCCAAGCAACAACGGAAGTTATTGCTGCAAATAAAGAGTTAGCAACAGCAGAAGGTCAAGTTGCTAGAGCTATGGCCGTAGCTGCAACTCAAATTGGTCAAGCAAGATTACAAATTCCAACATCAGTAATTAATGAAGGTCTTGCAAGCGGTGAACTTACAATGGGTAATGGTTCACAAGTTATGTACGCAGGCGAAGATGTTGCAAGAAAAAGTGGTAATAAGGTTAGAACAGTAAATAGAAACCCTACATTAAAAGAAAATGGTTATTCTCCATATGCAAGAAGTGCTTCTTATAGTGCATCAGTAGATGAAGCTACTGCAGCAGCAGGTCAAGCAATTGCGGTAAATGTTGCAAAAAATGCAGAAACTTCAATAGCCAAGGGTGCAGAAGAGACACTTGGATCAATGCCTATTGTAGAAGAAAAAGCAGCAACTGGAATTAAAGGCTTTTTGGGCAGAACATTATCTAAGGTTACAAGTGGTGGACCAGCTAGTGGCATAGGTTTATTTGGTGCTCAAATGGCTGCAAATGCTGTGTTACCATCAACTGGAGTAGGCGGAGCAGTAAAAAGCGGTATTGATGCAGCCACAACTGGAGCAATGATCGCTTCATTCATACCTGGCATGAGCTTAGGGGCGGGAGCTGGACTTGGATTAGCTGTAACAGGATTAGTTGATATATTTAAAAAAGCATCAGAAAGTGCAAGAATTAGTACAAATGCATTAACACAAAGTTTCCAAACAACAGCAGTCGCTAATCAAGCTTTTGGAATTAGCTTTAAGCCATTGTCAAGTTATGATTTTTCAAAAACCACAGACGGATTAGATAAGCATATTAAATCTGTTTCAGATAACAAAGCAGCAGTAGATGCTTTAACCCAAGCATATTTAAATGCTTCAGATCAAATGACAAAAGATTATATTAAAAACTTAGGAAGCCAAGATGCAAATGGCGTTAAATTTGAAATGCAAAAAAGATATAGTTCTGATATTGCTGCAGGATATACTCAATCTCAAGCTTTACAAAATGCCAATTCCTTAATGTTAGCTGCAGGAACATCCCCAATTGTTATTGCTCAAACAAATGCAGCATTAAAAAATATAGGTGCAGATGCGGGAACTGCGTTTATTAGCCAAATAGGTTTAGCACAACAACAATATGCTAAAGGTATTGGAGTAAGATCAACATCTATTCCTTCAGGAGTTAGAGGCGGAGCTAGTGATGCTTTTGCAAAAGGTATTGCTAATGCAGGATCAGGACAAAAAGCAGGAGATGCGGGATTCCAACAAACTCAAGCAGCGGTAGACGGACTTGTTTCTAGCTTAAATAATTTAGCTAATAGTGGTGCAAAAAATGTTACAAACGTTATTACTCAAATGTCAGGTGCAAATAAAGATTTAGCTTTAAAAACAATTAATACTGATCAAGTTTACCAAGCTTTTGCAAACAACTTAAATAAACAAGCTCCAGGACTTTCTGTTTATACAGATAAGCTTAGAAAAGGAAATGGAACGACTTTAGATTTAATTAAAGCTGGGGCATTATTAACAAGCTCACTTGTTACTCAAGATCAAGTAGCAGCAGCTTTAGCAAAAGGAGATTCTGGAATTACTGATCTTTATAACAAATATAAAGATGCAATTGCAATTGCACAGTCTGCAGCTAATGGAGGATCTACACCACCTCCAGGAAGCAGTTCAAGTACACCAACATCATTTACACCGTCTTCCGCTCAAACGGCAATTAAAAAAGTTCTTGAAGCAAGAGTAAGAGATGAAAATATTGTTACTAAAGGTCTAAACGAACAACTTAAAATTTATAAACAACAAGCTACAGAAGCTCAAAGAATTCTTGATTATGAAAATAAACGTTTTAGTTTAATGCAAGATCAAAAAACTGCTTTAATGAGTGGTAATTATTTGGGAGCTGCTGAAGCAGGTCAAGCAGCAACAGCATTAGGTATTGATTTTGCTACAACTACAAAAGAAAATCAAATGCAAAATACTATTGATAGCATTCAATTAAGGGCAGATCAATTCTCACAAGCTCTTGCTGATTTAAATGATGCTATTGCTAATCAAAGCCACAACATTGATTCTTCAGTATCTAAAACTGCTAATCTTGCTAGACTTGCAAGTAATGCATCAGGAACTGGTACAATTACTGTACAGAATAGTATTGCTATTAGCGGTTTAGATAACCCTGTATCAATTGCAGCAGCAGTTGCAAAGGGCGCACAGTCTGGAACATTAGATGCGATTGCAAAAGCTAAAACTCAAACAAATGGCATGGGCGTAAGTACTAAAAAACCACAAGCACCAACGGTACCACACGGAGCAAGCCAAAAAATTACTGGGGGGCTTGTTAAATGACATATTCGATTCCACAAGGAGTTCAAATATCACTAGGTTTTGACTCAAATGGCGTTGCTACAACAATACCTGAAAATATGGTTTGGTACAAGCTTTCAGATCATAATCGCCAACCAATTAATGTTACATATACTTTGGTTGAATCTACAGATAGAATGGCTAATGGAACATTAAGAAAATTTATTGTAGCCCGTAAATTTGTTATTAAAATTGAATGGAAAGACTTTCCAACACAAGATTCAAATCTTGTAGACTACAGTAGCGGATCCTATGGTGCTGCGTGGTTAAAAGCTTTTTATGAAGGTAATTCATTTAATCCAATTTATGTTAAATTAATGTATGCTCTTGATACACCGCAAACAAATTCAATTCCGCTTGCAAATAGTTATGTTGATTCTAAAGGTACAACAGGTCAAGTTTATAATGCATTTATGACAACATTTACATATGATGTCACAAAAAGAAGGTCAGGGTTTGACTACGTAAATCTAACAGCGGAATTTACGGAGATCTAATGCTATCTAATGTCAACTCAAATATTTTTTTAAACTCAAATTCTATTGAACTTCAGCCAGTAATTTCTGCTGAATGGAATCATAATTTATTTAATGCTCCATACATTACTGTAGCGGGTAGCGGTACTCCTGTTAATCCAACACTTCAATCAGGATCAATTACAACAGGAGGGATTGACAGCCAGCTTCCTGGGTTTAGTGTAAATAGTTTTACACTAGCTGCAGGAAATAGAACAGCTTCGGGCAATGTAGTATATACAGCTTCAGGTTTAAGCTCTCCAGCTTATAAAGTTGTTATTTATTTTAAAACTAATAATAATTTACCAATATCAATTAATGGGTATGGAAAAGGTCAGTCAAATACACAGTACGGTTCATCATATATAGAAACAAATTCATACGGATGGACAAAGCTTGAAACATATATTGGTGGCTATAATTCATCAGATACTATTACAACGCTTAACTATACAATTTCTGCTAACTCTTTAAACTCGGATTCTACAGCAACAACCGTTTACTTTACTCCTCCGCAATTTTTTGCAACAACATTTTTTGACTATCAGTATCACTCGCTATGGCCAACAGATAGTGCATTTACTTATTTTAGACCAGGCGAATCTTATGTAACAACTGGTAATTCAAATGCTCCAGTGCCTTCTACTTTTAGAAAAATTAATCGTTCATCTAATATTTTGAATGGATATGCAGGATCAGCATATTCACCTGTAAGTGCAATATCTCAATCACCATCATTTACAATGGCAAAACAGCCAGTTCCTTTGTACAAAAATTCATTGCCAAACGAAATGGCAACATATAAATATTTTGTTTCTGATACATCAAGCCAACAAATAGCTGCATTGTATTCGCAAAATATTAATGTAAATAAAATTGTAATTAAATTTAATACATTGATGAGTTACCCTCAATTTTCTTTATATATTAATGGCTCTGCAGTCATAGTAGACGGATCAACAACAATTACTCCTGTAGCAAATGCAGACGGGTATATAAATGGCGTAGTCACCCTGTACTGGAATGGGTCTGCTTGGACCAAAACTCGTTGGACTACTATGCCAAAGTTTAATTCATCAGGTGCCTTAACAACATACACTACAGTTAACTGGATCTCTGTTCAACAACTTTCGTCAACTGCAACAACAGATTTTTCAGGATATAGTAATTCAAACTTTACTTCTGATTTATCAAGAATGCAATTAATTGAGGTTTCTCCAAGATTAGAGATTGATTTAACAGATTTTGTAAAAGATGTTACAATTAATAAATCTTTAGATTCTAAAAACAATTTTGTGCCAATTTCTTCAATTAACGCAGATGACGCCACAATTAATCTTTCTGCTATTCCAATTGCTTTAAGTAATGGTTTTGTACCTATTTTTTCAAGTCAAAGTAATTTGTCTACAAATGTATTATCTAACATGCTTAGAAAAAATATTAAGTTTTATACTGGTTGGACATTAAAATCTTATTTTGATTCTACTGCAAACAACTTTGTTCAACCAAATGGATCAACAGGCACATATATCCCTGGGGGAGTATTTTATTCAGATTCTTGGGATGAAACAGATATTAAAGATGTTAAAATCACCGCTTATGATATTACCAGATATCTTCAAACAACCCCCGTATCCGACTACGCTGCCAATTTAAAGCCAGTATTTGATGTTATATCAAACATATTAGAGCTATCTGGATTTAGCGATTATGATGCTGACTCACTATATGATGTTTGTAGCGATTATACGACCCCACTTGATCTTTCCTATTTTTATGCAAACGGGCGGGATTCAACAATAGTAGATGTACTATCAGAGATATTCTTAGCATATCAAATTGGTGCATATATTGATGAATATGGCATTATGAGATTTAAAAGCCTTTCACAAATTCTTAATACTAAAAGCTCAAATATTACTATATCTGATTCATCAATTTTACAAGGTGGATATACAGTTCTAAATAAAGCAAAGCCTGGAAAACTTTCTTTAAGATATCAAGTTCCAAAAATTAAACAAACATTGGCCATGCAAAATGCAACTGATCCAAGTGCTAGAAATAGTCCTTCATATGTTTTAACAACATCAAATGACATTATGTGGTCACAAGAAACGGCAGACTCTGTAGGATTTAATTATTTATATTCTAATATGGCAGAAACAGATAATGCTTACACAATTAATACAAACGATCTTCTTGATTTATTCCATACATTTACTTTAAGCAATAATGGCTATGCGGTAATTGAGGATGAACTTGTATCATTTGTATATAAAGAATATAAATTATCTCAATATTCCAATCAATCAAACTCTACATATGTTTCTGTTAAAAATGATATAGAGTTAAATGCAGAAGTAAATCGTTTTATTAAAAAATATTCTGTTGGACTTTTATCCTCAAATTATTCTCAAATTACAGGTGCTTCTGGGAACGGTTCAACTATTACATTTACTGCAAATAATTCTTTTCAAACAGGACAAAAAGTTTCTGTTGTAGGTGTTATTCCCGCAGGATACAATGGCACGGGTAAAATTTTATCTGCAACATCTTCAACATTTACAGTAAGCGGTGTAACCACCAGTTCTTATGTTTCTGGGGGGCAAGCCACAGTATCCTCAGACTACGATATATTGGTTCAACCAACGGGTAGAGTAACAAATGTACAAAGAGGTTTATTTGGTACAGTTCCTAAAGCACATTCTCTTGCATCATCAGCAAGTTCAAAAGGTTTACTAGAAGCATCAATTAATTCAAGTAACGTCATGTCTACTGGAACAACAAGAACTTCAGTTGTTACAGCAACAGCACCTCTTCCCACTATAACTAAACTTGCAGTATCTGCTCCATCAGCTACAAAATGTTTGGTATACCCATCTCAACAAGATGTTGGTTACCACACATATTCCGTTAAGTTTGATTTAACAAACCAGCAAATGGCAACTGCAGGACTGTTTTTTAACAATAACGGATCAACATCTGACGGATATTTTGTTGAGTTGGTACAATTTAATACCATTAACAATAAAACAGCAGGACCATTCTATACTGTATATAACCCTCCTGTATATACATATTTAATTTCTATCTCAAAGATTATTTCAGGAACTTTAACCCAGATCGCCTGGGCTGATGTAACAGGAACAGTTAACAATCTTATTTTAAATAATCAACAAGTTTTTTCAAAACAAACAAGTTCTAAAGGAGCTGTAAGTTATACAACTGTATCTGATAATGTATTTAATTTAAGAGTAGTACATTGGACTTCAGACGGAACAGATGCTACAAACTCAACAGGAGAAGACAGCGGTCAATTAATTAAAGTATTTTTAAATAATTGTTTAGTAACAGGGTTTCAAGTTCCTGCTACAGTAACTACCCCCTTACTTACACCAAACTGGAAAGCCACAGATAAAAACTCATCTACTGGCTTAAGAAAAAATGTTGTATTAAGCTCAACAGGATTTAACACAACTAATAAATATTTTGGTTTTTGCACATCAACATACCCATTTGGTATTGCAGGAAGTCAAACCGTATCTGGGGGCGTTTCTTCAACTGTAGTTCCTGCAAACTTAAGAGAAATTTATGCTAACGAAAAAATTCTTTGGGAGCGTAGTGTAAATTATTGGTATCAAGATAGAGAATTTTTAAATGCAATCGTCCAAAAAGAAAATATTTTTAATAAATATAGAAGTTATATAATGCAAACAAATCCAGAGATTGTGGGTGTTAATGTTTATGATCTTCAATATTCTAATCCTGCAGCAGTAACATCAGATAGTTATTGGGGAGGTTATTTATTACAGTACTACCCTGGAACAGAAGTTTATGATCAAGCATATAAGCAACAACAAGTTATTGATGAATATGGGTTGTCTTTTTCAACAGTTTTAAATACAGGTTTTAGAGCAAAAATGGCTATAACAAACAATAAAAATCAAATGATTTATTTAGCTCATAAGCCAGACTCAAACATTAATGTTGATTCAAGATTTACTATTTGGACTCATGAAATTGTTGGTCCCGCTGACCCTCAAGTTTTACAGGTTGTAACTGATCCGTCAAATGCTACAGAAGTTGCACAGGTAGACTCTTCATGGATTCAATCTGCCGAATCAGCTAATAAACTTATATCATTAATGGCTAAAGGATTTGACGGGTTTGCAAAAGATACAACTATACAATTATTTGGCAACCCTTTAATTCAAGTAGGAGATGTTATAACAATTAATTATTCTTTGTCTAAAATTAATCAACAAAAATATGCCGTACATTCAGTTTCCCAAGCATTTAATCAGGGACTTAAAACCACATTAGTCCTTAATCAAATTGACAAGGGGGTATCTTACTAAAATGGCTCAAAAATGGTATAATTTATATATAAATAAGAAGAGGTTAATAAATGGCGTATATTAAGATTTCAGATCCAAATATCATTGATTTGGCTGCCTGGCACCAAGTTATTAATGTTGTAAATCAACATAGCGATAGTCTTGCATCTATTACTAATAATTTTGGCATAACCAGTTCCATTACGTGGTCAGCAACACAATACGCACATCAGTACGACCCTGCCTCACAAGCTATTATTTTTGGTCGTGCATCATCTTATACACCAGACAACTCCAATACACCTACGGTTTATTATGGGTCTGTTACTTTTGCTGATTCAAACACAGGAACAAATTCTTTTTCTGATACCCCTATTGTAACTGCAACAATTTTTACAGGAAACCCCCCAAGCGGAGTAGTGGGCACTACACTAGATGACCTTGTTATTCAAGTTTATAACGTAAATGCAACAGGATTTTATTATAGACTTTATAGAACTGGAACAGCAAAACTTGTCACTGGAACCGTTTATATTAATTGGATGGCAATCGGTCCAAGATCATCATAGTGGGAGGGATAAATGCAGTCAACGCCAAAATCTGATAATGCAGCTCCTAAAAAGCCAACGCTTTTTATTCCTGCAGGTGACCCACGTTTAAAAACACCACTTGCTTTAGCAAATGCTTTTTCAAAAAGTAATGCTGAAATTCAAACTTTAAATAATTTTAATTTACAATCTATTTCATTAAGTGCATTATCGTCTTCAGCATCTGCAAGTATAAATTTGCCTTCAAGCCCTGGCAGCGGTAATAGCGGTGGTGGGGGAAATGTAACTCAAGCAAATGCTCCATTACAAGTAACAAATCTTACAGCTAATTACTCTGGAGATAACATTGTTACAACTTTTACATTTGATACAACAGACTTAGCAAACTATTATTTTTCTTCATTTATTATTCAAGTTTATAACCCAAACACAAGCTCATGGATTCCGCTACAAACTTTTTCTCCAGAGTCTTTAAATAAATCAAGTTCTTCTCAATCTTTAACAATTAATCCTTCGCAGCTTTCTTATACAGGACTTTCAAACCTTACTATATTTACCCAAATTGAAATTGCAACTTTTGCAGCACAATTTACAAATGGATATGTTCAGTCTAATACTTTTTCATATGTCTGTGATCTTCCAGCACCAGTTATTACAGTATCTCATTCAGTCGCTTCTTATACAGTAACAATTACAAATTTTGCAACTTTACAAACATATTCGGATTTTTATGATGTAATAATTCAAGAATTTATTAGTAATGATACTTTGTCTCAAGTTCAAGCAGAGGATACTGCAAAAACATCAATTTGGAATCAAGCAGGTCCTTACACAATAACTAATACAGAAACAATTTTGGCAGCAGACGGAAATCATCGTTGGGTTCGTGCTTATGCACAATCAAAATCTGGTGGGCAATCTCCAGCATCAAATTATGTTGATGTTACTCCAGATGCTTTAAACCCAAGTAATTTAACTGCACCAAATAACGTAACATCTGCAACCGCTGCATGGAGTGGTAATAATGTTGTAATTACATTTGCACAAGCATCTAGTAATCCTGGGTCAAATATAAATGTAAGTCTTGTCCCAGTTATTAATGGTAATGCAAGTACAACTATTTTTGGTGTATTTACTAAACCTTTGGTTTCTGGGGCAACTACTTTTACAATTAATCAACAACAACTGTTAGGGTATTTTGGGCAATATTACATTTCTTTTCAAGCTCACGTATATACAACTTCTCAACAAAATGTTCCAAGTACTACAACAATAGATATTGCTACATTCTCACAAACAAATACTTTGGCGGGAGTAACTCCAACAGCATCAATAGTTAATACTGTAGATGGATATGGAGTTAATTTTAGCTTAGGTACAACAGGTGCCGATTATGGAGAAGTTTATCAATTTTATCAAAATCCAACATTTTTAATTTCTGTTTTAGATCCACCAGATTACATAGATGCCACATACGTATCTGGATCAGGTACAAGCACACTTGTGGTAAATAATTTAACTTATGAAGGTGGCGGAATGTCAATACCTTCAGCAACAGATCCAACTCAATATTTTGGTTATCAAATTACTGGCTCTAATTTGCCATCAAGTGCAAACGTTTTTGTATCCGCAATTACTTATAATTCTGGAACACAACAATATAGTTTAAGTCTTTCATATTATAATTCAAGCGGTACATTAACTCCATACTTTCTTTCCTCCGCAACTGGAAACTATCATATGCAATCTTTGGTATATTCAGGAGTTGGACCAGCTTCTGTTTATAATACTCTTTACACTAACTCTTTATACATAGTTGTAGCTTATTATACATACGGCGGATTTAGAACTAATAACTCTTACCCAACATATTCTTATATAGCAAATCCAATTAATCCTGCACAAAGCGTTATTTCTAATTCTGTTCAAATTGGCTCAGGTGGTGCAATTTATGTAGGTGCATCAGCAACAACAGGGTCAAGAATAGTTTTAGGACCTTCAGGTAATAAAGGTCCTGACGGTTCATCTGCTTATTCAGGAATATTTGCATTTGACTACGGATCAGCATCAAGCACTGCAGCAAGCACAGCAATTATTACAAATCCAGGTGCAAGCGGTTATACTTTTGAAACAACAAATGCAAAAATTGCAGATTGGGTAATTGGATCAAGTTCAATTCAAAATACTTTAAATTCAGCATCTAATTATGTTGGAATGTCTGCAACGGGCACGTATTCGTTTTGGGCGGGATCATCAACAAGTGGTGGAGACGCTCTTGCAAACTTTTCAGTAACTCCTCAAGGTGCTGTTGTAGCAAGAAAAATTAGTATTTATGGTACGGGAATATCTACCGACACCCTTATAAGTGCAGGATCAGGAACATTTACAGTTAAAGGTGATGGATCGGTAACTGCTTCAAATGCAACAATAACTGGTACTTTAAATGTAAGCTTGCCTTCAACATTTGATTCTAATATTAATATGACTTCAAATGGAATTTTTTCAGCATTTGGAACGCTTGCAGATGGAACAACAGCAGCAACACAAACAACAGGATCAAGTGTTCAGATTCGTGGCGGAGGATTTACAGATCAATTAAGTCGTTCAATATATGGTGGACTTTTTGCTTATGATACATCACACAATATTACAACATGGATTGTATCTAAACCAATTCCATTTACTTTAAATGGAAGAACAACTGGCTTTACATTTCAAACAAATGCAGCACTTTTAGGAACGTCAGAAGGCACGGGATGGATTGTTCAAGATTCAACAATACAATCAGGTAATGGAAAAATTACTTTAGATGCAAGTGCAAAAACAATTAATGTTCTTGCAGGAGATAATAATGGATACGGCGTTACATTAAGTGCTGCTGCTACAGCAGCAGGCGGTACAGGAGGAATACCAACAGGTTATGCAATTCAAGCAGGACTAACAGGTAATCCAAACTTTACAGTAGATCATAAAGGAACTCTTACCGCAACGGGTGCAATAATTAATGGTGTTTTAAAATCTAGTGCGTCAGCAACAGGATCAACCACCTCATCTCTGCCAGGTTATTATTTTAATAATGCTGATGGCTCATTTATTTTAGGTGAAGCAAATACTTATATTCAATATGCAGGAAGTGGAAATCCAATTTATATGACCACAACTATTCCATCAGGGTATTATGTAGGTTCAGATGGAAATTATCATAGTCAACCACAAACACAAACATTATCTTTAAGTCAAAGCGGTCTTCATATTAATGGTTTAAGCGTGTACGGAGATGATACAAGACTTTCAAGCATTTCAAGTTCTTATTCTCCATTTACAAGAGTTATTCAGTATGCACCACAAAATCAAACTTACGGAAACACTCAAATGATTGGTGGAGATGCGGTAACTGGATTTGCTGTATATTATGGAAATCATTCACCTGTAGGTTCTACTGGCACAGGTTTTAGTGGAGATTTTTGGGTACAAATTTAAATGGGCATGTTTGTAAAACAGGGAAGCACCTGGAAGCCATTAACTAATCTTTTTGTTAAACAAGGAACTGTTTGGAAAGTTGTAAAATATGCTTATGTAAAAATAGGCTCAGTATGGACATTATTTTGGCCAAAAGCTGGTCCTTATACAACAACGGCACCTTATATATCATTAGATTCTGCAGGCAATAACCAACCTTCTGGCTACACCTTAAATACTGGTAGTACAGTTTATTTACAAAAAGGAACATGGAATAGAAACGGCTATACAATATCTTCATACTCTTACACATTTGGAACAAGCAGCAACTCAACGCCTGGAACTGGTGGTACTACAACATATGATTCGGGAAGTTTAATAAATTATGCACAAGAAACTTTAACTAGTTCAATATATGACGGACTATATGTTGTTGGAACAATTACTGCAAATACCACAACAACTGGGGTAACTGGATCAGATAGTACAGATTCAAATAATTACAGGTATTTTGTATGTAGAAAATATCCTCCTACAGAAGCTTA